CTCACCCCCTCTTTAAAGGCCTCCGATTTCTGGCGAAAATCCAAACTTCGATTCTTGCAGTCCACCTTTCGGCGTCGTGACGGGGCAAAACCGTGTTAGACCCCACCCCAAACATTGGCCCAACCTGTTTGGGTTTACGCCCCGGCGCACCGAGTTTTCGGCGCTGTTGCAGGCGTTTGCGGAAGTCAAACACATCCGGGCCAGAAGGGGCCGCTGTGCAAGATCGTTCTGCCATCTGGGGAAAGTCGTCTAGGACCAAAGTCCTACGCCGCCACCGCCGTCAACCCGGGTTGACAGAATTGTGACCGTGGACACACTGACGTCTGACGTCTCCGACCCACTAAGGTGACCCTAAGTTGACCGGCGGTCGGGAGCGCTGTTGAATCGTCAACGACCACCAGTCTGGGCACCGGCCGGCCGTCTGCCGGATGAACACCGAACGCTTCCTGGACGCCCGCTGTGTGAATCTTGTGCAGGCAGACCCCTCCGGGCCCGCGCCGGGTGGGCACCCGGTACCTGTGACCCCGCTCACTACTTTGGGGGCGTCTGACGGGGGTCATCTTGTAGGAAGTCTACAAAGACGGTGGGGCCCGCCGGCCCCGGGCACCATAGGGGCAGCCGCCGGCGACCGGCCGGCGGGAGTGCTCGACAGAAGGAGAGAAGATGAGTGACATCAAGACCGGCGACGACGTCGTCTACCAGGACGACAGCGGCCAGAGCCGTCTGGCGAAGGTCGTCGCCGTGGAGGGGGAGGACGTTCTCCTGTCCACGGCCTTCGGGACCCAGTTCGTCCCCCTCAGCGCGTTGTCGCTGGATGCGGACATGGTCGCCCGCGTCCGCGTGAACGAGGCAGCGAACGCCCTGCGGTGGGCGGCCAACAGCAACTCCCTGAGCCGCGTGAAGTTGGGGGCCCAGGCCGTTGTCGCGGCCGCTGGCGACGACTCACCCGCGCCCAACCGGGACTCCCTCTTGAACATCCTGGGCGTGGTCGCCGCCCAGGGCGCTAACGACGATGTCCTGGTGGCTCTGAGTCGGCTCGTCGTCGGCGATGAGGGCGACCCCAAGCCGGCGCGCAAGACGGCACGAAAGCCGCGTAAGCAGTCGGCCAAGACCGGCGGACGCTCCTTCAACTCCACAGGGAAGTACGGCACGTCAGGTGGCAAGGAGGAGTCGTCGGAGCCGGTTGAGCCGGCCCCGGAGAAGGCTGAGGCCGAGCCCCCGGTGACCCAGGAGGAGCCTCCGGCGGAGGAGCCCGCCCCCGAGTTGGACGAGCCTGCGGAGGAGCCCGCTTCTCGGCAGTCGAAGCCCGTGAGTGTGGACCAGGGCTTCACGTTCGGCTGACCCGCCACCACAACCAGTAGCCACCCGTCTGCTCTCGGAAATGAACCGCCGAGACAGGCGGGTGGCAGCATGGAGGACATGATGAGGATCAAGACCGCAGCCATCGCCGCCGCCTGCGCACTGCTGCTGACCGCGTGCTCGACGACGGTTCCCGACGCGCCCCCTGGTCCGGCTCGGGAGAGCGCCGCGAGTGAGGCGCCCACGTACACCGAGTCCGAGGACGGATCCAGGTCCCTGGACGCGAGTGTCGGCGGCCGCGCCCGCATTCACCTGGAGAGTCAGCTGAACACCGACGTCACCGCCTTCATCTCCGTGTCCTGCTCGGACACCGTGGTCTCGTCCGTCAGGACGACGGTCTCCCCGGCAAGCCCGGAGGAGCTGACGGTCCCGTACACCGGAGACGGCTGTGAGACCGTGGTCATGAGCATCCCGGAGGGTGGCGCCTCCTGGACCATCGACAACGCCGGCGGCTGGGACGGCAAGGTCAGCCAGGTCCAGTCGGCGTCGGGCGAGGTCGAGGCCAACGTCAAGAACGCCCTGGCCGTCGTCGAGGTCCAGTCGGACGCCGGCACCGATGTCGTCGTCACTGGGCCCCAAGGTGAGCAGATCGCCCAGGGTCGCGCCGAGGCCGGTGTCCGCGCCCTGTCCTTCGACAACCTGGACGTGAACGGAAAGGTCACGGTCACGGCGTCCAGCGGCTCAGTGGGACGAGTCAGCATCACCGGGGAGGAGAGGTGAGGAGGATCAGCCGCCGGGCAATGGTCTCGGGGTCGCTGGTCGCGGCCATGACCACGGGGCTCGGCGTCGCCGCGCTGAGCGGCGCCGGCGGAAGCTCCACGCCGTCTGGACCTTATCCAAGAGGGTTCGAAGACGACGGCGCCGTCACCTACGGCAGCGGCAGCCGGGTCGTGGACATCTGGACCGACTTCTCCTGCTCGCACTGCGCACAGCTGACATGGGACAACCAGTCCGTCATCACCTCGCTCCTGGAGTCGAGGACCATCAGCCTGCGCATCCACCCCGTCAGCATCCTGGGGCAGAGGTGGACGCTCATGGCCGGTGGCCCCTGGGCCAAGGTCGTCTCCACCCAGAAGGACGCCTCACTCCGCTTCCACCTGGAGCTGTCCGGGTGGTTCCGCTCCGCGTGGCTCTCCGATGACGCCAGCCGTCTGACGGACGACGCCGTCTACGACCTGGCGACCAAGGCAGGAGTGCGCGACAAGAGCTTCAAGGACGCGCCCACGTCCTGGTACGAGTCTGCCGATCAAGCCTTCCGCTCCAAGGGGCTCACATCGGTCCCCGTGGTCATGGTCGATGGCAAGCAGGTCAGTCTCGAGCGGCTGGCGGCCGGATCCTTGAAGGACGTGCTTTGAGCCGCCTCGCCGAGCTCGTGCGCAGAGTCCTCCTCGGACCAGACCGCGGCGAGCGGCCGAGGGAGGTTTCGGACCCGAAGGAGTCCACTCTCGAAAGAGAGCCCGACCACGAAGGTAGGATCGGAGCATGAAAGAAACCATGCGCATCGCAGTCAAAGCCGTTCTCGGAGTGTCCCTGTCCTGCCTCCTGTTTGTGGTAGCGCAGACTCTCTTCGAGAGCATCTCGCACCTCCCGGCCGCCGTTGTCGCCCAGTACCTCACGAAGAGCCAGGCGACGAATCTGATGGCCACTCCACTTGTCCTCATCATCATGTCCATCGTGACCTTCGTGCTGACCGTCGTGTACGCAGCCGTCAAGGTCGCCCGGATGCGACGGGCCACCGGATCAAACGAGGAGTCCGGGCACCATGGGGAGGTAGCAAACAACTGACCCAAGGAGGTCCCATGTTCATCAAGATCGGGACCCGGGAGGTTGAGACCTCCCGGGTCCTTGTCACCGGTCCCTCAGGACCGGTCAAGGACAGTGTCCTGGCCGCCCTCGCCGAGGACGCGGACGGCGACTTCACCGTCGTCGACGTCCTGGAGGACGTCATCCGCGACCAGAAGAAGGTCTCCTCCCTTCGGGAGCGAGACGTCATCGCCTCGATCACCCGAACCGACGACACCACCACGAGCGACGTCGTCAAGGCGCTGGGGCGCGACTGGACCGTCATCGCCCTGGCCGGTACCCACGCCGGCGCCATGGCCCTGGGGGCCCTGCGGGTGCCCATGGGGGTCGGAGCCTCCAGCGCCATCGTCTCCCACCGCGGAGAGTCCTGGAGGGCCGAGCTGTGAGCCTCATGGACGTCTTCATGGTGGCGGTCCCTGTCACCGCGCTCCTGCTCGCGTCAGCGGTGCCCGTCTGGACGGAGAGTCTCCGGTCCGTGTCCGTCATCAAGGTCTCGATGCTCGCCACCGCCGTGCTGACCTGGTACGTCCTCATGTCCAGGCACCTGCCCACGCTCATGCCGTCCGGGTGGGAGCGCGGGGCCGGCCATGACGACCTGGTGGTGGCCGTGCGGCAGACGGGCTTCCTCGTCTCCGTCCTGCTGCTGGTGGTGGTCATCAGGTTCACAACCGGCAATGTCCACCAGATCGTCCGCAAGACCTACAGGAAGGCGCCGGCCCCCGGGACGGCGAGGAAGGCGGACGTTCCTACTGTCAGCCGTCGACCCGTGGTCAAGCCAGCCACCCCTGCATCCGCACCGAGGACGCGCCGCGAGCTCCGTGAGCTCGAGCGAACGGGTGAGATTCGAGCGGTGCGCGACTGAGGCGCCACCGCTGCACAACGGCCCCGGCCCCACCGAAGACGTGGGCCGGGGCCGTTCATGGTCGATACTGGTGACCAGGAAGCAGACCCACCACTCTCGAAGGAGACCCCGCCATGTCCATCCCTCTGGCAACCCTCGCCACCGTCCTGCTGGGATCAACCGCCCTGACCGGGGGCAGGGAGGGAAGGTCGGCCGCCATCATGCGGATGCTCCTGGCCGGGGGAGGGGCCAGCGCCGCCGTCGCCTCGGTCCCCGGCCTCCACGCATCCATGCCGACGACGACGCTGGGCTGGCTGGTCCTGGCCGGCGCCTCGTTCGCCATCTCCTCACTCATCAGGGACGCCATCAAGGCGGCCATCTGGCTCGTGATCGCCGTCGCCGGCGGCGTCGCCGCCTACATCTGGCTGACCACGGGCACCGAGGGCCTCCAGACCCAGATCAACAACCTCCTCACCTGACCCCCGGGCACCATGGGTCTATGACTGAGACCCCCACGCGCACCCCTGTCGAGGGCTACGTGGCCCTCCACGTCCACACGTCCGGGTCGCTCCTGGACGGCATCGGCCAGCCCGAGGACTACGTCGCCCGCGCCGTCGAGCTCGGACAGAGGGCTATGAGCGTCACCGACCACGGATCCCTCATCGCCGTCCCGGCCATGCGCAAGGCCTGTAAGAACGCCGGCATCAAGCCGATTCTCGGCCAGGAGTTCTACCTCGCGATCGGATCTCGGTTCGACCCTGGGGAGACCAGGGCTGACGCCTTGGGCGGCGAGGGTCAGAAGACGAAGTTCTACGAGCACATCACGCTCGTGGCGCAGACGCCGGCCGGCTGGCGCAACATCGTCAGGATGACGAATGAGTCCTGGAAGACGACGACCAGGAACAAGTACCCCCTCATCGACTACGAGCTCATGGACGAGTGCTCCGAGGGGGTCATCTGCCTGACCGGGTGTCTGGGTGGGCCTGTCCTCTCCCAGGCGGCCCGCGGTCGCATGGACCTGGCCGAGGAGAGGCTCCGCGACCTGGTGGACATCTTCACCCCCGAGCGCACCTTCGTCGAGGTCATGCACCATGGCATCCCCGAGGAGGACGCCGTCGTCTACGACGTCATGATGATGGCCGCCTCCAACGGTATCCGCTGCGTCGCCACCGCCGACTGCCACTACGTCCACCCTCAGCAGTCCGACGTGCATGAGGCCTGGCTCGCCAAGCAGCGACGGGTCAAGCTCGCCGACAAGGACCGCTGGACCTTCCACGGCTCGGGCTACTACCTCCAGAGCGAGGACGAGGTGCGCGCCCTGGACAAGTCCTCGGCCTGGCAGCAGGCGGTGAGCAACACGGCCGTCGTCGCCTCCATGATCGACGACGACGTCCTGCCCCCTCCCAAGATGCGTCTTCCTGTCCCGCCCGTCCCGGAGAGGTACTCCTCCAGCCCTGAGCCGAAGACGGCCTGGCTCATGGACCTGGTCCTGGAGGGGGCCAGGGAGAAGGGGTTGCTCAACCCCGACGGCTCCATGCCTCCGGAGGTCGCTGACCGCCTCAACTCCGAGCTCATCGTCTTCAGGCGCCTGAAAATGGTCGGCTACGCGCTCCTGGTGGGAGAGTTCATCAAGTGGGCCAAGTCGAGGGGCATCATCGTCGGGCCGGGGCGAGGGAGCGCGGCCGGCTCGCTGATCCTCTACTGCCTGGGCATCACCGGCGTCAACCCGCTGGAGGAGGGCACCCTCTTTGAGCGCTTCCTGGACCCAGAGCGCGAGGGTATGCCGGACGTTGACACCGACTTCGAGCGAGGCCGGCGCGATGAGGTCTACCGGCACCTGGTGGAGCTCTACGGCGACAGCAACGTCGTCCGCCTGGGCACCCTCCAGGTCTCCAAGACGAAGGCCTCGATCAAGACCGCCTGCTCCCAGCTGGGCATCTCCGACACCATGGCGAACAAGCTGACCAAGACGATCCCGGACGGGGTGTGCCTGGCCGACCTGGACGGTGAGGCCGGGGAGCAGTTCCGGATGGTGCTGGAGGCGATCGACTCCGATCTCCGATCGGTCATCGCCGTCGCCAGCGTGATGCAGGACAGGAAGCCGTCTGAGGCGGTGATACACCTGGCACGCAGCTTCGAGAGCGTACCCTTTGCGTGGTCAACCCACGCCTGCGGCGTCATCGTCAGCCCCGACGACCTCATGGACCTGGTCCCGATGCGGGTGGACAAGGACACCGGCGAGTGGGTGACCCAGTGGGACGGTCCTACCTGCGAGGCCATGGGGCTGGTCAAGATCGACCTGCTGGGCCTTCGCAACCTGGACGTCATCTCCCACACCTGCGCCTACGCCGGGATCGACCTGGACTCCATCCCGTCCGGCCGCGACGTGGACGAGAAGGACGCCGTCTGGCAGATGCTGGCTCGCGGTGACACCGCGAGCGTCTTCCAGCTCGAGAGCGGGGGGATGGCCGACCTGTGCACCCGCCTGTCCCCGCGCAGCCCCGACGACCTCACGGCGCTGGGCGCCCTGTACCGGCCCGGACCCATGGGAACGGGGATGCACCTGGAGTACGCCGACCGGCGCAACGGGCGCGAGCGGGTCTCCTACAGCTCCTACACCTCGGACCCCAGGGAGATCGAGGTGCTCGACTCCGTGCTCGGCCCCACCTACGGGGTGGCCGCGTACCAGGAGACCCTGATGAAGCTCGGGGGCGTGGTCGCCGGGTTCAGCGCCTCGGACACAAACCTGCTGCGCAAGGCGGTCGCCAAGAAGAAGGCCGACCTCATCGCCAAGACCGGCAAGGCCTTCGTCGAGGGGGCGGTCAAGGACGTGGACAGCAGAGGAAACCCCAAGGTCGCCTTCTCCAGGGAGACGGTCATGCGCCTGTGGGCCGCGATCGAGTCGGCCGGAAGGTACGCATTCAACCTGAGCCACGCCGTCGCCTACGGTCGGATCACCTTCACGACCGCCTGGCTGAAGGCCCACTACCCCGCGGCCTACGGCGCCGGCACCCTGGCCGAGACCGACGACGAGGCCCGACGTGGGGCCGTGATGCGGTGGCTTTCTACCCGAGGGGTGCAGGTCCTGGCGCCGGACGTCAACCGGGGCCAGGCGGACACCTCCGTCCCCGACGAGAGCACGATCATCCTCGGCCTGGGGGAGATCAAGGACGTGGGGGCGCCGGCGGCGGGCATCGTCGCCGCCCGCCCCGAGGGCGGCTACACCTCGGTGGCGCACCTGTGTGCCTGCTACCGCGAGCACACGGGGTCGAAGATGCCGGCGCGCGCCCTGGAGGCCATGGCCAAGGCCGGGGCCCTGGACGCCTTCGGCCCGAGGGCCGCGATAGTGGCCTGTGCCCGCGCCCTGGCCGCCGGCGACGACCCCGAGCTCCCCGGCATCGAGTACGACCCCTACACGCGAGCCCTGGTCCAGCGCAGCGTCCTGGGGACGGCCACCGGCCAGGACGTCATGTCCCTGGAGCAGGTGGAGCAGGCGGTCCTCAGGACCGGTGTGGAGATGGACGAGCGGGTCTCACGGCTCGCCACGTCCGAGGACGCCGAGAGCGGAGAGATCCTCGTCGTGGCCGGCGTCATCGCCTCCAAGGAGACCAAGACCTCCGAGACATGGCGCCTGGCGAGCCTGGTGCTGGCCGACGGTCCGCACCGTCTCGAGGTGACGTGCTGGCGCAAGGTCCACGACAAGGCGGCGACACTGATCCCCGGTCAGGTGGTCGTGGTCAGGGGGCGGATGAAGTCGGAGAGCTTCATGACCACCTCCCAGGGTGCGGACGGCGAGGACTCCCAGGTGGAGGTGACCCGCTCCGTCCTCAACGCCCTTGATGTGCGCGCCGTCGGACTCTCCCCCGCTCTGGTGCGCACCGAGCCGGAGCCCCGCGAGTCGGCAATGGGCGCCCTGAAGGCCATCGGGTGCATCCCTGCCTGGTGAGTTGGCAGTCGGTGCATCACCCCAGAAAGAGCTCCCGGATCGAAGACCTTCGAGACCCGGGCACCATGTATGTGAGGAGCGGACCCGACCGGGGTCCGTCACAGAGAAACGGAGACAGTAAGAATGGCCGGAGACACCATCATCACCATCGTCGGCAACCTGACCGCGGACCCCGAGGTGCGCTTCACCCCCTCCGGAGCGGGAGTGGCCTCCTTCACGGTCGCCTCCACGCCCCGAGTCTTCGACCGCCAGACCGGCGAGTACAAGGACGGGGAGACCCTGTTCATGCGCTGCTCGATCTGGCGCGAGGCCGCTGAGAACGTGGCCGAGTCGCTGAAGAAGGGCCTGCGCGTCATCGTCCAGGGTCGCCTGGTCCAGCGCTCCTTCACCACCCGTGAGGGTGAGAACCGCACGGTCGTGGAGATGCAGGTCGATGAGATCGGCCCCTCTCTGCGCTACGCCAAGGCTCAGGTCACCCGACAGAGCCCGCAGCAGGGCGGTCAGAACCAGGGCGGCAACTTCGGAGGCAACTCCCAGCAGGGCAACGGCGGCTTCGGCGGCCAGGGCCAGCAGGGAGGCCAGAACCAGGGCCAGAACCAAAACGGATTCGGCGGCGGCAACCAGGGTGGCCCCCAGCAGGGGGCGAACTTCGGAGGCAACTTCGGAGGGAACCAGGTCGCTGACTTCGGTGGCGAGCCCGCGTTCTGATCGACGGCCCCGCACCCCGGATACGATTTTCCGGGGTGCGGGGCTTTCCGCACCCGAGAGGAGTCGACATGTCCACCCCGCCCACCCCCACTAGTCAGAACGAGGTGGTCCACACCCCCATCGTCAGGTCGGCGAAGGTGCTGTGGCGCCGCCGGCGCACGGTCGTCATCATCACGTCTCTGGTGGTCTTGCTGGTTGTGCTCCCCGTGATCTCCGGAGTCATCATCTCTCTGAGGTCCAAGGGGGCGCCCAAGGCCGCCTCGACGGCCTCGGCCACCGTCTCGAAGACCGCCGCGAAAACAGCTCGGCCGAGCACCTCGCCGGAGCCGGTCAAGACCGAGGCCGCGAAACCGGCTCCGACCACCGCCCAGCCCGAGAAGACCCAGGCTCCGGCCACGCAGGAGCCCACTCAGGCACCGAAACCGGCTCCGTCACCCACGACCCCGCCTAAGCCGTCCAGCAGTGGTGAGAAGGACGTGCACAAGGAGGTCGAGTGCTCCGAGCAGTGCACGGTCACAGCCACCGCCAAGGCCGACTCACAGGTGACCCTGGAGTTCTCCGTGCGTGGAGGGGCCATCAAGTCCTATGAGCCGATCCCGGGGCAGGACCCCGACAAGGAGGTCGGCATCAAGGTCACCTTCAACGGCAAGATCACTTTCCACGCCACCGGCTCAGGGGGCGTCACCGTGGAGACCGACCGATGAGGGAGCGCCTCCTGACGATTCTCGCCATGGCATCGGTCGTGGCCGTCCTTGGCCGGGTGTCCCTCACCGTCGGAGATGTGCACGTCCCGCTCACGATGGGACTGGGGCGCCTCACCGTCGCTCACGTGGCTGGCGCCATGCTGGTGGTTCCGGCGATGGCCCGCCTGGCAGACCTGGGCGTCTTGGAGTCGGTCTTCTCCACCTGTCTACCGGGGGTGACGAGCTACGTCACTAAGCGGATGACGAGAGGGGGTCGCGAAGGCGCCGGAGGCAGGATCACCTTCCAGGCGATGGCCGTCGTCGTGACCGCCATCGCCTCCCTGTGGAACGTCCCATACGACGGGATCAACTCGCGTCCGGCCGTCGGCCTCCTGGCCGGGGCCTCCTTCGCCTGGGCCGTTCGCAGGACGGGCCTGCGGTTCATGTTCATCCTGTGGCCGGCCTTCATCGTCGGCCTCTCCCTGGGGATGGTCCTTGGCGGGACACCGGTGTGGATGCCCCCGCTGGTCGTCGCCCTCGGGCTGGCGGTTCGCAACCTGGTCGACTGGCTCGACGGGACCCGCGAGGGACCCTACGTCAAGAGGCTCCCCAGTCTTCGCCTGCCCTCTCCACGTCTGTCCGAGCGGGCCCGCAGCATCCTCCTCGGGGTCCTCCTGGCGGCCGGGTACGTCTACGTGGCTTACGGCGCCGTCTCCATGGTCATCGGCTGACCTGCCCCCGGGCACCATAGGAGCATGAGCAAGATCGACGTCCACCTGACTAATGACGGTCTGGTCCTGGGTGACAAAGAGCGGACAGGGAAGAAGATCATCAAGGGGTACATGAGTCCCTCGGCCATGAACTCGCTGGCTGACGGCTGTCCCGCCAGCTGGGCGGCCGGGCGGCTCAGACCATTCGACGAGGACCCACTGAAGCCCAACGGGACCGGGAATGTCGTCCACTCGGTGATGGAGGAGCTCTTCGCTCTGGCCCCGAACCAGCGCACACGAGAGACGATCCTGCGCCTGTGGGCCGACAAGCAGGCCGAGTACCGCCGGCGAGCCGAGACCGAGTGCGGTCTCTTCTACTCCGACGAGGAGTGGGCCAGCCACTTCGCCCACTACGACGAGGCCGTCCTCAGGGTGCTGGATCCTTCGTACGTCGGCGGCGAGGACCTGGTGGCCGACCGGGTGTCCGTCATCGGCACCGAGATCCAGGTGGGCTCCTGGAGCAAGCCGATCGACATCTGGGGGGTGCCCAGCTACGGGAAGGTGGACCGACTCGACAACGCTCCGGGTGGGAAGTCCTTCATGAGGGACTACAAGCTGCGTGCCCTGGTGGACGACGGCCGGGGTGGCCTCCGGATCAAGCCGATGCCGTCGGCCGCCGACAAGCGTCGATACGGGGATCCCTACAGCCACCAGCAGCGCATCTACAACGAGGGCCTGCGCGTTCTGGGGTACCCCGAGATGGTGGGTGCGGAGCTCCTCTACCTGGGCAGCGCGGAGCGCTGTCAGATCGACCTCTCGCAGAGTGCCATGGAGTCCACCCGCAGACGCCTGAGGACGACGTGGGACCGCTACCGCAGGATGTGCGACGAGCGCACCTTCCCCTACAAGGTGGGAACTTTGTGCGCCTGGTGCCCCCTGGTGGAGGTGTGTCCTGCGGCGACGGCCTCGAAGGGTGGCAACACCCCCTCCCCGAGGCGAACGGACCAGTCCTTCGACGTCCTGTCGACGTCACTGACCTCCGGGCACCATGGTCAGGTGAGCGCTCCGACCCCGAAGGAGAAGAAGATGACCCAGCAGCAGCAGCAGCAGAGCGACACGGTGCCCCCGAGGTGGGGCCTGGCCGACAAGCCGTGGAAGGACAGTACGTCACGAGGGCCGAACATCGGCTCCTACGGCGCTGGGACCGTCTTCGGCCTCGTCTCCCTGGCCTGGGAGACCATGGTGAGGGTCGGGGTGCCTCCCCACCTCGTCAGGGCGAACGTTCGTTCGCTGGCGGAGACCTTCGCCTCCGTCGTCGCCCAGAGCGCCGATGACGCCGTCGGCTTCAAGAAGTGGAACGACGACAGCATCCCGCGCTTCAGCGGAGTGCTGCGCACCTTCCTGGAGCACGGGCCGAGCATCACCGACGCGCTGGTGGCCGGCCCCGACGGCATGGAGAAGTGGGCCACCCAGGCCCGTGAGTTCTCCGGCTCCGTCTCCGCAGTCGCGCTGAGGATCATCACCGGGACCCCGTCCTTCCAGGAGGAGCCCTGGAACCTCTTCGTCGCCGGCGCCCCGAGGGGTCAGGTGTCGGCCGCCTGGAGCCTTGCCGACAAGCCCTCGGACATGGGCTCTCCCAACAGACCCAACATCGGCTCCCACGGTGCCGGGACCGCCTTCGGGATCGTCCAGCTCGCGTGGGAGCTCCTCACGCGCGCCGGGCTCGACCCGCAGGTGCGCGGTCGCAGCGTCGAGCCGCTGTCCATGGTCCTGGCCTCCGTCGTCGCCCAGAGCGCCGCCGACGCGGTCGAGTTCGACAACTGGAACGATGGCAGCATCCAGCGCTTCAGCGGGGCGCTGCGTACCTTCCTGGAGTACGGCGTCAACATCGCCGGCGCCCTGACTCTGGACAGTCAGATCCAGGTGGCCCAGGAGGTCTCCTCCTGGGCGCGCCAGGCCCGCGCATTCTGCGCCGCGGCCGCCGGAGCCTCCCTGGACATGACCACCCGTCCCCCGTCCTTCCAGGACACGCCCTGGAAGGGCATCTCCTGGCAGACCCCTACCCCCAACAACCAGAAGGAGAGCAATGAGTGATGTGCTAGAGAGGCTGTACATCGCCTACGCGGAGAAGCGGCCCCCGGAGGAGCTCGCGCGCCTGGCCGTGATCGCGGCTGTGCCCGAGGCGAAGCGGATGTTCCCCAACGCGACCGGCCACGACTTCGCCTCGGCGGTGGACTGCATCGCTGGGACCATCGCGGCCGAGGCGTCGGAGATCATGCGGTCCATGGAAGGGGACTCTGCGTCCCCGATCACACGGTCGGCCATGTCCGTTCTGGCTGCGGGGGACAAGTCCCTGAAGCAGTACAAGGCCTTCAAGACAAAAATCGTCGGCTTCAAGATCGAGGCGAGCAGCAACCGTCTGCTGGTCAGCTTCGTCCCGCGCATGGGTGACAACGGGAAGATGGAGGAGGAGAGGCCGGCTCGCTCGCCTCACCTGCGGACCCCGGGTGGCCGCATGGTCTTCGAGATGCTGACCGGTCAGCGAATCCTCGACCCCAGCGCGATCCCGAACGACATGTGGGACCAGGTCGAGCAGATTCCCAAGCTGGACAAGCACGGGCGCCCGGCGCAGAAGCAGGACGCCAACGGCAACTGGGTACCTGACGTCGTCCACGTGACGAAGCCGGGGGTGGTGGGCAACGGGATGCTGGGACACGACGCCATCGTGTACCTGCACCTGGAGTCGATGAGCAGCGGCCAGGGGTCGGTGCGTATCATCACCGGGGCCAAGGACCTCGGCCTGCCTCGGGGCTCCTAGAAGCCGGTCGAAAAACGGAAGGCGGTCACCGCCCACGGTTATCGTGGGTTGTGGCCGCCTTCCACTATGTTCCCCCGGCGGCCTGAAGGACCAGAGAGGCAGAGAGCATGAGCGAGTACTTCGGTGACTACAGCGCCGACGAGACCGACGTCGACACCACCGAGGACCAGATCGAGAAGGAGGAGGAAGTGAAGGAGACCCCCGCGCCCCGCAAGCGCCGCAAGCGGGCCGGACGCGGCAAGTCGGCGGTCACCCGCCCCCAGGCCGCCACCGTCCTGGAGGTGGCCGAGATCGTCCGTCAGGCCGGCGGCGACACCCATGAGGTGCTGGCCTCCGTCTACGAGGTTGATGACGCCTCCGACGTCGATGAGATCGTCCTCGCGGCCTTCGCGGCCGGCGCTCGGGGCGGCAAGATCACTCGCCCCCAGGCCGAGATCGTTCTTGACCGGCGCGCCGACTTCGCCGACGTCGACTCCGAGACCCGTGACGCCATCGCCACGATCTACGGCGCCGAGACTGGCGGGAGCACCGACGACCTGGTGCTCACGACCTTCTCCGGCGCCGCCAAGCACCTGGAGGCCGCCAAGGAGCTCGCGTCCATCGCCGGCGCCGAGTCCATCCGGGACGAGGTGCTGAACACCCTCATCAAGGTCGGCAAGGGTAAGGATTCCGGCATCGGGCGGATCAAGTCCGTCCACGAGCTCGCCTGTCTCCTGACCGGTGAGACCACCTCCTTCCCGACCGTCGGCACCGAGATCGTTGACGTCGTCTCCGACGAGGTCGATGTCGTTGGCAGCCTCGTCATCGAGGCCCTGAAGCTGGTGGAGGGCTGACCCCATGAGGACTCGACGTACGGGTGCCCGCTGCACGTGGTTCAGGCTGCGCCCGGGCCGCCACGAGACGATCTGCGAGCCCACCTGCCGCAAGTGCTGGAAGGTGTGCCACGAGCCCATCGAGGACGGCAGGGACTACTGCCACGAGTGCTTCGAGGCGGCCATGGGCAGCGGGGACCCGTACGTCATCAGCTGGGCGGCCGACGAGGAGAAGAGAGACCTGGGCAGCGGCACCGTCCTGTCCGACGTGCTTGGATGGAGTGGTAGTGGTGTTTGGTAGCGGCAAGTCGAAGAGACAGAACAGTCAGACGCGCAAGCGCAGGAGGGGTCAGCAGCAGGCGTGGTCGGCCCCCGACGCCGTCCCCACGGACGTCGGCATCTCCTTCTCACGGTCGGGCCGGCGCGGAAAGTGGTACAAGTCGCTGGTATGGACCAACGTCGTCACGCTCCCGCTGGTGGCGCTCGTGGCATTCAGCTACTTCAACCTGACCACCCAGTACCTGAACCTGGTGAAGGAGACTCAGGCGGCCGCCCAGGCCACGGCGCCGGCACCCGTGCACGCCGCGGCCTCACGAGCCGTCATCGAGTGGCTCGGCTCTGGAGAGGGGGCCACCGCCCTGCCCAACGGGACACTGGTGGGTTGGGACCACGACGAGGTCGTGGAGCAGCCCGAGCTGACCAGCAAGGAGCAGGAGCAGGTCAAGTCCGGCAACCTGAAGACCTGGACCGTCTACGTCGTCTACCAGGTCGTCTCCACCCCGGACGTGGACTACCTGGTGGCCACCCAGGTCAACTTCAACGAGCAGCACGGCACCCAGGTCATCGGCCGGCCGAGCCTGGAGGTCATGCCCCCGTCCAAGGGGGCGTGGTCGGACGCTCAGTGGCCCAAGAGCAAGCCGGCCTCCACCACCGACATCGAGCTCGCCGCGAAGACCTGGGGCAACGCCTATGCCAGCGGGAACGCGGACGCCCTGATCGCGGCTGTGGCCGACCCGGACTCCAAGCACGTCTACGCCCCCCTGACCGGGATCTCCAAGTCCGAGACCAAGGTCAACAGAGCGGCCTACCTCCCGACGAAGGAGGCGGACGAGCAGCCCGACAAGTCGGTCGTCATCGCCAACGTCACCATCACCTACACCCGACAGGGGCAGAAGGAGGAGACGCACACCTCCATCGACATGGACGTGCGGATCATCAACGCCGACTCCGGCTCCGCCCGTGTTGTCGCCTGGGGCCCCACTGGCACCGGGCCGAGCCTGAAGGACTACTCCAACGCCCTCCCCGGTGACTCCACCGGAGAGAAGGCCGAGGCGACCCCCTCCCCGACGCCGTCGGCGGAGGCCTCGTCAGGATCGCAGCAGGGGGCCACCCCGGACCCCTCAGCACACCCAGAAGCCACTGAGCCCTCCGTCAAGGGCCCCGCCTCAGGAGGACAGCAGTAGTGCCCAAGCAGGTAAAGCTCGGCCTTTCCAGCCAGATCGTCAGCCGTCCGGACCGGGAGGACCCCGGACTGGTCCAGACGACCTCCGGCGCCACCTGGCTCTTCCACAAGGCCCCGTCCATGCCCGTCCTCAACGCCATGACCGACCAGGAGCGCGACAACGCGGCCCGCCCCATGGAGGGGATGTTCCGTGAGCTCGCGATCATGTCCAGCGGCCTGAGGAAGGTTCGTAGCGCACAGACGTACCGGCGCTTCCAGATCTTCTCGACCACTCTCCCCGAGCCCTTCAGCGTTCCTGACGAGAACCCGAACGCCCAGCGCTTCCGCATGGAGTTCAAGGGGGTCGAGATCGACGTCAGGGCCGCCCTGTTCGGTGTCCTGCTCAAACCGTCCATCCGTGGACGGGGGCTGAAGGGGGCCGTCGAGTCGGTGGCCGGGACCCTGATGCAGGGCGGCACCTCGATCGAGGACTACTCGGTGGACATCCGCCGCATCCGCCGCCTCTTCGACCGCTACGGATTCGTTGTCCCGACGACCGACGAGGTCTCGAAGGCCGAGGGGTACCTCAACGATGGCCAGTGGGCCGACAACATCTCCCTGCCGCACGGCGACCACATCCACGTCTTCCGGGGGTTCCCGGCCGCCCAGGCCGCCGACCGGGCCATGAAGCAGGAGATCGACTGCCTGAGGTGGGGATCCGATCTGGACGGCCACAGGGTCTACACCATGTGCTGCCTGGACTCGGTCAAGAACATCGACATCGAGGGCGGGCCGGACTCCTCGGAGGTGTCCGCGGCCTGGGCGGCCCGGCTGGCCCGTCACGGCGCCGTCGCCATCTCCGTGTCCGGAATGGTCGAGCCCGCCCCGGTGACCAGGAACCAGATGCGGATCAACCGGCGGACCTTCCAGTCCGACCAGGAAGCGGCCGAGCGGGCGGGGAAGATGTCCCGAGCCGAGGCCGAGGAGAAGCAGGCCATCCTGCGTGGGACCGAGGAGCTCTACGCCAAGGGCGCCGTGTCCCCGACCCTGACCGACCTGCGGATCAGCGTCTGCATGGACGGCCAGTACACCGATACCTCCGAGGTCTCCAGGGGGAGCGGAACCACCCTCATCCCCCGCACCGGCCGGCAGAACGAGCTCTCCGAGGAGATCAGGATCGCTCACGAGTCGCTGGAGAACCCGAACGTCAAGGACTGGCCCTCCATCAACGTCTCGGCCGCCGGCCTGGCCGACGTCTCGGCCGTCGGTGACGACCCCCGAGTCTCCCCGGTCATCCTCGGCCTGGGGGAGGAGGACACCAAGCCGGTGTACTGGAACCCCTCGGAGGCCGTGGATGATGACACGGCGCCCTTCAGCTGCGTCACCGGATCCACCGGCTCGGGAAAGACCATGCTCCTGCTGCGCATGGCCATGCAGATCGCCACCGGCGGCGGCAACGTCGTATCCATCGGCCCCAAGCCGATGGCGAAGTCTCCCAAGCCGCTTCTGGACCAGGTGGGCGGCCGGCTGGCCGACCTCTCCGACCTGACCAGCGCCGACGGCGTCATGGACGCCTTCCGCACCACCAACTCCAAGGAGCAGCAGGTATCCCTGGCCGCCTCCTACCTCGCCAGCGTCAACCCCTTCGGTACCGCCGACGACCTGGCGCGCATGGAGACCCAGCTGAAGATCGCCTTGCGCTACGGGGCCGACAACGGCGCTCGCTCGACCGGCTCCGCCCTGAGGATGGCCGCGCAGGCCGGCCACTTCCCCCAGGACGTCGCCGACAAGGTCATCCTGCTGGCGAAGTCCGACCCGCAGTTCCGCGCCTTCGTCGGAATCGACGACGGCTCCGAGCGCATGGCGGACATCTCCGGCTGGGTACACATCCAGGTGGGCAAGACCGGCCTCGAGCTCCCCGAGCCCGGGGTGCTGGCCGCCGGCCGCGCCAACCAGGCCCAGCGCATCGCCGTCACCCTGGTTCGGGCCATGGTCAACTCCTGCATCTACGCCCTCCAGAGCGTCCGGAAGGCGGACGGCTCCAGGGGCGGCTCGATCTTCCTGGACGAGGCCTGGACGTTCATCCTCGCCGGCAAGGAGGAGCTCGACCGAGCCGGGCGCGTCTGCCGTGAGTACGGCGTCGACATCGTGCTGTTCAACCAGAAGATCTCCGAGGCCGTGGACGCCGGCCTGACCGGGTACTTCAAGCGCGGGATCATCCTGCCGATGGACGACGAGCAGGAGGCCATCGCCGCCCTGGAGGTCGTGGACCGCAACCTCTACAGCCCCAAGCGCGTGGAGCGCCTCCAGATGCGCGGCTCCCTGGGCGACCCCGGCAACGAGATCCCCAACTGGTCCTCCATGCGCGCCCTGTGGGAGAAGGATCCCAGGACCGGAGAGCAGAAGAACGTCCGAGGGACGATCGCCATCGTCCGCGACTACCGAGGCAACGTGGGCTACGTGGAGATCGCCCTGCCGCGCCAGTTCCTGGAGGTAGCCTCCACGTCCGCCTCCTCGGCCCGTAAGAGCACGTCTCACCTGGCCGTGGACGCCGTCGGTGACCAGGTGGCCGCTCCACCGGTCATGGTCGGCTGAAACCATCCACACGCGGCCCCGGGCACCATAGGGACAGAAGAGCTGTCCCGCCGGCACCCGGGGCCGCCGACCACCAGGAAGGAGATGTGCAGCAGTGAGTCATGCGCTATCGGCTGAGGGTCTGCACGACCTGGCGCGCGAGTTCCGCCTCCCCATGACCATCTACACCGCCAGCGGCAGTCTCGAGCCTGCCCAGGCCATCGACCCCCGGATGTTCTGCATCCCCGTGGAGGATGAGGACTGTCTTCAGGTGAGCGACCCGGGGGAGAAGAACGTTCGTGACTACCTTAGGAACATGAACTACATGGAGATCGCCCTGCCTCGTCAGTTCTTGGACACCGGCACCCGGTACCACTGACAACCACCAACCCCCAATAGAGGAGCATGATGACCATCGCCCCAGCGACCGCCCGAGAGATCCGTGACCGGGTCATGCACGGCGCGGAACCCTTCATCACCCCCTTCTCCGATGGAGGCTTCGCCGTCCTTCCCGGGGCTGGCTGGGACCTTGGGAAGGTTGTCGTCAGCAATGATGAGCACGTGAACGTGGCCTTCGCCAGCCAGATCACCTTCAAGTCCATGCTGGAGGTCCTAAGCGGTCTGGACTACACCGTCCGCACCGCACCGTGCTCGATCGGCTACGCACTGGCCGTTCTTGACGAGGGCGAGGACCGCCAGCAGCAGGCGTTCCTGTGCGTCGTCTCGATGATCGCCCGCTGGTTCGACGAGGGCCGCGATGAGGGAGGGGGCGTGAGCACGTCTCACCTGTCGCAGATCAGGCTCATGGGCGTGAGTCTGGAGAGCGCGAGCGGGATGGTTGAGACGATTCGGACTGCGCTTCGGGAGGCGTGTGTCGAGGCCGTCCTGAACGGGGAGTCCAAGGCCGGGGTGGCCCGCGCTGCGGGAGTCTCCAGAGTCACGCTCGAAAAATGGTTGAGATCACACAGCTAGATTGACGTGACCACATCGTGAAAGGGGTGTACAGTTCAGGTCGTCAGCAGGGAGAGCCCACCTCCCCACAAACGCCGAGCCGGAGGCGACCATGCAGAACACCATTGACACCAATGAGATGACCCTCAGCGACGAGGGCTACCTCATCAACGAGGCGGGCTACAGGTTCATCGACCTTGTCAACAGTCCCGAATTGCTCACGTCGACGGTCCATGACATGGTGTTTTCTGTGACGAAGGTTCTCTCCCTCTCCGACGAGGAGAGAGAGGATTTAGAGCAGGAGGTGATCCTGGCCCTCCTGTCCACCTACCAGGGGAGGGACATTGTCCCGGTCGCACCTATGAAGCAGACGGCCGCCCGCGTCTGCCGCAAGGTTTTGGGTGGGACCGGCCTCTCATCAGCTACTCGACAGGCCCTCGGAGTGGTCTCCGAGGAGATCGAGGTACGCGAGTCTGATCTGGGCCGAGCCCTCACGGATGCTGAAAAAGAGAAGATCGCCGAGGCGGTCCGCGATTCCTGGTACGACCAGGATCGCAAGCCTTCGGCCAACTTCTGGCGGGACTACTGCCAGAAGAAGATGACCTCGTCCCTCTACGTGAAGGGGACGGACGGTGACGAGATCGTCCGGGAGGGGCTCTTCCCCTGGAGCCCCAGCAACCAGGTGATGGCTGCCGATGAAGGGTCGGCTACGGCCACGGCCATGGACCTCATGAACAAGGGGAAGGTGACGGAGGCCAAGGCCATGCTCTGGCAGGTACTAGCGGAGGCCCGCGGAGTCCCACGGGGCCTGGAGGCCGCCTACGACGTGGCCACCGGCCGCGAGTGCCGGCGGATTCTGGCCGAGTACCCTGGCGGCGTTCTCGGCGCTGTTTCCCGGTGGGAGTCCGGCCTCTCCGAGGACATCGGCACCGTTGCCTTGTTCGCCCCTCTGGGCGACATCGATGAGGCGGGCCGCAACGCGGTCTGCGCCCTCATCAGGGAGGTCGTCGAACAGTACGACCCCAGCCACTCCCAGGGCGTCGCAGAACGCCTGTGGGAGAGCGCGATGAAGGCGGCGGTCAGGACGCACGCCTGACGTCCGGTTGGCAGAGTTCCCGGATCGTGACCTGTTTTCTTGTCACGATCCGGGAACTTCTGTGTCCAAGGGGTTGTGCCTGCCGATAGCATCATCCGCTGGGCGCCAGTTGTCTGATGACCTGATCGCACCCAATCACCCACCCCCTAACCCATGGAGATACCATGAAGAGCCTGAGCCTGCCTAAGGCACCCGCGACGCTGGTAAGCATCGCCATCTGTATCTCGGCCGCCGCCTCGCTTCCCGCTGCGGCCGACGTCAACGACTTCCCCAACGCCACCGGCGCCGGCGTCGAGATCGACAACCCCGGCGCCAAGGACGACCACTGGCTGGGCGCCTACGTCAACCCCGACGGGTCGGCGATCCCCGCCTGGTGCATCGAGCTCGGCCCGACGGCCCCCTCCGACCTGGTCGGCTCCACCGTCGGCGTCATCGACGGCGAGCCCCAGGAGAACGGCCAGGACGCCAGCGTTCGGCTCAACGCCGAGCAGATGGCCTACCTGCTGTCGAAGTACCAGGACGAGAACGGGACCTCCTCGCGCGCCGCCCTGTCCACCCTCGTCCACGTCAACTTCGACATCACCGGGCCGGCCAAGATCGCCTCCTTCTCCGCCGACGTCATCAAGCAGCACCCGGAGATCTGGTCCCTGGCTCAGCAGTACGCCAGTGAGGCCCGCAGCAACGTCATCGGCGACTACGCCGACCCCACCATCACCGGGGACAGCGAGATGTCCGGCACCGTCGGCAACCTCGGCGCCAAGAACCGCGACGGGAGCTGGATCGCTGGCCGCTCGGTGAGCGTGACCCTCGAAGGCCCCGCAGTCTTCAAGGCATCCGGCACCAACACCTGGTCCGGCGCCACCGCTGACAAGCCTCTCGAGCTGGAGTGGGAGTCCACCGGCGCCGGCGAGGTCAGCGTCAAGGTGACCTACGACAAGATCACCCCGAAGACCCTGACCGTCTACCGCAACGACACCAAGAACCAGGACCTGGCCCTGATCGGCGCCACCCCGAGCGACGTGGTCCGTCCGGCGAAGTTCCGCACGCTCCACGACTTCCAGCCCAAGGTGGTCTCCTCCACCGACAAGGCGGGCTCGCGGATGGTCTCCGAGGGCGCCACGTCCATCAAGGACCAGATCGAGGTCTCCGCCGACGAGTCCTACGCCGGCGGCGCCAAGTGGGCAGAGGTCGATGGCTCCCCGGTTCCGGTCACCGTCAAGGGGACCGCCTACTACACCGGCCACCAGCCGGTCTCCTCCAGCCAGGAGGTCCCTGAGGGCGCCGAGGCCATCGGATCGACGACGGTGACGGCCAACGGTCCCGGTACCTACACCGCCCAGCTCGATGTGCCCGCAGGCCTGCGCGCCGAGTTCATCACCTGGGTGTGGACCATCTCCAAGGCCGACCAGGGCGACAACGCCCGCTACGTCCACGCCGACTACTCCGACGCCTACGGCCTGGACGCTGAGTACACCTCCGTCCAGGAGGGGCCCGTGGAGGTCGCCTCGACGATCGGGTCGAACGTCACCAAGGACGGTCACTACCTGGTCGACAACATCTACATCGCCGGCTTCGACGACGACCACGGCAAGTTCGAGGGCGGCTCCGGCTTCGGCGCCGACAACAAGAGCATGCAGCAGACCCTCTACTTCTTCCCCGAGGGCCTGGAGGTCAGCGACGCCAACAAGGACCAGGCGACGAAGATCGCCACTGTTGACGTGCCGGCGGTCAACGGCTACGTCAACGCCGTGGGGTCCAAGGACTTCAAGGTCCTGGACGGCAACCCTCCCGGCACCTACGTCTTCGTCACCTCCTTCGACGGCGACGACCGCACCCTGCCGTTCACCTCGTCCGTGACCGACCCTCACGAGCAGATGACCGTCCCGCGCACGCCGCCCGAGCTCCACACCACCGCGACCGACAAGGCCGACGGGGACAAGGTCCTGCCCACCTTCGGTGACGTCACCGTCTCCGACCGTGTCTGCCAGGTTGACGGCAAGGGTCTCGAGCTCGGCAAGACCTACGAGCTCACGGCCACGGCCATGGACAAGGAGACGGGCTCCGCCCTGCTGGACGGCGAGGGCAAGCCCTACACGGGCAAGGCCTCCTTCACCCCGACGTCGGGCTCCGACTGCGCGACCGTGGACGTCACGATCCCGGCCTCCGCCCTGCGCGGCAAGACCATCGTGATGTTCGAGAACCTGACCCTTGACGGTCGCACCGTCGCGGTACACACCGACATCAACGACGAGGGACAGACCGTCCGCGCTCCGAAGCCGGAGATCACCTCGTCCCTGACGGACGTCGCCGACGGTGACCGCGAGGTCTCCCCCGGCCCCGTCCGCCTCGACGACAAGGTCTGCTCGAAGAACGACGACACCTTCATCGCCGGCCACACCTACAAGGTCCGCGGGACCCTGATGGACAAGGAGACCGGCAAGCCCGTCGTCTCCGGAGGCAAGCCGGTGACCTCCGAGGCCTCCTTCACCCCGAAGAAGACCTCCGACTGTGCCAACGTCTCCTTCGAGTTCGACACCTCCGACCTGGCCGGCCACGACGTCGTCGCCTTCGAGGAGGTCTACGGTCCCGACAACGAGTCCGAGCTGCTCGCCGAGCACAAGGACATCAACGACAAGGACCAGACGGTTCACGTCCAGAGCAAGCCCGGCACGGTTCTGGCCAAGACGGGCGCGGCCGTTGGCGCATTCGTCCTGACGGCCCTCTCTCTCGGCGCCGCGGGGGTGGGCGTCGTGAAGCTGGGACGTCGCGGTAAGAAGGCTCAGGACATGGCGTCCTGAGACCCCGCGGGTCCCCGCTGGAAGACCCCCGGCACCCTCTACAGGGCTGCCGGGGGTCTTCCGTTGTCCAGGGGGAGGCCTCTCTACCAGACGGTCTCCAGACGCCCCTTCCTGAGGCTGTCGAAGTCCCTATCGGGCGCGGGGTAGACGGCTGGGGACCGGGGGACCGGGTAGACCACCTTCCTGCCGGGGCCACTCACCTCGATGTCGTCACTGATGACGTAGGCGGTCGCGCCCTCCTCGACGTAGACACGGCCTCCCAGGACGTTGGCGGCGGCGCCTCCCCTGACGGTGACGCTGCCTCCGTGGACGACGCTTCCGCTGGTCCCGGAGTCCAGGACCACGTCACCCCCGGTGACGACCGCCTGCCCGCTGGCGAGCTCCACATGACCCCCGGACACCAGAGTGCGACCGTTGACCTTGACGTCGCCCCCGGACACCTCGCAGCCCCCGTTGACGGTGATGCGGGTGCTGAGGTTGCTTGGGACCCTCCACGGGATGGTGGGCCCCTCGGGAGAGGTCGTGGGGTGCCCGACGATCACCTGGTCGCCGGGCATGACGCTGTCGCCGGCCAGGTAGGAGCCGGCCGACTCCGAGGACATGGAGTGGATGACCTTGCCGGTGCCGGTCACGTTGACCCTGACCCCGCCCTCGGAGGTCTGGCCGCTCTCAGGGAACGACCGCCTGTGCGGGTCCAGCGGCAGGACGGCAGGACCCCCTCCGGGTCCCTGCACCCTGTCCAGGGTCCTGCCCAGGACCTTGGAGGGCTGCCTCCCGCTCTCGGAGCGAAGGACGCCGGTGGCTTCGCAGGTCATGTTGTCGTCCGTGGACATGGTTCCCACGACGTCCCCGGACTCGTCCAGGACCACCACCGCCGGACCGCCGTCACGCCTTCCCGGAACCGGGTTGTCCCAGTCGTCATAACGTCCGCTGTTGGGCCAGGTGATGACCCTGGCTCGCCCCAGGGGGTCGGTGTAGATGATCCGCCTGGGCGCGTCGGCCCGGTCCATGAGCATGTACCCGCCGCCGCAGCGGCGCATGACCATGTTCTCGGGGTTTCCTGGAACCATGGCGCTGGAGAGCTCGTCAGCGACGATGGCATCGACGTCGCACTCCTGCCCCTCACCGATCCCGCACAGCTCGTCGGCGGCGCTGGTGCCGGGCTTGTAGGAGGCGTACCTTCCCTGCTCGTCTCGGTGCTTCTGCCGCTCTTCCTCGGCCGCACTCTTGGTCCTGCTACTGCTCATGCCCCCTCCTGTACCAGGTCAGTCGGGGTCGCCGGCGCTGATGCCGGTGACTGCCCAGGAGTCCCCCGCCTTGGAGACGGTGATGTCGTAGGCGCGGGCCGCCGGGTTGGACCTGGTCCGGTTGACCGCGGCCGGGACGTCGCCTCCCTCGGTGGCCGACTCCCACCCGAGGACGAACTCTCGGACCAGGTACGAGCCTCCCGTCTCCCCCAGGACGGTCTCCTCGTTCGTCAGGACCATCGTGTTCCAGTAGGTGCCGTGGACAGCCTTCATCGACTCACGCTCCTCGGTCATGGCCGCCTGGGCGTCGTTCAGAGCCTTCTGCGCGTCCCCGCTGGAGACCACCCCCTCGGAGGGGCCTCCGGCCATGGCTCGGGCGTAGGTGCGCGCCGCGTCCAGCGCCTCGTCGGGCGCAGTGATCGTCGGTGTCGGGGTGGCCGACGGCGACGCCGACTCCTGCCCCAGGGGGAGGGAGCCACGGGGGCCGCCGCCGGGGGAGTCGGGCCCGAACCGGGCTCGCAGGAACAGACCCAAGGTGACGACGGCGATGATGACGACGATCGCCAGGACTACCTGAAAGCGACGGTCTTTGAGCAGGTACTCGGTCATGGTGGCTCTTCCCCTCTATCCGCCCAGACGGCGGACGTAGTAGTCCCCGTACAGGGGGCCGTGCTGGATCCCAGTGGCCTCGGTCTGGGCCCCGACGAAGCCGCCCTGACCGTCCGCGATGGCGATGTGGTAGGCGGGCGTCCCCCAGCACAGGAGGTCGCCTGCCTTGACCTGGTCGTTGGGTACGGGCGTGCCCATGGAGCACTGGGCGGCGGCCGAGTGCGGCAGGCTGATACCGACCTTCTCGAAGGCGGCCTTGACCAGCCCCGAGCAGTCGTACCCCCCGATGCCGGACGGGTTGCCCTCGCCTCCCCAGACATAGGCTCCTCCCACCTGGGTCAGCGCCCAGGTGACGACCTTGGACGACCCTCCGCCGGCTCCGCCGATCTGCCTGACCTCACCGGTGTCCAGGTTGACCCCGTGCTGATTGAAGACCTCCTTGGGGTTCTGGCAGGCGTCCTGCCATGTGGCGTCCAAGGCGCACATGGTCCCGGTCCCGTGCTTGGCGAGGTTGGCGAGGTTGATGGTCTCGACGTGCAGGTGAGCGCCGGTACCAACGCCGGTGGACCCCACCTGCGCGACAGGCTGCCCCTTGGTGACTTTCTGCCCGACCTTGACGGTCCAGGAGTTGGTGATGATGTGCAGGTAGCGGATGCGCCAGCCGTCAGCCGTGTCCAGGGCGACCCAGCACAGAGCTCCCTCGCCGGGGTCGCACTGGGCCTCCTTGACGGTGGCGTCGGCGGCGGCCACGATCTGGGTGCCCATGGGGGCGCCGATGTCCACCCCCCAGTGCGGGCGCGCGTACCCCAGGACGGGGTGCATACGTGCCGTCTCCCAGTCGGAGGTGACCGGGGAGAATCCAGAGAGGGGGTAGGCCCAGCCCTCACCGGTGGCCGTGGAGCAGGTCGTCCCACCCACGTTGCCGATGAGCTGGCGCACCGTCTGCTCCCAGGCCGCGTAGCGGTCGGGGAAGGCCGATACCTGCACCCCCTGGGCCATCTGGCCGACCGAGGCGCCGGGGTGCTTCTGTACCCAGGGGACCAGACGGTCGTAAAAGAGGCCGGCGCTCTTGGCGGGGTCCATACGGTCGGCGGCCGACCCCCAGGAGTTGCGCTGCTGGAACAAGCCGACCGAGTCGTGGTCGGACTCGACGGCGTCGTGGGGGATGCTCATGGACTCCGGGACGGCCGGGTTCGCGTACATGCGGAAGCGTGACTCCACGGCCACCGTCGCCAGGGCCGCGGCGATCTGGTCGGCCGGCAGGCCCCGCTTCTGACCCTCGGCGATGATCGCCTGCGCGTACTTCAGCGCGTTTCCGTTCAGGGGAAGAGACTCCCCGGTGGAGGACGTGAACGTCGTCGATCCGTTCGTCGAGGCGCTGGTGCTGCCGTCCGATCCTGTGGACAGCGCGGCGCCGGCGCTCGGCTTGCACTGGTTGTCCTGGGTGCCCAGGTACCAACGGAGGGCCTGGGTGTAGACGGCGTCGGCGGCCTCGCGCGGGAGCTTCTTGTCGTTCTTGTCCTTGGAGCACTGGGTCCCCCAGCCCTCCTTGCACAGAGTGACGACGACCGACTTCGACAGGGAGGGGTCGTCGGTGCCGGTGTAGCCCTCCAGGGACTTCCAGGAGGTGTCGGTGGCCCATGAGCGCCCACCGCCGTCGGCGTAGCGGACGCCCACCTTCTCGCCGACCGTGGACAGCGTGGTGAGGTACCGCAGCGGCTGGTCGGTGGTGATCTTCACCTTGGTATAGCTGTCGTTCGGGTTGTCGTCCGGGAGGGCCTCGACGGACTCCTTCGGGAGCCCGAAGGTCTCGGTGGCGATCGAGCGGAGCATCTCCTCCTGCGACCCGGACAGGGACGCCGGCGGCGCCGGCGCGTTCGCGGCCCCGGAGGCCCCGTTGACCGATGGTGCCGGCAGGCCCTCCATGCCGACCATCGCCGTCACCCAGGCCTCACGCACCCCCTTGGCTGCGACCTTGCCGTCGGAGGACGACGTCACGCCGGAGGGGCAGGGGTCGCCGGCCACGACGAGGATGTCGCCCGAGCACGAGACGGTGCCGGCCGACAGCGACCAGCTCTTGGCGCTCACCTTGCCCTGCGCCTTGTGCAGGGCCCTGGCGACGGTGCGGGCGTTGTCGACGATCTTGTCCTCACTGCTGGCCTGGTAGGGGCCACCAGTGCCGACGAGCGCCTGGAGGACGAGCGGGCTGACGTTCTCTGCCTTGGCGACGTCGCGGACCTGCTCCCCGTACTTGCCCAGGCCGGACTCGGCCAGGGCCCGCTCATCAACGGACTCGTCACGGTCGGCGACGGTCGAGATGTTCACCTGGTCGTCGCTGGTCAGCAGGGCGGGCTGCACCTCGTACGCCTTCTCATCCGGGGAGATGAAGGAGGCGGGCTTGGCCGAGGCGGAGGCCTGCTCCTTGATGGCCCAGTCCGGGGGGACTGCGAATTTCAGGCAGAACGGAGCCTTCCCGTCAGCCCTTCGGATCTCCTTGACGGCCTCGTCGTCGGGGTGCCAGTCCCAGTCGTTCCGGTTGATGATCCCGTCACCGTCGGCGTCGGCGTTCAGCAGGTCGTTGGGGATACCGCAGGTGTCTTTCGGAACGAGCGGGTTGTCACTCCAGTTGATCGATGGGGACGCGCTGGCTCCTGGGGAGGAGCCTGCGGACGGGGCCGCGGCCCCCGCGGACGCCTTGGCGGAGGCACCGCCCGAGGCAGCGGCGCTGGCTGAGGCGGTGGAGGAGGCCCCCGCGGACGCAGATGCCGTGGCAGTGGCCGAGGGTGTGGCGCTCGCGGTCTCGGCGTCGTCCTGCTTGGCCTTGGCGCCCTGGGCCTTCGCCTCCTGGTAGGAGCCGGCCGAAACCGCCGGCGTCATCTGCGCCTGGACGAGGATGATGGGCAGGAAGGAGATCCCGATCAGCATGATGAGGAACACCGAGACGACGAGCCAGGTGCCGTAGGGGGTGTCGCCCCCGGACCCGCTGGTCTCGACGTCGCCCTGACGCTTGTCGGCGCGCTCCTGCGACTCGGAGTCCCAGGCGCTCTTGGCCGCAGCCATGGCGGCCCCGTGAGCACCTCCCTTCATGCCTCCCTGGATGGCCGCCTTGCCGGCGGCCTTGGCCTTGGCGCGCTCCTTGGAGCTCCCCAGCGTCTTGGCCGCGGAGGCGACGGACCCCAGGGGGCCTGCCATGTTCGACGCCATGGCCTTCCTGGCCATGGAGGCGGCCGCGCCGGCCCGGTCACCAAGAGTGGGGGACGGCTTGCCGCCAGCGCCGCTGGCGGGCTTCCCCGATCCTGAGCTCTGACCAGGGCGCCCGGGCGTCTTCTCCGGCTTCCCTTGGGGGCCAGCGCCGCCCTTGGCGGCCTCAGCCACCTGGTCGCCCGCGTAGGTTCTCGAGCCCCTGGACCGCTTGGCCGCGGCCACCTTGGCGGCGATGTCGGACTTCCCCGCGGAGGATCCAACGGACGGTCCCCGGCGCGACGCCGGAAGACCCTTGGGCGGCAGGGGCACTCCCATTTCCTTCTCTCCTCCCCCTGGGGGTGGTGCTTGGGCACACTGACTTCATCCCAAGGCTACCTGTCCGCGTACTGGGGGAACCGGAAAGCCGCCGGCGTACGACGTGACAATGGTCGGTGTGACATCGCCGCAGCCAGCCCTCTACTCGGGCGTCCACTTCCGCTCCACCCTGGAGGCCAGGTGGGCCCTCTTCTTCGACACCATCGGGAGGTCCTGGGACTACGAGGTCGCCGAGTTCCCGGTGTGCGAGGGGCACAGCTATCTGCCCGACCTCTACGTCCACGGGCTGGGATGGGTCGAGGTCAAGGGTCCGCCGTTCCTCAGCGCCGCGTCCATGGCGAAGATCGCCGCCGGCGCCGCGGGCCCCCGTCCGCTGCCGAGCCGGGAGCACCCCTACACCCCGCCCGGAGCGGTCATCATCCTCGGTGACGTGCCCCGCGTCGAGCGCGGGATCAGGCCGGTCCACTCCATCGTCCTGGCTGAGACGACGACGCCCGGGAGGGCGGAGGTGTGGCACGTGGTTCTCGGACCACGAGGGGTGCCGGAGCTGATAGGTCAGAGGCCGGTGCGGACCATTGACGCCTCCGGGGTCATCCCGCGAGAGGGTCCCCCCATGGAGCTGCGACGCACCCTGTGCAACCCGGAGCCGGTGCGAGGAGCGGTGCCCCGGGACGTGGCCCGAGCCTACGCGGTCGCCGACAGCCTACGGGTGACGAGCCTGAGAAACCGGACCAGCCCAGTAACCGCTCACGGCTGCTGGGCTGGTCGGCCGCTGCACCCCTAGAACTGGGGCGTCGACCCGGTGGGTGCGGCCGGCGGCACCGGCCTGGTCACTGCCTGGTCGCCGTACTGCCCGCGCACCTGGTCCAGGACCCGCTGGCTGTAGGCGTCAGACCCTCCCGTGTAGCCGGAGAAGTTCTCCGGGGCCGTTGCCGCAACCGGCGCCTCAGGCGTCATGGGGGAGACCTGCGGAGCGGGGTTGCTGGGCATCGGCGCGGACGCGGCCGTGGGGACCGGCGCCGGCCTTGTCGGCGCGACCGTTGGGGTGTCGTCAACCGACGAGGCGAAGGCGCTGTTCAGGCGGTCGGAGCGGTCCTTCCAGCGCTCGCGGGCGGAGTCAACGGCCTTGTGGGCCGCCTTGCGTCCGGCGACGGCGCCAACGGCTCCGGCCGGGCCGGCCAGGAGCATCCCGCCGGTGGCCAGGGCCGCGTTCGTCGCGATCTCGCGCTTGTTGGTCGCCACCGCGTTCTTGGCCCGGGACACCGCCAGGGCGCCGTTGCGGGCGGCCTGAGCGGTACGACGACCGGCGTAGGCCGTGGCCTCCAGCGGGGCCTCCTTGAAGGCCTTGGCGGCGTTGGCCGCGGCCTCCTTGACCCCGACGGCCTTGGCCTTGGCGGCGTTGACCCGGCGCTTGGCGGCACCCGGGTCGGCCAGGGAGCGGAACTGCGCCTTGGTGTTGCGCGCCTTGGAGGCTGCTGCGGCGCCGGCGCCGGCCGCGGCGTCGCGCAGGCGGTCCCCGAGGGTGGAGGCGCCGTTGTCCTTGCGGTACTGGCGCTGGATGCGGTTCCTGCGGCCAGCGTCCTTGGAGTCGGCGCCCTGGGACTTGGCGTCCTTGCGCACCTGGCGCTTGCGGGCGGCCTCCTCGCGGGCCGCGGCCAGGCGGGTCTTGGCGTCGTCGGCCTTGTCCCCGGCCCGGGCGGCCTTCTCCTCCATCGCCTCGGTGCCCGAGCGCTTCGAGCGCCGCGCGTTCTCGCCACCACGGCGCCCGTCCGTGGACGTCTCATCGTCACCGTCGGCGCCGGTGGACCGGTCTCCGGCGCTCTCGCCGTCACCCTTGCCCTTGCCGCGGCGGGCGAGGCTGCGGGCGCCGGCCAGGGCGGAGGCCGCCCCACCGGCCAGGGCCCCACCGATGGCTCCCGAGGAGACTCCCTGGCCCCAGGCCATGGCTCCCTTGACCGTGAACGGCGAGGGGAGCTTCATGAGCTTGAATATGAAGTGCACCCCGATCACGCCGATCGCGGGGGCGAATGCCGAGAAGATCATGATCCCGACGCTCCCTGGGGAGAACATCTCCCGAGCCAGCTCGATGATGACCTGGGCGATGATGCACACGAAGCCGATGATGACGCTGACACCGCTGGCCGCGAACGCCGCCCCGAGAATCCGCTTGGCCGCCTTCTTGAAGGTCTCCGAGGAGCTGCCGGGGAGGAGCATCTTGAACATCGACATGAACAGTCCGACGATCATGAAGCACAGGACGAGCTTGCCCACGGCCTGGATGGCCGCGAGCGCCATGAAGACGACCGCGTCGATGCCCGAGCCGACGGCGAAGGACACATTCGAGATGATGCTGCTGGAGCCGCCCTTGCCGTGCAGCGAGCTGATGAAGTTGGCCTGGCCGGCGTTGTCGCCCGAGTTGGAGAATGTCTCCTCCACGGAGTCCTGCCAGTTGAGCTCCTCCAGGCTGGCCATCTCACCGCCGTCGTGCGCCCACCACTCGGTGCATATCTTGTTGGGTACCTTCTTCTTGCTGTCCTTGTTCCACTCGTCGCGGACCTCGGCCTTCTCGAAGCTGACGGGCTTGCAGGCGGCCCAGCCCACCAGGGCCTTGTCCTCCTTGACGGTCTCGCCGGTGAACATCGAGCTCGTCCGCGCGTTTGAGTACCACTTCTGCGCCGACTTCCCCTTGCCCCATGAGCTCTCCTGGCTGATGCCGTAGTCGCGCACGTCGGAGTTCTGGACGGCGGCCATGCGCTTGGACTCCAGGGCGAAGCAGTACATGTGGTCGGTGTAGGGGTTGTCGGTACCGAACTGCTGGCTCGCCCAGGCCGGCAGGGCGGAGGCCTCCCACATACCGGAGACCATGTTCGCCAGCTCGTACCCGGACGTCGAGCTCCACTTCCGTTTGTAGGTGGCCTTCAGCCACTTGACGTACTTCTTGCAGTTGTAGACGTCGTACTCGGGAAGAGGGTCACCCCCGTAGACCGGCTCGTAGCCGATCTCAATGACCCCGTTGTTCTCCCAGGCGTTGGCGACCTTCCCGGTGACCTTGTTGACGGCGTCGTTCGTAGTGGCGACCCACCAGGCCGGGGATCCCGCCCCGATATACCCCCTGGAGACGGAGGAGGCGGACGCCCCGTTAATCATGACGATGATGACGCCGGTGATGACCCCGGTCTTGACGATCTCGGAGAGGAGCTGTCCGAGGGGAATCTCGCGCTTGTGGTAACGCACGAAGACCGAGATAAGGCCGGTGATGACGAAGAGGGCGATAACCCCGGAGGTGTTGAGGGCCTTTCCAAGCTTCCCGACGACCTCGTCCATGTGCGTGGACAGGCGCTGCATCGGGCAGAACGACCCGGAGGCGTAGAGCACCGATGAGCTCATGGACCACATGGCGTTCCCGCCGGCCATAGCCGTTGAGGACACGCCGTTTCGCTGAACCTTCTCAGCGACATCGTTCCATGCGTCGGCGTCGAGGCGGGAGTGGAACGATGAGGTCGCGTCACTCCACCGGTTGACGGGGAGCCAGTCCGTTGACGTCGCCGTCTCGCCGTTCTTGTCGGCTGTGGCCAGGCTTCCACAGATACCTGAGGCGGTGATCCCCTTGTCGTTGGAGACGGACACTCCGGTGTTGCCCTCTCCACCCTCGTTGAGGTCTCCGTCCCCAGGGGCGGCCTTGGCCGGCGACGACAGGAAGGCCCCCATCATCATGGTGATGACAAGGAGGGTGATAACGGTCCCCAGGACCCTTCCGGCCCCGTTGGCTACCTTGGTCATGGCGGTGGTCATCACCGGCTCCTCTTGTCCGTGTTGTGGTAGACGGTCGTCGATCCCGGAACATTCCGAAGAAACGTGGTCGGGTACATCTCCAGAGCCTGACCGGAGGCGATGAACTTCCCGTCCAGCGACATCGCGCGGTTTCTCATCCTCTTCCAGGGGGCCTCGGCCTCCCCCTCACTCACCATCAGGGCGATACCCAGAACGGGGCCGATGAAGGTTAGTAGAAGGAGTGACGGCGTGCCGAAGATAATGGATGCGACGGCGGCGAAGGGAATGGCTACAAGGAGTCCGATGAACCCCGGCTTGATCCAGCTGACGGGAAACTGAAACGTCGCGATCGTCGTCATTCTGTCGGCGTTCGCCTTGATTCCCGTGAGCTCGGTCAGGTCTCGTGTCTGCATGGTCTCTCCTCCGCCTCGACGTCGTGCTGAGTATCAGCCTGGCACGACGTCGAGGCGGCTGCTCAGAAATCGTCAGCCGACGCCAGCGGATCCCAGTCCGGTGACGACGATGTTGATGATCGTCTGAACGATGAACAGGATCACCGGGACGGCGACCTTCGGAGCAATGAGGATGAGGCCCATAATCAGCGATCCGGAGATGGCCCTCCCCATCCCCTGGAAGGGGGATCCACCCTGACGCCGTGTCCAGAGGAAGCCGATGATGGAGGCGATGATGAGGATCAGTCCGACCCAGGCTGCGACTTTCAGGAGGCCATCCATCCCGGTGACCGACTCAAAGGCGGCCAGGAGGGAGTTCCAGGTCTCCATGAGGTTCACGTTCTCAGCGGTGGGAACCATGGAGGGATTTACAGGCGGAGCCACAGCGGCTCTCCTTTCTGTGAGCGGGTTTTACTTGTGCTCTCCTGTACCAGTCAGAAGTACGCGAAGAAGCCTTCGCCCCTGTGGGGAGGACAGGAGTGATGTGGGATCCTCGCAGGCCTTCCGAACCCGCTCGATGCGATTATCCCCCATGCCCAGGAGGGAGTCGCAGTTCTCCTGAGCACGTCTGGGTCTCCAGCGCCCGTCTCTCCCGCGGGGCTGGGCACGGGTCATGTCTCCCCTCCGTCGTAGAGCTCGAGCCGGGGATCGACGTCATCGGCCCCCCACCCCTCGGTCATGGCGCTGTTGAAGAGCTGGACGTCTCCGAAACGCATCTCGTCGGCGACGTCGTAGAGGTCGTGGACGTCCTGGCCCATCCCCGTGAAGAGCTCGGCTCGGTCCTGCCCCCAGACGGCCAGCACCTCCTGGTCGGTGCGTGCCCTGACCTCGTCGGCCAGCCAGCCTGCCGTCATCCTGGCGTCGAGCAGGGCGAGGCGGGCACGTCTGGCCACCAGGCTCGCCACCTCCCTCTGGTCCTGCGCCGTCCGGATGGGCCTGGCCCTCTCGGAGACGACGACGGTGTCCTCGGGGTCAACCTGGTCCGCATCGACGGCGGTGAGGATGCTCTCCAGGGCCGCCCTGCTCTCCTCCGGCCCCTGGTAGCCGTCGGGGGCCAGACCGACCAGGCCGTCATCGTCCACCTCCAGGCGGAAGGAGACGACCTCGGGAAGACGCTCGTGCACATGGGCGGCCCAGGCGCCCATCGAGCGCTCGTGGACCTCCTCGGACACGCTCTCCAGGTCGCGCCTGACCTCCTCCAGGCTCACTGGCCGGGCGGGGTCCTCGATCCCGCCCAGCTCCTCCGCGTTGCTGGCGGACCTCGGCTTGAAGTCGAATCGCCCGTTGGCGCACCGGGGCTGGTTGGTACTCACGGCTCCTCCTGTACCAGAGGTGGTCACACCCAGGCCAGGCACCACTGCCCCGTCCGGGGGCTGCGCCTGGTGACGGTGGGGGGCTCAGTGTCTCCCAGGTAGGGGTGACGGCTGACGACGTCAGTCCACGCCGACTGCGGGTCCTTGTTCTTCGAGGAGGCCCGCAGCTCAGTGATGGTGATGCCCTCGCTCCCGATGGTCCCGGAGGCGCTCAGGCTGTCGTCCCTGGACGTCGCCGCCAGGATCGTGGATGCGTCGGGGCCCTTTGCCGACCGGGTGCTGCTGACGATCTTGGCGAGCTCGGCGGCGTTCTGACCACGGATGGAGGAGAAGCGCGTACCTGAGGGGATGGAGACCTTGTCCATACCGGGGATGTTGATGCGCGGCGGCCTCGGGGCCAGGCCGTGTTCGACGACGAAGGACCTGGCCTGCTCGTTCCACTCCGGACGGGGAGCAGGAGCGGTGGACGGCGCCTGCGGCTCCTGGTGGGACTGCTCGGCTCGGCTGTCCTCCATGAACTCCCTCATGGTCCTGGCCAGCCCGCGGCCGCGGGTGCCGACCCCGACCGCCCAGGCCGCGTTGGACATCTTGACCCGGGCGGCGTCAACGTCCTTGGTCGCGACGTTGCCCGACGGGCACATGTGGGCCTCGGTCGCCGGCATGTAGCGCCCGCAGCTGTCGCACTTGTCGGCCGGCACCGACTTGCGGCCAGCCTGCTTGATGTGCGCGTTGTAGAAACGCCCCATCGACTGGGACCGGACCAGGCCGTCGTAGAGCGCCTGGGGGGCGTCGTTGTAGGCGTAGGCGTTCCCGTGCATGGACATGTACAGGGTGGAGGTCGATGCGTCGTAGCCGACCTCCTGGATGAAGGAGGACCCCTTGACGGGGTGGGCCTCGGTCCCCTCCATCCGGTCCATCTCCGTGATGAGGTTATTCATCGACGCCACCTGGTTCATGGCGAAGCTGGGGCGCTCGGCGCCCAGGACCCAGGACATCTGGCGACGGGCGTAGTCGGACATCCTCTTGTCGTCCACGAGGGGCGCCACCGTCCACGTCCCGTTCTCGTCGCGGTGGAACCGGGCCCAGCCGGTGACGTGGCCGTGGTCGTTGCCGGCCTGGAAGGGGGCGTCGAAGGTGTCCACGCCGGAGTCGGCCATGCGCTCCAGGGCCGCCTTGGACGGCATCCTCAGCGTGCCGGCGGCGCCGGAGTACGTCCGCTGGGTGGTGCGCTTGCCGTCGATGAGCATGTCCATCTTCGGCACCTCGCCACCGGTCTCCTCGCTGAGGTCGATGGTCGCCAGGGCGTCACGCCAGAACGTGCGGGAGGTACCGGCGACCTTGCGGGAGATGAATCCTCCGCTGAGCTCGTCGGCGTCACTGGCACCGGCCACGTAGGAGGCGTACTTTCCCTGCTCGTCCCGGGTGTCCTGGCGCCTCTTCTGCTTCTTGCTCTGGGGCTTGCTGCTCATGTCTCTCCTCCTGGTCAGGCGTTGTGGTGCAGGCCAATGGCCTGGGAGATGGCCTCACACTTGTCTGCGGCGGAAACTCCGTAGCCGCCCTCGTGGGCGATCCACTGGCAGTACGAGTTCAGGGGCTCGTCCCCGTCGGGATCCGGCCTCCATGTCTTCCTGGTCTCCGGGTCGTCAGAGAACGCCGCCGAGTACCGACTGCCGGCGCGGATGACGTAGTCGTCAACGGTCTCGGCGGTTCTGGCACTCCACGAGGGGTTGTGGTTCAGGTAGCTGCGGATGCTCATGGTCGCCTCGGCGTCGAGGGAGACCCGCCGGCCGTTCCTGGTCACTGCCTCGACCTGCCCCTGGTCGTTGTAGAAGAGCATCTCCCGGACGCTCCCGTCGGGGTTGAAGGTGACTTCCCCGGGCTCGCCGAAGCGCCCCCCGGGCACTGGGGCGTCATCGTCGGTGTAGGTGCGTCTTCCCGGGCCAGCCATGTAGTCGGCGCTGACGACGCGCCCCTTGGCGTCGAGGTCGGCCCTGCGGGGGCCGAAGTCCGACCACGCCTCGTCAACGGTCCCCACCCCGACGTCGGTGGTCCTCTCGGTCCACTGCCCGGTGTCAGGGTCGTGAACCTCCTCAATGGTCCGGTAGTGGGTGGCGCTCCCCAGGTAGGAGTCGACCTGGTCGGCGTCGGCGCCGTGGTGAGCTCGAAGGAGGGCCTCGGTCTGGGCGGCCACGTACTGCTCCATCGAGGCGATGTCGGTCCCGCTGGGCGTGGAGTGCTCCAGGTCCTTACCCAGCGGCATGGACTTGGTGGTGGCGGCGTAGTCGTCGGGGAGGTTGTCCGGGTCCCAGGGCCCCCAGGCCTTCCCCTGGTCGATCAGGCCCAGCCGGGCGCTGGTCTCACGGTCGGCAAGGTCAGCGGCGGCAGCCAGGTACTCGGGGCTGTCGTACTCCAGGTCACAGATTCTGGTCTCCTGCCCCTCACCGATCCCGCTCAACTCGTCAGCGGCGCTGGTGCCGAGGCCGGGCTTCGTCCTGTAGGTGCCGTCGTTGTTGCGGTTGTTCTGCTGAGCCTGCTGTAGGGGGCTGAGGTCCTTGTTGCTCATGCCCCCTCCTGTACCAGGTCGGAGGAAGACTCGAGGTCGAGAGGCTCCAGCAGGCTCGGTTGCAGCAGGAGGGACGTTGACTCCTCCATCCCGATCTCCTCGACGACCTCACCGAGGTAGCCGATCCTGATCGGCGTGCGAAGCGACGCCTGGGCGAGGACAGACGCCCACCAGTCCATGCCCAGGAGCCGGAGTGGCCCGTCGAGGGGGTAGGACTTGTACCGGTACAGGACGCCGACGGGAACGCCGTCGATCTTGCGGGCTGCCGACACCACGGTGTCAATGGATCGTGATGTGTGGGCGATGACCGCTTCCATCCTCTTGGCCACCTCCCGAGGAAGGAGTATCCGACTGGTCTCGAAGTTCTTCAGAGTTGACTCGCTGACCCCGATGATGCAGGCCATCCTCTTGATGGTTAACCCCATCACCCTGCGGTGCGCCCGTGCACAACTCCCCGTCATCTCCATGGCTCTCACCTTCCGGCCGACTGTTCTGACGGAAGGATTTTACCCACTTCGTGTAAGCGTTCTGAGTAAACGAACGGGCCGACGTCTCGAACAGGCGAAAAAGACACCGCCCCGATGAGGAGCGACTCATCGGGGCGGTGGGCTTCTACTGGTTGGCCCAGCGCCGTGCTCTGGAGGTCAGGGCCGCCGCCGAGTACCTTCGCGCGTCCTCGACGGGGACGCCGTCAACCTCCATCCCGGCGACCTCGTCGCTGCGGAATGAGGTCCAGACCTTGACGTTGCGCCCCTGGTTGTCCTGGAACTCCAGGGAGGGGCCGTCGGTGCGGTAGGGGACGCGCACCTCTCCGTCCAGCCTGTCGGTCAGGATACGGCTGGCGATGGCCTCGGCCTGTCGGCGGGTGACCCCGGAGCCGAGCTCTGCGGTGATGTGGTCCGCCATCGCCTTTTTGTGGTGGTCGTTGTTCAGGGACGAGGGGCCCGTGGGCATCTTGATGCTCTGGATGGCACGGTCCAGGTCGTCAGCGGCCTCCGCGGGATTCCTGCCCCGGCGGGACATCCGCTTCAAGGTCGTCTCGTACTCCTTGGAGGCGGAGATGTCCGGCGTCCCGTACACCTTCGGGCACGGTCCCTGATCCCACCTGCGCATGACCAGACGCCCGTTCTTGTAGAGGCTGTGCGACGGCGAGCTCCCGTAGTCGTCCCCGTGCTCACCGGTGGCCCTGGGGCGGAAGGACACTGCGGTGTAGTCGCCCTTGGACCTGATGATCGCGCCGCGTCCGTCCGGGAGCGTGAGCGTGTCGCCCTGTCTGAGCATGGAGTAGTCGGGGTCGGCGCTCACCAGGGGGGCCATGTCCCTGGAGCCGACCATGTCGTCGTCGGAGACCGGCCTTCCGCCGGCAGCAGGGAGCCAGGTCATCGTGTGTGGATCCAGGCTGTAGCGCTCGCCCGTGCCCCGGTTCATCGCCTCGGTCACCGAGGCTCCCGAGGGCAGGGTCCAGGAGTCCGCCTCTTTGAGACGACGGTAGGCCTCGATGCGCTCGGGGCCGGCGCCGTCAACGGCCATGGTCTCCAGGTCGATGTCAGGGCACCCGGCCGAGGCGGGGAAGATGCTGGCTCTCTCGCCCGCCTGCCTGAGCTCAGGGGAGACCCGACCGGTGGTGCGGCCGACGAAGGAGTCCCAGGGGTAGTCGTTCCACGACGAGCCGGGGTCCGCCTCGTTGAAGTACCTGGTCTCGGCGCTCTCCAGCCTGTCGAAGGCGCGTGTGAGAGTGGTGCCGGGGTCGAGCTCCATGGTCCGCTGGTAGACCTCGGGCTCGATGCCGTCCGAGGGCTCCAGGCCGTAGCGAGAGCTCATGAACGCATCGAGCTCGTCGGAGTGGTCGTCGATCCACTCCCGTACCTCGTGGTCGTCCACGCCCTCGGGGAGGACCCCCTTGCGCACCAGGGCGAAGCCGACGTCGCTGGTGACGTCCCGGCGGGTGGAGAGAACCAGGGTCCCGTCGTCCTCGCGGGCGATCTCCGCGGAGGAGACACCGGTCTCCTGGAGGAGGTCGGTGATGTCTGCGACCCCATCCCCCTTATCCAGCCTCGACTCCAGGTCTGCCTGGATGGAGTGGAAGGTCTGGCCCTCACCGATCCCGCTCAGCTCGTCTGCGGCGCTGGTGCCGGGCTTGTAGGAGGTGTACTTCCCCTGCTCGTCTCGGTGCTTCTGCCGCTCTTCCTCGGCCGCGCTCTTGGTTTTGATGCTGCTCATGCCCCCTCCTGTACCAGGGCCGGGCATGATGCGACCACGCGCGAGTCACGACCGAAGTAGATGGTCCACGACACGGGGCCGGTCCTCCTCACGCCCTTGATGGACAGGAAGCCGAGCAGACCGTTCAGGGCCCGCGTCCTCGCCGAGTGAAGGTGCTCGTCGCGAGACGGCTCCACCGAGTACTCGACGGCGCCGGTGGAGACCCGGGGGCCGGTACTGGTCACCGGGGGCGGGCCGACGAGGAGGCGGATGTCTCCGTCGGGCACCTAAGTGCGGCACCCGCAGCAGGTTCTCACCGAGCTGGTCATCGCCGCCCCCTAGCTCCCATGGTGCTCAGTACGATCACCACTCCGGCGATCGTTGCGGTTTCCATGCGGTGCTTGTCCATCCAGTCAATCGCCTTCTGCGCCCATGGCCCGAGCGTCCTCTCGACGTTGTTGGTAGCGCCCGCGGCGGCCTTGGACGGGTCGGTCTCGATCTCCACCTTGCCGGCCTTCTGGGCGGCCTCGGCGACGGCGGCGCTGACCTGCTCCTTGACCGACTCCATGGTCACCTCGTCGAGGGGGGTGATCTGCTTGGTCATGCCGGCGTTGCTGGTGGCGCAGGACTCCAGCTTGGAGACCAGCCACTGACGGTCCCCGTCGGGCATCCCCAGGCCGTGCTTGCGGGCGGTGGCGGTCAGGGAGGCGGCGTACTCACAGATGAAGGGCTGGTTCACCGGGACCCATCCCTTGCCCCCGTCCGTCGTCCACGTACCGTTGGAGGACTGTCCCTTGGGGGACGTCGTCGGGCCCGAGTCCGACTTCTGACCGTTGGCCGGCCCGTCAACGGCGAGGAGGTTGCCGGGGTCGTTGGCGATCGCCAGGCGCGCGTCAGCGTCCCAGGCCCAGCCCCCGTGGGCGTAGACGTACCCCAGGGGGAGCAGGTGGTCGATCTGGACGGCGCTCGACGTGTCCTTGCCGCGCTTGAAGGGGATGTCCTTACCGGTGTAGGGGTCTTTGAGGTTGCCGCTGGCGACGACGCAGTCGGACCCCTTCTTGTAGGACACCTCCGTCAGGTCACGCTTCAGGACGTCGTTGCGGGTGTCGCACCCATTGCCGTCGACGTCGTACCAGGACTCTCCGAACCACCCTGTGCGCCCCGAGCTCCTCTGCCAGGCGTCAGGGTGAGAGGAGCCCGAGTTGTCGGCCTGGGCGGTGTTCCAGTCCTGCGGTGCCGGGTTGTCGGCGGCTATCCCCTTGGCGGCCTCGGCGTAGGCGGTGTACGGGGAGGCGCCCTCCTCGGCGATGGCCGCTGGCTGCACAGCACTGAGCAGCACCAGTGCCGCGAGCACGGCCCAGATGCTGCCCAGTCGTCGTCTTGTCTTCATGGGATTCATGATCCCACGAGTCCCGGGCATCACTCAGGAACCGATCAGGCTCTGGATGGTGGCCGGGGTGATGACCCCCAGCATGGCCTCCTTCTCCGCCGCCTTCGGGGAGTTGACAACGATTGCTCCGCCGGAGGTCTCCTCGTGGGCCTTGACACCCGCGGGGAGCTGCCCCTTAGCGGCGACGATCTCCTTCAGAGAGGTCTTCAGGTGGGGAGCGGCGACGGGCCCCACCTTGTCCGGAAGGTGCTTCTTGACGAGCTCCACGACCTCCGGGTCGGCAGGGTCGAGCACCTCCTCGCGGACGCTGGAGGGCATCGCCACCTGGGCCCACAGGGCGAAGGCCTCGGGGTCGACGACCTCGTAGACGGTCTTGACCGTCAACTCCCGGCGAGTCACAGAACCGATGCGGGTTCCGTCCGGAAGGCTCACCGTCCGCCGGTCACCGGGGAGGAGGTGGTCGCCGTCAGAGAGCTCTAAGCGGGTCTCGGCCGACATCTTCTTCGCCGCCTTCTCGATGAAGTTGGCGAAGGAAAGACGGTTCAGAAGCGTCTCGGTGGACACGACGACCTCAGACCGGACGTCGCCGTCGTCGCCCTCCTGGACCTGCCCCCCAGCGTTGTCGAGGAGGTCCTGGGCCTCCCGCTGGGTGACCTTGTCACCCCGGGGGATGACGGCCAGGAAGGCGCCGTCTACGTCGACTCGATTACCCTCCTGGTCGAATCCGATGGTGATGCCGGCCTCCGCCCGGCTCATGGCGGCGGCTACCCGGCGGGCTGCGGTGGTGATGTCGGACATGATCTTGCTCCTTAGGCGTTGGTGCTGCTGAACCTATGGTGCCCGGGGGCGGAAGACCCCCGCACCCAGTGGCTGGGTACGGGGGTCTGATCCTTTCGTGGGCGTCAGCCCTGACCGAAGTCGGCGAACGGGTTCGGATCCGTCTCGGCATCGTCCGCATCGCGCCGGCGGCGAGCCAGGAAGTAGCCAGCGGCCCCCAGGGCGCCAACAGCGGCGAGGGCTCCGACTCCGAGCATGATCGGGGTCGATGATGCGTGCTTGCCCTTGGCTGGCTTCTCGGCGGCCTTCGTCTGGGCGGCGGGCGACTTCGACTCAGTGGCCTTTGGCTTGGAGGACACCGAGATCTTGGGGTCTGGCTTCTTCGACGGTGCCGTCGTCGAGGGCGCCTTGGTCGCCTGGCCGGCGTTGGAGGACTCGGAGGACTTCTGACCAGAGTCGTCCTGGCCGGCCTCCTGCGTCGCCGGGGTCTGGACAACCACCTGAGTGACCTCCTCGCCGGTGGCCGCGTTGACCCAGGTACGGGTCTCCGTGGCCACACCGCTGCGCAGGGTGACGACCGTGGTCGGGACCACCGAAGTGTTCACCTGGGCCGCCGCCTGCTCGGCGGTCATCGAGCTGGTGTCGGGCGCCGGGGCCTCGGGAGCAGAGGGCTGCTCGGAGGCGCTACCACCGCCACCGCTACCCCCACCGCCGGGGTTCGGCTGCGGCTGAGGAGCGGGGTCCGGGGCCGGCTCGGGCTCGGGCTGCGGCTGAGGCACCGGGTTGTCACCAGGACCGGGCTGGGGCTCAGGGGCGGGAGGGTCAGGCTGAGGCTGGGGCACAGGGTTGTCACCACCACCCCCACCGCCGGGGTTCGGCTGCGGCTGGGGAGCGGGGTCCGGGGCAGGCTCGGGCTCGGGCTGCGGCTGAGGGGCCGGGGGCTCAGGAACGGACGGAGGGATGACGTTCTCGTCAGTGAGGATCCCGTTGGTCGGGTCCTTGACCCGGCTGACGGTCGCGTCCAGCCAGGAGACGTCGCCCTCCTGACGCTGGCGGACGGTGATCTGAGCGTCAGGAGTGGACATGACGATCCCCTCCTTGTCCTCCAGCATCGGACCGACCCCCTTGGAGGAGGAGTAGGTGCCTACCTCCTCGCTGGAGTCGGTGGAGGACTCGGAGATCGTCCGCTGCCCGGCGTCCTGACGGGCTCGGTAGATGTCGTACCAGGCCTGGGACTCGGTCTGGTTGGTCGTGTTCCCGGCCTCCTCGGCCGTGTACTTGTGCTCCCCCTCGGGGACGATGTTCCCGGCCTCGGAGGATGCCTCCGCGGCTGCGGCCGGTGCAGGGGTCTGGTCGTCGGCGAAGGCCGACGGCATCGCCAGCGAGGAGAGGATGACCGCCGTGGTCACGGCCGCCATCGCCCCCTTGCGCGGGGGCAGGGAAGTCTTCATGGTGGGGACCTTTCTTGTGGTTCGGGATCGGGCTCGACCCCAGTGTGCCACCTCGGCCCGGGGTCTCACCGTTTAGCCGGCATGTCACAGCCCTCCAAGGCCTTCATGCGGGCAGGGCCGACCTCCCACAGGCCCAGGTGCGCGGCCCCCACCAGGGCCAGGCCGCCGGCGTCGGCGGTGTCGCTGCGCTCCAGAAGCGCCTCGGGGAGGATCCTGGACACCGCTGCGGTCACCAGCGCCTTGGTGGCGTCACCCCGTCCGGTCATGATCGCTTTGAGGCTGGACGGAGGGACCATACCCCAGGGTGTCCCGCGCCTGCCCAGGGTGCTGAGGACAGCGTGGGTGAGCATGGCCCGGTCGTAGAAGCCGGGGTCGCTGGCGCGCCCGTAGCTGGGGGCCTCGACAACGACCAGGTCAACGTCCCCTGCCTCCAGGGCCGAGGAGACGATGGTCGAGGCAAGACGATCGACGCGCTCCACGCGGCGCTCCCAGGAGTCGGAGCGGCTGCCCCGTGAGGTGACGATCTTCTCGACGACGACCTGGAGACCTCCGCTGATGACCATGACCCCCGTGGAGGTCAGGGACAGGTCGAGTCCGGCGATGAGTGGTGACGACTGGCTCATGAGGTCCAGGCTAGGCGCACGGGAGGGTGCCGGCTCGGTATCAGAGCTCGTCAATGTCGATGCCGGAGTCCTCCAGCACATCCAGGGCCGCCCGTCTTCCGGCCTCCATGGCGAGGCGGACGTCTCTCTCTCTGACCCCCAGGGCCCTGGCGACCGTCCGGCTCCCTGACGCACCGTCCCCATCGGCGACGGTCTCCAGCCAGGTGGTGACGATGCGGGCCTCCCGGTCGTCAAGGCGGGCGGCGACCTCGCGGATGAAGGCGGCCGTCTCGAACGGCGCCAGGAGGTACGCCCCCTGCGCCGGCATCGTCACGTCCACCTCGGTCAGCTCGTCATCGATGGACGCGCCCGAGTCCTTCAACGTGGCCAGGTCCCCCGGTGAGAACGTGCCCATGTACGCCACCTCGGCGTTCAGCGTCCCGCAGGCGGTGAGCACGTCGAGGCCTCGGTCCTCCATGACCCCCCTGATCCGCCGCCCCCGCCGGCGCGCCAGGCTCATTCCGCTGGCCGGTGCCAGTCCTACCTCGGAGTCGAGCCACTGCTTGACGTGGTTCCTCAGGCGCATGGAGAAGAAGGCCCCGAAGGCGTAGGTGGCGCGGGTCCTGCCTGCCCTCTCGTCATCGATGAGGCCGGCGACCACCTCCCAGGCCATGGACTCGATCTCGTCGAGGTGGTCGCGCCGGCGCAGGTTCATGGACCGGTAGATCCTGAGGGCCTCAGCCCTGACGGGGTCGGCCCATGACCTCATGAGATCATCGACCTCTCCTGCGGCCAGGGCCCGGCGAAGGTCGCTGGTGAGCATGTCCTTCATCCCGGACTCCCAAGCCACTCAGGGGGAGCGGGGGTCCAGGGGAAGCCTGACCACAGGGTCGGGGGCTGTTCGAGCACGCACGCGAGCGCCGCTACCCTCCTCTGACCGCATCTCGGATCGACGATCTCCCCGAGGGTCATCTGCCCGGTCACGTCAGGGTTCGCCGCCTTGATGCGCTCCAGGAGCGACCTCCAGCGCCCGGGCTCTGCGGAGCGAAGCACAAGCTCCAGGGGGAGGGAGCGGGAGGCACGGTCGCCGTCCTCGGCGAACCGCACGAGGTCCTTGACCTTGATGAATCCCCGCTCCAGCCCCTCCAGGGCCTGCCTGCGCTTGCTGCTGTCCGCCCTGCTCATTGGCTGCTCCACCGACACCTGTTCACAGCGTCCATGATATGGACGCGCCTGAGGCGCAAGCCGTTTCCGTGGGTTCGCAGCGCAAGCGCAACGCAGGCGCAGAACCACTCGGTGGCCGTCATCGTCCCGGGGCCGGCGGGGTCGGGGACCGTCGCCATCCGGAGGGTCGTGACTGCCACGTCGTCAACGAGGTGGGGGTGGACGAGGTCGGAGGAGACCGAGACCATCCCTCTGTGCAGACGCTTGTAGGCCCAGTTGCACGAGGAGACGACGTCTCCGGCGTCCACGAGGGCTGGGGTCATGGACCGTACGGTCCCGTCGGCCAGGCACGTCCCGGACACGGTGTCGCACCCATTGCTGGCGTCGGTCCAGTCCATGCGCCCGTAAGAGGTGCCATCAGCGAGAACCGCCCACGCCGGCAGGACGTGGGCGGTTCCGTGTCCGCTGCGGAGGAGGAATCCGGCGTCGACGCAGTTCAGCAGACCGGCGAGGACCTGCTGCACCGGGGTCTCACCCGCCTCTGTGGATGTTGAAGATCTCGGAGGCCACCGGTCCGAAGACGGGGTGGTCGAGCTGGCGCCTGGCCTCGTCGGTGACGACGGAGTCGGTGTAGGGGATGGCCGCCCGGACCTTGGCCGGCTGGAACAGCTCCAGGAGCTCTGCGTCGGTGGGGCGCGGACGCCCCTGGGGGACGCGGTTCATCACACCGATGACTCGGCCAGGAGCCAGCTTCGCGTAGTTGCCGACGGTTCGAGGGACCGCCCCGACACCCTTCAGCGAGGCGTCGGTGACCACCAGCGCCCAGGCGCCCATGTCCTTCATGCCGAAGTGGAGGACCTCGCTCATGAAGGGGTCGTCGTCATCCATGGTCGGAACATCGACCACGATGAGGGACTGCTCATCGTAGTCGTCGATCCCTGGCTGGCCCTCGGCAAGGCTGTTGATGACCTTCTCCCAGCGGGAGACGTCGGGCCTGGGCTGGTCGGCCGGGGGCGCGAGGATGAATCCGAAGGGGACGCGGGCGCCCCTGATCCTTTTGAGGTTGTCCGGACCAAGGACGACGTCGGCCATCGTCACGCCCCGGTCGAGCCCGCTGACGTTCTCGAGCTCGCTTGCCCCCAGAACCTCAGTGAGGTCGCCGGCCACGTCCACGAGGTAGACGTGGCCCAAGCCGAGAGCGTTCGCCTCGAAGGCGATAGAGCGGGCCAGGGTGGATTTGCCGACGCCGCCTGCGGTACCGACGACGAAGAGCACGCGGGACCAGGGAAGGAGGTCGTTGACCTTCCCTCGGCCGGTGCGAGGAGAGGGAATCTGCCTGTTGACGGGGGGTGCGGCCGGGGCCGCCTGGTAACCGGCGGACGGCAGGGGGGACTGCGGCGAGAAGCCACCGGTGACGGGGGCGGCCGCGCTGCCGGCCACCGGGAAGGCGCCGGTCGTCGCCGGCGGCTGCTGGGGCTGCACGGGGTAGGCCTGCTGGACTGGGAAGCCGCCGGTGGGCGGGGAGCCGGTCCACGCCTGGGGCGCCACCGCCGCCGAGCCGGCCACCGGGAAGGCCCCGGCGGGCGCGGGCTGGGAGCCGGTGACGGTGCCGTCAACGTTGATACTGAAGGTGCTGTCGCTGTCCACCGGGTCCACCCCGAGCGCCTGGAGGAGCATGGACAGGGTGATGCTGGATCCGAAGACGGCGAGGTCTGTGCTCCCCAGGTCCTCCCGGGTCTCCTGCCAGGCATCGGCGTCCGGGGAGATGGTGATGATCTTCTTGATGTTCGCCTTCTTGGCGACGACGAATGAGGCCCAGCGCCTCAGGGTCTCGCGCTCCGCGTCGCTCATACCGGTGACGATGATGATGAGGTCCTCATCGGTTGAGTTCAGCTGCTCCATCATGGAGACGGACGAGATCGGGGAGAGGTCCACCCCTCGACCAGCCAGCACCTGGGAGAGCTGCGGAGACTCGATCACTGCGGTATTCATGTGGACGATTCTCCCCCATGGCCGCGTGGTCCGTTCGGTTTCAGACGTCGCGCTGGATCATCCAGGAGGAGCCCCCGCCCGCAGGCGGGACCGACGGCGGGAGCGTTGAGGCGGTCACGACGGACATGGGGTCCTCCACGGTCGGGACGAAGGTCAGGATCCCGCTGTCGCCGACCATGATGTCGTAGACGAGGTCGAAGACCGAGTCCTTCGTCCCCTCGACGATCTCGTCACGGGAGGCGATGTGCCGATCGAGCTCGCGGAAGGCGTCCGTCAGGTCTACCTGGGGGTCTTGGGACGACTTTTTGGAGAGCCAGTACCAGTAGGAGTCATTCGGCGCCATACCGTTGACATACTCGAGAAGCGAGCCGTACCAGAGAAGGGATGACTGCTCCTTGGAGTCGGAATCCTTGCGAGCCCGGTCGAGGCGAATCGAGAGCTCCTCGGCAGTGAACGACCGCCCCAGGGTCTGTAGAAGAGGCAGGACGTTGAGAGCCAGGTCAAGGTCCCAGTTCTCAGAGCCAGGAGAGCGGCCGGCCAGGGGCGCACTCAGTGCCGCCACCTCCGGGTCATCAACAGATGCACTGGACAGCCATGTCCGCACTCGGTCCATGCCCAGACCGGATGACTTGACGATGTCCAGCCACTTGCCGGTGCGAGGGTCGAACCACCCTGAGTAGAGCGCCTCCAGGAGGATGCGCAGAGCCCACTCCTCATTACTCTCCTCACGGACGTTGCCGCCGCCTTCGTCAATCTCAGCTCGGGCGATCGTCTCCACGGGCATCCACAGGAAGGGGTGGCCCTGGATCGAGGGGTTCGCGGTCAGCACCCGGGCTCGCTCAGGGGTCATCAGGGGCACGGCCGTGGTCGCCCACAGCGGGGCGATCACCATGTCGCTCCCCAGGCCTGTCGCCCGGCTCATGGCGTTCCGGTTGTCGACGGAGTCGAGGAAGGAGGGGGCCCCGTCCTCGTAGGAGTCCGCCCACAGATAGGGCAGGAGGAGGTTAACGCCTGCGCTCTTGGGCTGGAACTGAAGGTCTCGCATGGTCTTTCGGCCTCTCTGTGGTCTCTGCTCAGGTTACGTCGGGGGCGCCGTGGCCGGCTAGAAACGATCCGGCACCCAACTCGGCACGCCCCACGGGGAGGGGAACGACCCCGGATTCGGTGCTGGCGGCATCCTGGGGATGGTGCCGGGATCCGGGGCGAGAGCCTCCGTCTCCTGGTTCCCGCCAGCCCTCAGGGGCGCCGCGGGCGCGGGCTCGACTGGCGCCTCCGGTAGGGGCACGAGGTCGCCCAGGGCCAGGGGGGAGGCTCCCTGCTCGCTGACCGGCTCCTCAGCCGGAGCCTCCGGCAGGGGGTCAGGCTCAGGGGTGGGTTCGGGATCGGGGTCACCAGCGGCTTCGCCCTCATCGTCTGCGTCCGCCGAGTCGTCGTCGAGGTCCAGGTCGCTCATGTCCAGGCTGGACAGGTCGATGCTCTCCTCAGGACTGCCAACGGGGTCCGGCTTGATGACCTCGTAGGCGCTGGCGGCGGACTTCTTGGGCATGAATTGGCCGATGTCCCACTTCTCCCTCTCGGGGAGGTCGGCCAGGTGCTCGGCGTAGGTCTCAGCTGATGCGTACCAGGTCTGCATCTCAATGGCACCCCTGGTCATGGACTCGAAGATGCCTCGCCCGATGGGTGTGTGGGTCAACCTGGGAGCGGCCTCGGGGTTCTTCAGGCCGGAGGCCATCTCGCTCCACCCAGGTGCTCCCAGCAGGAGTCGGCCCATGTTGTCCTTCAGGTCGCCTCCGGGGATGGCCTCCATGGTCTTGGCGTTGAGCTTCTGGGTGCCCAGAAGGAGGTGAACACCGGCGGACCTGGCCTCGCGCCCGATACGCCCAGTGATCGAGGCGATGGCCGCTCTGGAGGCGTTGGCCGCCTTCGTGGCCTCGATGTTGCTGAGCACCTCCGGGTCGGTGACCCCGCTGGATGAGGGGACCTTCTCTCCCAGCAGGAGCGAGGTGAACTCGTCGATGATAATCAGGACGTGACTGGGGCGAATGTCCTCGGGAAGGTCGTCAATGGAGGTGGCACCATGGGCGGCGTTGAGGTCCACCCGTTTGCGTACCTCTCCATAGACGTACCTGAGGATGGCCTCCGACTCACTCAGATCACCCGTCATGGACGCCATCCAAGACTGGAAGGGGACAAGGTCCGCCGCCTTCTTCGAGGGGTCAACGAAGGCGACCTCCCAGCCAGCACGCAGGGCTCCGTAGACAGCGGTCTCCAGGGTCGCTGTCTTTCCGGTGCCGGTCATTCCCAGGCAGAGCATGTGCGGGGTCGTCGAGATGTCCCAGGTCACCGGGGATCCGTCGATCCCGGACCCCATGGGGATACGCAGGTTCTTGCCCGGCCCGGTGGAGGCGATCATGGGGTCGGCGACGTCGAAGCTGTAGTTCGCCCTGTCCGGGATCGGGTTGGTCCGTGAGGCCAGGAGCCTGAGCGTGGAGGGGTCGTTGGGGATGTCGACCACCTGGAGGAAGGCGTACCCGGTGGCGGAGCGGAGCTGGTCCAGGGCCTTGGGCTCACGCACGTCGCGCACGGAGACCCCCTGGGGCAGCGCGAAGTCGTAGACGGTGACCTTCGGATTGGTCTCCAGCGGTTCGCAGGAACGCATCGTCGGTGTCTCGCGGTAGGCGGTGACGAGCTTGGCGGAGGCGAAGGCGGCCTCGAAGTCGAGCTCGGCGACCTCCGCGCGCCGGGACTCCTTGACCTCCGCCTCACTGGGCTGCTCACCGACGTAGAGCTCGGTCAGCCCCGTGGCCACGTCGGTGCGCACCCGCAGCCATGGGCATCGCAGGTGTCCTTTGAGCCTGTCGGCCTTGGAGGCGATGTCGGCGTTGGACAGGCCGCCGTAGAGGGCCATGGAGACCTTCCAGATGTGCGGGGTCGACGTGGTCAGGCACTCACCCTTGACCACCTGGGGGATCTTCGCGTGGCCGAAGACGGCGCGGAAGGCGGATGAGACCAGGCCGGACAGGACGATCTCGGGACCGGTGCGGGAGTCGTAGAGGCTGGCGTGGCGACGGCGCCGGTCGGGTTTGATGTCCTGGGGGAGGTCGGGGACCGGGGTCTCGGAGTAGGCGAGGATGAAGAACTTGTCGCTGCGGCTCCCGGGCTTGCGGCCCTTGGGGTTCTCCGGGCCCATGAAGCCCAGGTCCAGCCAGGGCGCCGACTTCAGAGCGGTGCGCATGGGATCGACCTTGGAGACGTACTCCTTGCCGACATCGACCCCCTTGCGGGAGACGAACGGGACGTAGTGGATGGTCTGGCCGTTGCAGGCGAGCTCGTTGATCGCCTTGAACTGGAGGGTCGGGGTCGCCTCGCTCCTGAGCACCTCGGTCCACACCGAGCTCCAGAAGCTGGTCACCCTGAGGCGGTCGATCTGAGCGATCATCGCCTCGTCCTCCCAGTCGGCATCCTCCAGGGGTCCCACCAGGACGGAGTCGCTCTCGGTGACGTAGGTGGAGCGCATACCCTCGACGTTCCCGGCCAGGGGTGCGAGGACGTCGGACACTGACGGATCCGTCTCCGGGGGGAAGGAGACCTCCCAGACGTGGGGGGCGGAGGCGGTCAGGCGGGTGGCTCCCATGACCATGATCCTCTCCTGGGAGCTGGAGCCCGCCCAGTCGGCGATCGCGCACTCGGCGGCCATGACCACCTGGTCCTCGGTCGTCTCATCGCTGGTGATGTCGACCTCCTCCGTCTTCGGTCGCACAACCACCCGGAAGCTGCTCAGGGAGGCCTTGGACCGGTTGGGCACCCCGTTCGCGACCACCTCGGGCTCAGGCAGGGTGAGCACCTCGTTCCCCTCTCCCACCGTCGCCTCGACCGCGGCCGCGATGGAGGTCTGGGTGCCTCCTTTGAGGTAGTAGCCGCTGTCCTTGCCGGTGGCGACGGAGAACTTGTTGACCACCCAGGGTGAGATGGTGTCCAGGCCAGTCAGGAACGGGTGCTCCTTCTCCTGGGCCGACGTCCACGCAGCCGACCAGGCGACTCGCGCGACCTTTCTGGCGATCCAGCCGGAGCGGCAGTACATCCCCCAGGTCAGCCACCAGGAGATCCCGGTGCCGCCCAGGAGTCCGGCGACGGCGCCGACGACGGCTCGCCAGGTATCCATATCGGAGGTGGAGCTGATGCCCATCCAGGTGCCGGCGACGGCGCCGACGACGATGGGAACGGTCATCCTCACCCTGGTGAGGACGCCGGCCTTCCTGAGCCCGTCGATAGTCGCCGGCAGGGACACGCCTGGGGCTGGCTCCTCTGGCGAGGCAGTGGTCCGCAGGACGTGGGCCACGCAGACAACGGTGAGGAAGGCGGCGACCGCGTCAGCGGCCGTGAACCAGGCGTCGTACCCCAGGGGGCTGCTGACGGGGGCCGCCACAGCCGCAAGGGCCGCCGCGAGCGCGATGAGGGTGGACGAGCGCAGCGGTACGACGGATACCCACGGCGTCAGGCCGCGCATCACCATCATCCTGGTGTACATACGGTGGTAGTAGCGCTCGACGGCGCCCTCGGGAGCCGGCTCGGTGCGCGAGCCGACCACCTTCTTCCCGGACAGGACCGGGGTGCGGGCCAGCCAGGCCCCGGCCACCAGGACGACCATGGCGGGAAGAAGGGTGGGCCAACCGACCAGGACGCGAACGGCGATGAGGGAAGCCACCACCAGGAGGCAGTAGTTCGACCTCTCCATCGGCGAGGGCTGCTTGCGGGATCGTGAGCGCGCCACTGTCTTCTCCTCAGCGGTTGAGGTTCGCCCAGGAGACGAACAGGCTCATGGTCTCGGGATCGGGGGCCCCGGCCCCGGCCAGGCGCAGTACCTTGTTGGTGAGGGACGCGGGCGAGACGTACCTGGCGCCGACGTAGCGGGCCAGGAGCGTGCGCACCCTGCCGGCGCGAGAGGCGTGAGGGCACACGAGGACGCCCCGGACCTTGATCTGGTGGTCACGCATGTCCTGCGCCGAGCGGGACAGGGACGTGGAGTCCAGGTGCGCCGCCCGCCGCAGCCGCCACCCGGACAGCGCCCACGTGCGCCCCATGATGGTGACGTAGGTTCCCGGCCTCAGGCACTTGGAGTCGATGATGACGAGCCCCCTGCGGCCGATGACAACGTGGTCGACGTCGGCGCGCCCGTGCCCGACCCGGACTGAGTGCTGCACGTAGCACCCGGTGGCCGAGACCTGCTCCAGGAGGGAGGCGGTGAGCTCCTCACCCCTGGCCCCGGCGGCCTTACCCGCGGCGCCCGCCCCGCCCACGAAGGTGGACAGGTTCGATCCTGCTCTCCCCCGGGTGCTCATAGGTAGTCCCAGATCGCGAGAGCCATGGAGATCGCCATGAGGACCACCGCGATCAGGGAGAACACCCACCCCTTGGGTGAGGCCAGAAAGGACTCGATGTCCTCGCGCCCCTCGTCGATCTCTTTCTGTCTTGGCCTGAGTCTCATGGGGCAATGCTCTCACCCTTGGGAGGGTGGTTCTCGAAACCGGGGAGGTCATCCCTCCCAGATGGCGCCGGCCTCGACCTGCACCCCGGAGAGGACGCCCCCGTCGAGCAGAGAGGTGACCAGGTCCTCCTCGGTGTGGGAGCTGATGGCGACGACGTTGCCCTCCGGGAGCGGCACGTCGGTGTAGGGGGCGTAGTAGGTCGCCTGGACGTAGAGGGGCATGTCCTCTATCTCCCAGGTGTCCACCTGGGCCGGCCGGCGGCCGCCGTTGGACAGGGCCATCTGGTACTCCGGGTCGAGGTCCATGACCTCGTCCGGGTCGTACGAGTTGGCGGCCGTAATCAGCTGGCTCGCCAGCCGGAATCGGGCGGCGTAGGCCTCCTTTTCCCCGAGGTCTCCGGCCTCGATGTAGGAGAACCCGAAGAGGTGGTCGTGAAACCGGCTGATGAGGTCCTGGAAGGACTCGAACACCTCCAGGGTGTCGCCCTCACCGCGGATGGCGACGACGTGCTTGGGAACCTTCTGCCCCTTGGCGATGACGATCATGGATCGTCCTCCTTCTCTGTCTGCTGCTTGTGTCGTCGACGTCTTGTGAGCGCGCCGCCTCTCGCGTTCCTCGGAAGAGGACACAGTCCATTCCTATGGTGCCCGGGGCTACTGGTGAGCGATACCAGGAGGAACGGGCGGCTCCACGTGGGCCATGAGCCTGAGGTCGTACTCGGGGTCACCGCCGACCCAGAACCTGATCCCCCCTTGGTTGTGGGCCTCCAACTCCAGGTCTCCGGCCTTCTTGCCGTATCGGCGTCGGTTGTCGGTGAATCCGGAGGAGAAGCAACGGGCCTTGATGAGGTCTTGCCCGAGCTCGTCGGCAGGGACGTCGTCGAAGGAGCCGGGATGGTCTCGAAGGAAGTCGTCCACTGCGTAATCGATCGCCGCAAAGGCACTGCCGTCAATTTCGGTGTCATCGGGGGCTCCGGCGGCCTTCAAGGCCCACTTCGTCGCCGATTCCTTGATGTCGTAGACCCGCTGCTTTTTGATTAGGGTGTGCTTAACTGCCTCGTGGACCCGGGCCGCAGCGGGACCAGGGGGCCTGCGATAGTCACCGGTGTCAAGGACCTTCCCGGCCTCCTTAACTGCCTCGATTGTCGAGGTGGATTCGAGCGGCACCCTGAAGACGTGGAAACTAGGGTTATCTGGATCCTGCGTCTCCTCACCAAGAAGGTACTCGCTCGGGCGGTTATCGGGCGTCCAGTCATATGGGGTGTCAAACTCTCGGGAGTAGGCACCAGGGTATGAGTCAGCAAGCTGCCGTAGCGCAGGTTCGGCGATGTTGCCGTCGTCAACGTCGATGACAACGTCAGCAGACAGAGAACCGTCCTCGTTGCGGATGATCGAGACGCTCTGCACGCCTCCGATGTACCAGTCGACCCCCTCCTCTATCTCCATCTCCTCCAGGTCGCGCCAGTCGGCCTCGAAGACCACTTCCTCACCGATTCCGCAGAGCTCGTCTGCGGCACTGGTGCCGAGGCCGGGCTTCGTCCTGTAGGTGCCGTCGCTGTTGCGGTTGTTCTGCTGAGCCTGCTGTAGGGGGCTGAGGTCCTTGTTGCTCATGCCTCCTCCTGTACCAGGTCAGTCGAGGTCGCTGCGGACCGGGCGCGCCGGCTCTTCATCGCCGCCGCGCTCATGGCCAGCTCGTGTGAGGCCCGGGCCGCACCCTTCAGGTCACTCTCGTCGTCGCCGCCGGGGTCGCCGAAGCCCTCCGGCTCGAGCTGGCCGGGCTCGTAGTCGTTCTCGTCGCCCTTGTAGGCCAGGGGGTCGAAGCGGACGATGTCTGCACGGCTCGGTGCGGGGTTGCTGGTGTGGGGCAGTCCCATGTCCTCCAGCCTGGCGGCCATGTCCTTGCCGGAGCCGAGCCAGTAGCCCTTGAAGACCCCCGGCGCCTGTCCCTCCAGAGCAGAAAGGCCGACACCCTTGACGACGGCGCCGTCGGACTGGATGTTGGGCGGCACCTGGGGGACGATCGAGGGGTCTGAGAAGACCAGGTTCATCTGGCTCCTGCTCGGCCTGGATCCCATGAGGATCTTGTTGGCGAGGTTTCCACGGAGTGCCGGTCCCAGGCCGGTACTCGCGGAGGCGATCTGAGTGGAGACCAGGATGTGGATGCCGGCGAACCGCCACTTGGCCGCGATGTCCCAGATCTTCTTCTTGCGCATCGTCTTCCAGATGTTCTCGGTGATCGCCTCCTCGCGCATGGGGTGGTCCTTGGGGAGCTGCTTGGGCTCCTCGGTCATGGCGAAGAGCATCGTGGCCTCGTCCACGATCACGAAGATCGGGCGGAAGTCTGCGCTGTAGGAGTCGGGCAGGTCAGTCCACTTCTGAGCCCCCTCTGCGTCCATGATTCGCCCACGCCGCTCGCCCTCGTCGCACACGAGGGACAAAGCGGCCACCGAGGACTTCAGGTCGTCGCAGCCCCATCCGAACCCCTCAGGGAGGTAGGGCTTGACCCACAGGAAGTCCACGGCCTTCTGCGGGTCGTCAATGATGGAGACCTGGGCCCCATGGGTCATCAGGTGAAAGATGATGTTGTTGAGCACCACCGACTTACCCGAGTTGGATAGACCTCCGAGCTGGGTGTGGGGACCGGCCAGCAGGTCGAGGCTCAGCTCCTCACCGAGGTCACTCTCCCCCCGTTTCGGCAGACGCCGGCCGATCGGCACCCTCGACCACGAGGTGCTGCTGAGCAGGAAGGGCGTCACCTCAGACACCTCGGGGTAGGGGATGGACTTGGGGAAGGTGGGCAGCTTCCCGGGGCGCACCTTCATGGTCACGAGCCCGTCGTCGGCCCAGGCGACCTCGAAGAACCAGCCGGGCCGGCCGAAGACGCACGTGACCGCCTCCTCGATCTTGGCGTTGTGCTTGGATGGGACGTACGTCTTCGGAAGGACGACGTCGTAGCCGAGGCGGTCGGATCGGTCCTTGCTGACGGCCTTGACCTGAACCTCCCACGGCTTGCAGCCCAGGGCGTTCGACAGAGCGCTGCGCGCCCTGAGCTCGTCGGTGCTGACGGGGGCCACCCGGGCCCTGAAGGCCAGAGGGTCGAACTCGACCATCTCCCAGCCGGACATCCCCCGAGACTCGTAGAGCCCTTTGAGGAACTTGGCCTGCTTGGCCCCCTCGTTGGCCTTGGTGCTGGGCGGCAGCCCCACCCAGTCACCCTCCTGGCCCCCGGAGTTGATGCTCACGGGCTCGGCGAAGAAGGCCTGCCGGGTCTGGGGGTCGAATCCCGAGTAGACCAGCGACTGGCTCTTCTGCTGCTTGCGGACCGCCCGAGTCAGGAGCTCGACGTGCTTGCTGCTGTCCGGGTTGAATCCGTTGGGCACGCTGACGTTCACGCTCATCGGTAGGGCCTCCTGCTCGGGGGTGTCTTGCTCTGCTGATCGTAGGCCCTGAGCGGAGGGTCTTCCCGAGAACGACAACGTCAAGGGGTTGACGCCGGCCGAGGAGGTGAGATAAAAATATCTCAGCAGGGCCCGCGAGCCGGGCGGACCCGAGTCCCATAAAGGAGCACCCATGTCCACCATTAGAGGACGTGTGGCCGAGGTGGTCGCCGACCACCTGAACCGCCTCTCCATGTACATCAGCGCGGGGATCGCCGTGGCCCCTGAGGATGTCGAGGTCGTCTACGATCCGGCCATGCGCGCCTGGACGGCGCGAGAGAACGGGATCACCGTCATGGCTCGGCAGGGGTACTGCCGGGTGCAGGTCACCAACGGCTACGCCCGCGGCTGGGCGTCGGCCGACGGCGCCTCGCTGGAGACGATCCGTAAGGCCGCCGAGGAGGCCCGTCAGTCAGCCGACGACATCGGCCGCAACGCCAGCCCCCTCACCTGGATCAGGTGAGGTGGAGACCTCCTTGACTACCGCCTTGCCGGCCCACACCACCTTCCCGTCGCAGAACGGGTTGTAGGTGCACCTCGACGGCACGGACGCCCCTGGGGAGCGGACGTAGGCGGCGCCGCACTGGCTGCACACGGCCAGGGTCGTCTGCGGCTTGGAGGCGACGACGTGGAGCCAGTAGCGGGCCCGGAACAGCAGGGATCGCTGCTCGTCGGTGAGCACCACGTCCTGCTCCTCGGCGGGAATCTGGGCCAGGTCGGCGAAGGTGGCGATCGTGCGCCGCGGGCGCCTCGATGCGGCGCCGTAGGAGAGCATGAGCCCCAGGGCGATGCACGATGCCCGGCTCAGGCCCGGGGCCTCGGTGTTCTTCTCGACGAGGACCTTCATGCCAGCACCGCCTTGACGCGCCCGGCTCGTGCTGACTCCCAGTCCTCGCGCGACACCTCGAAGAAGCCGGGGAACCAGGGGGAGCGGGTCGCCCAGGGGACGGAGCCGGCGGCCGCGGTCTCGAAGGGCAGCCGCACACTCACTCCGGGGTCGGTGGACGTCATGACGACTGCCAGCCCGTCGTCGTCCGGGATGATGCTCACGTGGTCGGCGTCGGTGGACGTCATCAGGTCGGTGACCACGCACTCGACGGCGAGAGCGCACTTGCGCACAGCGGTGTCCAGGGATGAGCGCAGGGTGCTCGACTCGCAGGGCGCGACAAGGCGCTTCTTCTCCCACAAGGTGGCCGCGGCCCTCTCCACCGTCTCCTGAAGTCCGGGGAGAGACCCGGCTCCCGGCAGGTACCAGTAGGAGACCTCCTCGCCCACGACGTTCGTGGGCTCGTGCTGCCACCCGGTGTCACGGACCATCTCCTGGACGACCTGTGAGACGGGCTCCGGCGACGGTCCCGCCTGGGCCCCGACCGGCCTGCCCATGGTCCACGGGTAGAGGTCGCTGGATGTCTGCTGGTCCAGGAGCAGGCTGTGGACGCGGCTGACGAGCTCGGTGGACGCCCGGTGGAGCCGGACCCTGGTCAGGCGCTCGCGCGCAGCGCTCGCGGCGCGAAGGGCGTCGGCGACGGTGAGTGGTGCTTCCATGTGTCCTTGTCCCTTCCTGTGGACAACCCTGTGGACAGGGTCTTTCGATCGAATCTCTCGACGGCCCCCACGTATCGGGCCCGGGCGGACGCCCAGGACCCGATGGAGGCGGCGTCGGCGATGTGCTTCCACGTGTCCCCCCGCAGCCTCATGAGGTGGACGGTCCGGCAGGCCCAGGTGCGGGCGGACAGGGCCAGCATCTCCAGCTCCTTGACCGTCTCCAGGCCGCCGTCCGCCGGCCAGGACAGGCTGGGCTCGTAGACGTCTTCGAGCATCGCCGCCCTCTCCCCTGAGGCCGGCCGGCACATCCTGCCCGTGTAGCGCTTGGCGGCCTTCTCCTGGCTGACGAAGCCGGTGGCCGAGGCCACCTGCGCCCAGCTGGCCCCCTCGGACCTGGCCAGGCCGACGCGCTGGCCTGCCTCGGCAAGGGCCGCCGACACCAGCGCCTCGGTGACGGCCAGCACCGAGTCGAGGACGTCGCCACCCAGGGTGTCCACGGCCCGGACCATGTCCATGTCGCACTCGGACAGGCGGTCGGCGGCGGCGCTCATGGTTCCAGAGGGGTGCTGCTATCGGCGGAGGCCTGGCGCCACCCCGGCCAGTACCTCACTGAGGAGCCCGTGGCCTCATCCCCCTCGGCGACGACGGCGATCACGTTGAGTGAGCACCCAGCGCGCTTGGCCCGTGCGGCCGCGCGGCCGCGGGCCTCGAGAATCTCCTTGGAGAGCATGTCCAGGGCGCGGACCTCGACGAGCTCGGCCGGGATCCCCGACCCCCTGGAGATGTCCGCCGAGGCCTGGATGATCCGGTCCTCCGCGTAGGAGGCCAGCCACCTCACGGTCGTCTCGATGAGACCGCGGAGCGGGCCGGTGTAGTCCCTGCGCCATGACTTGGGCATGTACCCCATCTCTACGCCGCCTTCCGCTGGTTGGTACTGGTGAGGAAGACGGGCACAGGGTGCCCGGTCTCGTAGGCCTCGACGACGGCGTCGCGCACCGCGTCCTGGTCCTCCCGGCTCAGGGGCTCCAGCGTCCTCTCCAGGTCGAACCACCCGCTGAAGGGGTTGACGAGGATGTCGCGCGGGGTCATGACAGCCCCAGGAGGTGGTCGATCTTCTCCACGGCAGCATCCAGGTTGTCGAGGTCATCGATGACCATGGTGAAGCGGTCGTGGAAGGTGTCCGTGTTCTTGACCTCCCCGTAGACGACGTCCCCGATGCGGGACAGGGCCCGCACGAGGTACTCGGCGGACTGAGGCACCTGCTCGGGCGCGGAGACTGACTTGATGATGAATAGTGGGCGCTCGTAGGCGCCGGCGGCGATCTTGCTCATGTCTCCATGGTGCCCGGGCACCATGGAGACATGATTCAAGACCAGGACCACGCCGCCCTCCCGGGCCAGGACAACCCCGAGGGGCGAAAGCTCGCCTCCTCGGGCATCCACCCGGCAGTGGCCGCGGCCAGGCGCTACACCCGCGCCGTGCCCGGGGGGGAGCGGGACGCCGTCATCGCCACCGGGTACACCCCCCAGTCACGCTGGGGCGGGTACCACACGGCCCGCAAGTGCACAGACACCGGATCGGCCCTCCTGATGCCCTGGTACCGGCCGGGCACGGACGCTCCGGCGGTGATCCAGTTCAGGCCCGCCGAGCCCGTCATGGGCACCGACGGGCACCGGGCCAAGTATCTCCAGGCCAAGGGCGCCCCCACCGTCATCGACGTCCACCCCTCGGTGCCCCGTCAGTGGCTGGACGACAGCACCGTCCCCCTGCTGGTGACCGAGGGGCTGCTGAAGGCCGACGCCGTCGTCTCGGCGATGGTCGGGGACCTGCCGGAGGACGCCTCCCCTGAGGAGGTCACCGAGGCCCTCAGGGGCGTCCCGGAGATGGCTCGGGTGGTCCCGGTGGCCATCTACGGGGTGACGACCTGGAAGGGGAGCGGGGAGTGGACGCACCTTCCCCCTCGGGACCGCGACGTCTACGTGGTCTTCGACGCCGACGTGCGCGACAACGCCGACGTCGCCCGTCAGGCCCGCAGGGTCAAGGAGGTGATCGAGAACTACCACGGTCGCTTCCACCTAGTGGACCTCTCCCAGCTCGGCGTCACCGGGACCGACGGGGTGGACGACTACCTCGCCGGCCGCGATCCCGGCCAGGACCGCCTGCGGGCGATCGACGACATGCTCTCCGCCGTCCTGGCTCGGGTGCCCGACGTCAGCGGGACCGAGCGGGTGCCGGGCAAGGCGTACGTCGAGGGCGAGCATGGGGAGAAGGTGGTGTTGTACAAGCCCACCGGGAGCCCCGATGAGCCGGTGCGCCGGGTCAAGCTCGTCGGCGTGGGCGGCTACGTCTCCGCCATCGAGATCAAGCGAGCCCCCACCGAGGCCGAGGTCCGCTCCGGGCGCGTGCGCGACGACGTCGACTCGGCCGACGACACCGAGCGCCTGGTGCGCATCAACGTCACCTACGAGGACCCCGACACCGGGATCGGTGAAGGCGTCATCCTGGGGCCGGAGAAGATCCTGTCGATCCCGCCCGACCGCTGGGACCGCGTCCCGGGGGTGCAGGTACCCACTGAGGTGTCCCTCCTTCCGGAGTGGCCGCCGGGGCGCGACTGGCTAGACGCCGTCAAGCGGAACACGGCCGAGCAGTACGGCCGGCCGATGACCTCGGTGCGCTCGACCGTCAACGGCTGGGTGCCCGGCCCCGACGGTGTCCCCGTGTTCACCTTCGGTCACAGCCAGATCGGTGACAACCCCACGGTCGTCCTGTCCGAGGAGCGCCTGCGCTTCCCGGGGGTGGACAAGTTCGGCCTGCCCGAGATCAAGGGTGACTGGAGGAAGGTCGCCAAGGAGGTGATCCCTCGCGTCGTCTCCACCATGCTGAGCGGCGCCTGGACCAACCCCGGCGTGGCCCTCATGACCCTGGCCGCCGGGATGAGACCGGCGATCCCCGTCCGGCCGAAGACGACCCTGTACTTCGTCGGGTCCCGCGGCACCGGCAAGACCTGGAGCGCCAGCTGCGTCATCGGGTTCTGGGCCCGCGTCGCCGGCGCCTTCAACTCGCGCTCGACCGGCGGGAGCGCCAACGACACCTACGCCTTCGTCGAGTCGATCATCTCCAAGCTCCCGGTGTGGCTCGCCGACGACCTGGCCCCGTCGGTGTCCGCCGGCGCCGCGGCCACCCGCGAGGGCGGCATCTCCGACCTCATCCGGGCGGTGGCCAACGGCAGCGGCCGCAACCGCATGGGGGCGAACATGGTCGCCCGGGCACCGGTCTCGCCGCGGGCCCTGTTCATCGTCACGGCCGAGAACAGCCTGACGATCAGCTCGGCCCGGGACAGGGTCATCCCCGTCAACATCGCCAGCGGGTCCCTGGGGAGCTCGGAGAAGGTCGACGGCGTCTCGAAGATGTTCGCCGAGACCGTGGACGCCTCGACACTGAGCGCCTGCCTCATCCACTACCTCATCGAGGGCGCCTCCAAGAACTCGTGGAAAGACGTCATCGACCTGTGCCGCTGGTGCGAGGAGGAGATCGACCGTCTGACGACGATCCTGCTGGAGGAGGCCGGCATCGACCGGGGTGCGGCCACGCGCTTCCGCGAGATGAGCTCGGACGTGCTCAGCCCGATCGTCCTGCTCCGTCACCTGTGCGGCCCCAAGGTACTGAACATCGCTGGGGACGAGCGCCTGGCCGGCCTCTACAACGGCGACTACATGCGAGCGGCCCTGGAGATCGTCATCGACGCGGTGCGCGAGCGCGCCGAGCACTCGCCCGGCGCCCAGATGATGCTCGCCATCAAGGAGACGCTGGCGTCCGGGCGCGGGCACGTGACCGACGACCAGGGTGAGCAGCCCGTCCGCGGCTCCGGAGGCAAGCGGATCAACATGCTCCTGGGCTGGAAGTCGGACCCCGAGCGGGGTATGCAGCCCATGGGCGACCGCATCGGCATCATCAGGGAGTGCAGCGACGGGTCCAGAGAGGTGATCTTCTACGCCCAGGCGACTTTCAAGGTGGCGTCCAGGAACTTCCCAGACCTCCTCCCCTCGGGGACGAAGTCCAGTGAGTCCTACGCAGCTATGAAGGCGGAGGGGATGCTGGCCCAGAGCAGCCAGAAGAAGCCCATCATCGCCCGCAGGATCGGGGGCAGGGTCCACAACGGGGTCTGCATACCGCTGGAGAACCTGCTTCCGCCCGAGGTCATCGAGGAGGGTGACGACGAATGAGCCGCCACATCATGACCCGGTACGGGAAGATCGCCCTGGGGCAGTGGGTCGTCTCCGAGAGCGTCGTGGGAGACGACGTCGTCGGGATGCTGGTCTCGGCCAGGGGGGAGACCTGTCGCGTGGCGACGTCCCTGGACAGGGAGAAGGAGGTTCCCACCTCCACGATCCGCCCCATGCGCGCCGACGAGGCGGGTCACGGGGCCGTGGCCCTGACCGGAGACGGCGTCTGCCTGGCTTACGGCGACGGCGACGAGCGCGTCTGGATGGGGGTGGACGGCTCCATCTCCGCAGACGAGGAGATCGACGGCGCCAGGATCATCGTTGAGGGAGAGGGGCAGTGACCCGGGCACCATGGTGGTGTCAGCAGGAAGCGTCCGAGAAAGGAGAGGGTTAGACCATGGGGTACCGCAGCGTCGTCAGCAACCCCGAGCTGGAGATCGACCTCGCGAAGTCGCGGATCACCCGCGAGGAGTGGGAGAAGATCGACCAGGAGGTCATCCAGGGCGGGCTCGGGGAGAACCTCGAGTTCAAGGCCGGGTTCACTCCTGGAGACAAGGAGGAGCAAGTTCTCGCCAGCCTGGAGGTGGTCGAGGGCAACCTCGAGCCCTACACGGCCTACGACCTCGTGAAGCAGATGGGGCGCCTGCGTGAGCTCCTCATGAGCCACGGGGTGGAGAGGTTCAGCCTCATCGTTACGAGGACCGGCGACGCCGACGCCTCAGACCTGGACGTGGAGAGGGTGAGGATCACCCCGGAAGGAGTGTTCACGCAGCACGCGGAGATCACCTTCTCCGCGTGGGGGAGGGTCGAGCCGTGAGCCGCTCCGTACAGACGACGACTCCGGTCATGAGTGATGCCGAGCTCCGCAAGTCCCTGGAGCGCACCATCACGACCAACGGGCCGGACACCTACCTAGAGACCAGGTGGCCACGAGACAACAATGATGCCCCGCAACAATAGACAACCCATTCCCGACTCAGGAAAACCACGAGAAAGAGGATGACAGAAATGAGCACACCTAAGAAGCCGGTCGCCGCAATCGTAGCCAGAAGGCTGACTTATGTCATCGCTTTCGCATATGCCGTCTGTGCGATATTCCAAGTGCCGATCCTCGACATAGGATGGCTGGGGGCCGCCAAGACGGTCGTCTCCCTGATCTACATGATTCCCATCCCGCTGGTTGTCATCGTCGTCTCCATCTTGGCTGAGACGATCCTCATCCGGCGCTGGTTGAAAACAGTCTCCGGAGGGTCAGGCAGAAAGCGTGTCAGGTTTCAGCTGACCGAGTTGGACAATAAAAACCCTCGCCTATTCGTATATGTCAACTGGCCTTTTGGTGCTGATATCAGGTTGTCAAAAGGCTCCCCGGTAACCATGAAGGTGATTGAGTGGGTCAGAGGCCAGCTGAGGACAAACCCAGGATGGATCGAATGCAATGGTGATACGGTCTTATTTGATCGGTCCGCTCTCAACCTAAAGAGTCACGAGGTAGAGTACTGGATGGAGCTCAACGAACTGATTGACGAGGCTGTTGTCGAGTCACATAGAAAGACTGACGCCTCCGGAAACACGAGCACAGACAGGATGAGGAACCTGTTGGATACAAAGGATCGAGAGAGGAAGGAAAGAGAGGAGAGAAAGAACAAGAAAAATGCCGAGGGAAAGGAAGCCTAGATGGCCATGCTGATGTGGATACTTCTCCACGAAATTATAGACCAAGACACTCGGGATAATGAGCCGCAAGAGGATGAGTGTCCTCGGCGTCGGCGGCCACTTGGGCGAGGACTTGAACCTCGTCCACCCTGGTGCGTCATCGACCCTGTTCACGACAGGCGTCTGAAGACACTGAGTGAAGAGGAGATAGCCGAGAAAAGAAAGGCTGAGGAGGAGTGGCTGGCCAGTGTCAAGCGTGCAAATCTGGTGCTGAAAGTAGTCACATGGCTTGCCGCCACATTCCTCGTGGTCTACGTAGCATACGTGAGACCCTTGGTGACTCCTGAGCAGCAGCAGTTCTGGTTCGGCTTTCCCAAGCTTGTAGAGTCCAATCCTGGGTCGGCAGAAGCGACCATATCGTCAACGCTATGGTTCTTTCTGGACTTGATGATCTTCTTCTTCCCGGGATTCCTCATGCTCATACTGGCGATGTTGATATTCAGAGGATGGAAACTAGATGAACTATCTAAAGAACGGTAAAACGGTCCCCTACCTCCTGGGACTCCTACTGTCAATCACCATGGCAGTGGTGATCCGACTCGTGGTGGGCTCTCAGCTCTTCCTGGATGAGACCGGCATCTACCCTGACCTCCATCTAGTCCCCGTAATCGGACTCGTCGGCATCCTTCTCGCCATGTGGTTCGGGTCCTTGGAACTGGCAGCCGACTGGCTCGGCGACAGGATCGATAGCAAGGAGTTGTACATCGCTAAAGTATCTGGTTTCCTTGCGGTGGTCCTGGGCGTCTCCTTCCGAGTGTTCCCGCAAAAGGTTTCACACGGTCACCTACAGGAGATCACCCTCATAATCATCATCGCGATCCTGCTTGGTGTCTTCGTCCTCTTTGGAGCCGCAATCAGCGAGGAAGTCATCCATAAGGAGTTGATGAAGGACGAGCCGGAGGAGGAGGAGGAGGAGGAGAAAAAACGTGAGCGCAGACCCGGGAAGACCGGGTCGATCATGACCACCTCGCCGATGCGTCGAAGCCGGGTCCGCCAGCCGCGGTAGCCGCAGGTGCAAGACGGCGCCCACCCTTCAATTCTGGAGGGTGGGCGCCGTCGTCTCTCGCAGGCCTCTAGCCGATCATCCAGCCCGTCTGCCCCTCGGGGACGTCCCGGCCCGTCGCCTTCTCCCAGTCGGACCTGGAGACCGTGTACACGGTCTCACCCCTGATGGTCGCCTTCTTAACCCCGGGAACCTTCCTGACCGCGGACTCGTCAAGAGTCTCCTCCCCGAGGTCGACGGACTGGCCGGCCGGCATGTCCCCGAGGTAGTCGCTCCTCCTCCACGAGGAGAAGTCCGAGGCGGTCGCCGGGTGGGGGAGGTAGCCACCGATGTCCTCGGCGAAGACGACCATGTCGTCGTATCGACCCCCTCCGGCGAGGATGAGCCCGGCAGCGTCGTTGGCGATCCGCTCACGCGCCCTGTGGACGCCGGCCCGAGCCTTTCTGGAGGCCTTGGTGAGGTCCTCCACGCTCCCCTTGGGCATCTCCACCTTGCTGCGGGAGATGACCTCGCTGATGACGGTCTGTGCTCCGTTCTCGCCGCTGGCACACTCAGGGTTCAGCGAGGTGTAGTCGCCACTCTCCTCGACCTTCTCACCGACCCACGACCCAGGATCCGCACCCATCTCCTCGGCCGCCTTATCGACGCGGGCGTCGAAGTCGTCGTAGACCTGCCCGGGACAGAGCCTGCCGGTCTTGAAGTCCTCCACCTCGTCATCGGCGACCCACTCCCAGTCTTTGGGGTCCTCCGAGTCGGTCAGGTAGAGCATGGTGACCTCGCGCTCGCTCTTACCGGGGTACAGGGCCAGGGCGATCTCCTTGCAGGTGAGCTCGCGGCCGTCGGCAGAGGGGATCCACCGGTTCCAGCGCTCCCGGCCGTCCTTCCTGGTTCCCCGGCGCATGGACGTGACGCCCATGCCCACGCGGCCCAGGAGCGTGTGGGCAGCGAGCTTCCTGCGCGCCAGCGACAGAGACGACTCCGCCCGCTTCACACCGGCCAGGGACTTGCGAATGCGCTCGTCGTCGTAAGTGTCGTGCTCGACCTCGAAGACCTCCGGGTCCCACTGGGGCTCAGGCTCCTGGACCGGCTCATCGTTCCACGGGTCGTCATCAGTGGGGTTCTCACCGATCCCGCACAGCTCGTCGGCGGCGCTAGTGCCGGCTATGTAGGTCGCGTACTTTCCCTGCTTGTCTCGGTGCTTCTGCCGCTCTTCCTCGGCCGCACTCTTGGGCTTGCTGCTGCTCATGCCCCCTCCTGTACCAGGGCCGGGCACCATAGAGGTATGAGTGACGAAGAGAAGGCAGGTGGTCAGAAGCGCCTGCCCTGGACCAGCCGTCAGATCCGCTACCGGTTCGACCAGGAGATGAAGGACGTCGACTCGATTGTCGACCTCCAGCGCTGGCTGGGACTGATGTCGCTCAGCGTCGCCGACGAGTTCCGTCCCGACCACGACCCGGAGGCCAGCGGCTACTTCAAGGTGATGGTCCTGGCCAAGGTGGCCCTGCTGACCGAGCTCGAGAGGTGGGCTCGGCGCCAGAAGGCGAAGGAGATCTCTGACGCCCTGGAGCTGGGGATCAGCAAGGAGGAGGTTGACGCCGCCGCCGGCCGGATGCGGAAGACCAGGAGCGGGCGGCGATGAGCGGGCGACCGTCGAGAAAGGACGCGCCCTGGACGATGAGGAAGGTGCGAGACCTCTTCAGCGACCAGGTGGCCAGCGACCCGAGGGCCATGAAGTGGATCGACTCGCTCGCCGAGCGCCTCATCGATGAGACCGACCACCCCGAGTGGGACGAGACCGACGACCAGCGCGCCGGCCTCGCCCTCCTGGCCAGGGCAGCGGCCCTGGTCGAGATGGAGAGGTTCGTCCGGAACCTGGGCGACGACGTCGTCAAGGAGGCGCGGGCTCACGGGGCGACCTGGGACGACGTGGCCGTGACCACCGGCTACAGCAACGGGGTCGCTGCCAGGCGACGTTACGTGGAAAGCCAGCGTGAGCGATCTGCACGGAGCGAACGGCTTCGGCGGAAACGGATGAGGGAGGAGAGGGATGCCCAGGCCGCCGAGTAGGAAGAGCGACCCGTGGAGCCGTGGTGACGTCGAGAGGGTCGTCGCCGGCAGGGAGGATGACGAGAGCCTGACGAGTCTGACCCGGTCCATGGCCGAGAAGCTGGTGCTCAGCACCGACCACCTGGAGTGGGACGACCACCCCGGGCTCCTGCCCCTGGCCTACGCGGCCACCCTCGAAGAGATGGCTCGAGCCCTCCAGGAGAGGGCTGAGGAGGTCGTGGGCATCGCCAGGGGGCTTGGCGCCACCTGGGACGAGGTCGCTGCCGCCACCGGCTACAGCAGCGGGGTCAGTGCCAGCCGGCACTACACCCAGGAGCAGAGGGAGAGGGCCGCGGAGATTCAGAGGCGCAGGCGCAGGGAGAAGAAGGCGGCTACCTCCAGCCCTGCCGGCTCGTCAGCGCCATATGAACCAGCGAGCGCAGCTCGGCAGGCGGGACGTGCTCGGTGAGCCGGTCGGCCATGGCCGAGAACGTCTTGGACCGGTAGCCGCGGGCCAGGCCCCTGGCCTCCATGGCCGCGAGCGCCTCGGGGCGCCACAGGAGATCGACCAGCGAGCGGGTGTCCAGGGACGGGTTGGCCCTGGCCTCACGCAGTGGTTACAGGCGGACGTCTCCGGCCGGCCCGGAGGCGACCATGACTCCCCACCACTCGGGGACGACGCCCTGGACGCCTTTGAGATGGCGCTCGGTGGTGATGACGTGGGGCGCGGTCGAGCACCCTGGAGTGCCACTCCACCTGCCGAGGAAGGCGCCGCAGGGTGTCGGCGTCACTCTTGATCTCGTAGCCGACCAGCTCCTCATTCAGGGCGACGACGTCGCAACGAATCTGGCCGCACACCCCCATCTCCTCGATGATGAACGGGTATGCGGCCAGGTGTTGCAGCAGGGCGCGACGGATGTCGGAGTCAAGCACCGGCGGCCTCAGTGACGATCTCCGCCCAGAGCCTCACCTGGGACTCGACCAGTTCCTCGGTCCAGTGGACCGGAAGCGAGCAGCGCTCCTTGTCGCCCTCCCAGTGGTCGCAGACCCCGAGGGTGTCGAAGCCGATCCACCCGCCGTCGTCGGGGCCATAGGTGACCTCCGCGGACCCGCCAACGAGCAGGCGACTCCTGCCAGAGCCAAGGTCCACGAAACGCTCATGGGTCTCGGCAGTCGTCCGGCAGTCACGCCACGGGTGCCCGTCGGGCAGGCGGACGTAGCCGTTCAGGGCCCGAACGCCAGCCTTGGTCGTGTGAGTGGTGACCGTGCACCACTCGATGTCTTCGTGGACGCCGGAAGAGTGGTGTCTTTTTCTGCCCATGGACGACATGGGTCTACCTCCTTAGAGGACGGAGTTGACGATCTCGTACAGGAGGTTGCGAGCCAGGTCGGTATCCTTGGCAGACGAGCCTCCTGTGGAGACCCCGGAGACATAAGCGCTCTCGCTTCTTCCAAAACTCCTTCCCGAGAAGTAGATGTCGAAAACAGCCCCCGAAGGAGTAGACACCAAGATGTCCTCCATTCCCTCGTCGGTAAGGATCGGCGACAGAGCCTCCATCCGAGTCCAGCGGTTGATTTCGGAGATGATCTTCTTGACGATGTCGCGGCGACGGATCGCCGTGTCAAGAGCCTCCTTGATGTCACCAAGGCCGGTTTTCTTGAGGCTTACACTTCCACGAGCAAGACCGTCACCGGCGCACGCCCAGGTCTCCCCCTGGCGCACACGCAGGATAACGTTGCCTGCATGTGCCTCCCAGTACCCCTGGGAGTTCTTCGATACGTCGACGTTGGAGGTGTCGATTCCCTTGGAGTTGAGCGCCTGGACCATGCGCTCCCTGATAGATGCCATCTTGATTAGACCCTTCGTGAGTTGGTGAGATATTTTTATCTCACTTACCTGGTCGATGTCAACTCCGAGCGACAAGGAGCATCAGCAGGACCCTGGCCACGCTGAGGTGGTCCAGGCCCCAGGTCGGCTCGCCGGCCTCGACCCTGACCGGCTCCTTGTCACTGTCGACGTGGGAGGCCTCGTAGGCGGTCACCACCCCCTCGTCGTCCAGGAGGGCGGAGAGACTGACGTCCCCCACCTCGGCGGTGACCCAGTGGTCCCCGGTCTCGACCCTGAACTCCCCCGTGGACACGTCCAGGACGTAGGCCAGGGCGCTCAGCATCTGGTCGGCCAGGCTGCGGAGCTGTGCCGTCATGTGCTCCTCCCTTCCCTCGCCGGCTGGTCGCCGGCGGCTGCACCTATGGTGCCCGGGGCCGGAGGCCCCCGTCGTCTTTGTAGGTTTCCTACAAGATCACCCCCGTCAGGAACCCCTAGAGTAGTGAGCGGGGTCACAGGTACCGGGTGCCCGCCCGGGGTGGTCCCGGAGGGGCCTGCCTGCACAAGATTCACATAGCAGGCGTCCAGGAAGTGTTCGGTGTTCATTCGGCAGACGGCCGGCCGTTGCCCAGACTGGTGGTCGTTGACGATTCAACAGCGCTCTCGACCGCCGGTCTACTTAGGGTCACCTAAGTGGGTCGGAGACGTCAGACGTCCGTGTGTCCACGGTCACAATCTTGTCAACCAGGGTTGACGGCGGTGGTGGCGTAGGACTTAAGTCCTAGACGACTTTCCCCAGGCGGCACAACGATCTTGCACAGAGCCCCATTCTGACCCGAGTGTGTTTGACTTCCGCAAACTCCTGCAACGGCGCCGAAAGGTCGGTGCGCCGGGGGCTCAACCCAAACAGGTTGGGCCATTGTTTGGGGTGGGGTCTAACAGGGTTTTGCCCCGGCACGACGCCGAAAGGTGGACTGCAAGAATCGAAGTTTGGATTTTCGCCAGAAATCGGAGGCCTTTAAAGAGGGGGTGAGTGAGCAGACATCCATAAGCACTTCCTTGGGCCATTGATAGCCGTCTCTCAGTTCTTCAGTCCTCTCGCGCACCATGGGGCGTGATTTCAGGCAAACATGCCAAACACCCAAACACGATCCCGACTTTTCCTTGAAATCTAGCCACTTACTACTACTACTACTACTACTACTCTAAGATCAAACAAACTAAAACTTCCCAAACAGAGGGCGAGGATGATAGAGTTTCATCTTTTACCCGTCTCGCAACCCCCGCCGGTGTCAGGTGGGTATGCCCCAAATCGGCGTTCTCCGGTACCCCTCACGGCCTGCACCCCCTCGTCAGTACCCCTGTACCACCCCCACCCCTGGTGGGCCTGCTGAGGCGCTGACAGCCCCCTTCCCGGGGTGCCTGGATCCGGCCGTCGGCACCCGTCCCCAACCGGGTGAGGCCGGCCCGGCCGGGCGAGGGTGGGCCGGGGACCGCCCCGTTTTGTGGAACCTGCACAAGGGGGAGGGGCCGGGCACCATGGGTGGGTGAGCAGGACGAAGAAGAAGAGCAACACCGTCAAGGAGGCGCCCGTGCGCGCCGAGGAGGACCTCTCCCTGGCCGGGGCCGTGCGTAGGGCCGCCGGTGAGAGCGCCTCACCGCGGCCGGGCCAGGCAGAGCTGTCCGAGGCATTCGCCCTGGCCGCCAGCGACGGGCACGACCTGGTGGCGACGGCGCCGGTAGGCACCGGCAAGTCGCTGGCCTACCTGGTCACGGCCGTGCGCTCGGCCGCGCACCTGGGCAGGGACGGCAGGGTGCTGGTCTCCGTGTCCTCCAAGGCCCTCCAGGAGCAGGTGTCCACCAAGGACTTCCCGGCCGCCGCCGGGGTCAGCGGCGTGAGCGTCGCCGTCCTGAAGGGGCGCACCTCCTACGTCTGCAACCTGAGGGCCGAGCGGGGCGGGCTGTCCAAGGCCGCCTCCAGGTGGCTGGCCTCCTCCGAGGACGGTGACCTGACCGGGGCCAGTGAGAAGGTGGCCGCAGAGCTCCGCCCCAACCTGACCACCTGCCGGTGGACGAAGTGCCCCCTGTTCTCCCAGTGCTTCGGCGCAGCCGCGCGCACGGCCGCCGGCAACGCTGACGTCGTCGTCACCAACCACGCCCTTCTGGCGAGCCAGGCCGCCTCCCCGGTCGCCAGCGTCCTGGGCTCGTCCACCATCGGCCCCTTCCTCTCAGTCGTCCTCGACGAGGCCCACTCGATGCCCGAGTGGATCCGCTCCATCGGCGCCATCCGCTTCGACGAGCGGATGATGGCATCCCTGGCCGAGGCCACGGGCACGATCGTCAAGGACCGTCCCCGTAACCTGGAGGAGGTGGCGGCCATCGCCGCCGAGATGGAGGAGGTCTCCGGCGCCGGGGCGTTCCTGTCCGCGGCCCGCAACATCCTCTCCCCTCCCTACGGCTGGGGGTGGTGGACCGACGACGACGGCGTGCTCGTGGCCGCCCCGGTCATGACCGCGCCCGTTCTGCGCCGGCTGTGGGACAGCCAGGAGCACCGTCCCCGGGTCATGGCCACCTCGGGCACCCTGCCCAACTGGCGTGACCTGGGCCTGGACTCACCTGAGCAGGTGTCCATCCCCTCCCCGTTCGAGGCCGCCTACGCCCGCTCCGTGCTCTACGTGCCGGCGCAGACCGAGGCGGCCCGGGCCGCCCTGTCCAGCCAGTGGGGGAGGTTCGACTCCAGGAGGCACATGGCCTGGGCCATGGACGACATCACCGAGATCGCCACGAGAACCGCCCTCAGCGGCGGAGGCACCCTGGTGCTGACCTCCACCACCTCGGGGGCCCGGGCCGCCGCCGGCGCCCTGAAGGAGTCGGGGCTGGAGGTCATCACCCAGTGGGACCGCGGCGCCGTGGCCTCGTGGCGCCGTCGTACCACCTCGGTCCTGGTGGGCACCCGCTCGCTCATGACCGGCCTGGACGCCCCGGGGGACACGTGCCGCTCAGTCATCATCGACCGGGTGCCCCGCGCCGCCGGCAACCACGGCGACGACATGCGGGTGCGGGCGCTGACCTCCACCACCGAGCTCGACGAGGCCGTGGCCCGCGACCTCGTCTACGCCGGCGACGCCGCCATGCTGCTGGAGCAGGCCAGCGGCCGCCTCATCCGCTCCGCCGACGACTGGGGTCTGCTGGCCGTCCTCGACCCGCGCCTGGCGCCCGGCCCCTGGTCCTACAAGGGCCTGGCCGCCGGCCGGTACCGGGAGGCCCTGGCGGCCTTTGGCGCGCCCGTCCACGACCTGGAGGCGGCGCTGGGGACGCTGGAGGCTGGCCGGTGAGGCGGGCGGTCCTGACCGGGACGCTGACCCGTCCCCAGGTCCTCCTCCACTTCGACTACGACGCCGGCCTGGTCGAGTCGGTCAAGTCCCTCCCCGGCCGCTTCTGGGACGGGGACAGGAAGTGCTGGGTGGTCGAGGGTTTCGGCCCCAGCCCGGACAGGTGGCTCAGGCGCCACGGATTCCGCCTGGAGCGGGACATGACCAGTCAGGCCGGGCCCTACGACCTGGACCAGCTCATCACCCCGATGGCCCGTCTGACCGATGACCGCAAGGTGGAGGTGCGTCACCGCCTGGCCGGCTTCGACCACGTCGCCGAGCTCATGCCGGGCGGCCAGTGGGACTCCGAGCGGCGCCTGATGGTCGCCGACGTCGAGGAGTTCCGCGAGGCAGACGGCTCGGTGATGGGTGGTTTCATCATCAACCGCCCCTTGGCCGACGCCCTGGCCGGCATCGACCGCCCCTTGGAGCCGCCGGACCCGGTGCTGACGGCGCTCATGGCCTGCGACGGGCGCGACGAGTCCCTCGTGGCGCCGATCGTCCGAAAAGTCGGCGACGTCCCCGAGTGGTTCGGCATGGACCCCTACCCCTACCAGAGGGCCGGCGCCCTGGCCCTGGCCGCCGGCGTCAGCTTCTGCGCCGACGACATGGGGCTGGGCAAGACCATGCAGGCGCTCGCGGGCGCCGCCGTCATCGGGGCAAGACGGATGCTCGTGCTCTGCCCGAGCTCGGCCATCACCTCCTGGAAGCGCGAGGCCGAGCGCACCCGTCTTCCCGAGCACATGGGGGCAGGTGGCGAGGCCGTGGCCGTCACCGGACCGCCGAGCAGGGAGAGGCTTCCCGAGGGCGACGGCGTCCTCGTCATCGGCGTCGATATGCTGGCCCGCCGCGAGGGGCTCACTGACCGCGTGAACAGCTGGGCGCCGGACCTCATGGTCGTTGACGAGGCCCACATGCTCATGAACCTGACCTCCACCAGGTCCAAGGCGGCCCGCTGGGTCGCCCGCAGGGTGCGTGCCCGGGGCGGGCGCTGCTGGGCCCTGACGGGCACCCCGCTGATGGCCACCCCCTACCAGCTCGCCGCCCAGCTGGAGATGACCGGGGACATCCAGCGCTACTTCGGCGGCTACGGGGGTTTCGTGCGGCGCTACACCACCCGCACACCTTTCGGCCGGCGCGAGGCGCGTGTGCGGCGCCTGCCCGAGCTCGCCGAGCGCCTCAGGCACGTGTGGGTGCGACGGCTGAAGGAGGACGTCCTCGTGGACGAGGCCGGCAACCCCCTGCTGCCCCCGGTGTCCCTGTCCGGAGACGTCGTCGACGTGCCCCTGACCGAGTACCGGCGCGCCCACAGGGAGGTGGACGACCTCATCGACGAGATGCTCGTGGACCTCGGCTCCCCGCCCTCGGACGACGTCGTCGACGACCTGGCCGGCAGCAACCTGGCCGTCGCCACCCGCCTGCGCGCGGCGGCTGGCCTGTCGAAGGTGGAGACCGCTACCGGGAGGATCCGCGACCACCTGACCAGCCACCCGTCGCAGGCCGGCGGCACCTGGCCGCGGCCGCTGATCGCCTGGGTGCGTCACCGCGACGTGGGCAGGGCCCTGGTCGAGGCCCTGGAGGACGTTCCCGGCGTCGAGGTCTACAACGGGGCGACCAGCCACGCGGAGCGCACGCGGATCGTCGACGCCTTCCAGGACGGCAGGGTCAGCGTGCTCGTGGCCGGTATCAACGCCGCCAACGCCGCCATCACCCTGACTCGGGGCTCCGACCACCTCTTCGTCGAGCAGGAGTGGACGCCGGCGGTGATCGCACAGGCGATCTGCCGGTGCTGGCGCATCGGCCAGACCCGCCCGGTGCAGTCCACGATCATGGTCGCCGTCGGCACCGTTGACGAGCACATCTCCATGACCCTGTCCCGCAAGGGGCGGATCCTCGACGCCCTGACCCCGAGCCCGCAGAACTCTGTCGGCGTCGTCGCCGACGGCGAGGGCCTGGAGATGCACCAGCTCGTCGTCGACCTCATCACGGCGCGCGTACCCAAGGTCTTCCGCAAGGACGGGCAGGTGCGCGCCCAGGCGCTGGAGAAGGTGGGTCGGCTGCGCGCCGAGAGGGAGGAGGCGTCCAGGGGTTGACAACGGCCGGGTAGGTGAGATAAAAATATCTCAGCAGGGACCGCGAGCCGGGCGGACCCGATTCCAACAGAGGAGCAGGAACCATGACTATCTCGAACCACACCAGCACTGTTGCTGAATATGAAGTCGTAGTTACTAATAGGAAGGAGTACGAGGAGGTGTCGAATAATCATGCCCTCTACCCGGGAAAGCGGTCAATCGTAATCGACTCTGATAAGAACTTCCCCATCGAGATTGTAGGAGGGCAGAAGGGGTGGTTTTGGATTCGTGCGATCAACGAATCAAACATTATCGTAAAGAATGGGGCCCAGGTGGGCGTCAGCGATGACGTTCGTGCTGAGGCATTCGATGACTCCACAATCATCGCCCGAGGTAAAGCCATTGTCTTTGGCCATGATTCCTCAAGAATCGAGGCGGGTGAAGAAGTTTTCGTCCGCCTGTTCGACAAGTCTGATGCGAAGGTGTTTGGCAACGTAGAGGTTCGTGCCGAAGACAACTCAAAGATAAAGGCCGAAGGCCACGCTTCGGTCGTGGTCCTGGACCACGCCGTCGTTAGTGCACATGACTATGTGTCAGTAGTTGCAAGCGGTCGCTCCAGCGTAAAAGCCTTTGATCGAGTAATCGTAAAGGCTCTTGACGAGTCTTCAGTGGAGGCCGAGGGACGCTGCACAGTCAGGTCATTTGAGAATTCGCGCATTGAGGCGCGAGTCAAGACTAAAGTATTTGCACAGGGTAGTTCTTACGTAACCGCTCATGAAAACTCCGTGGTGGAGGCAGCGGGAGCATCTGTCGTGAGAGCCTTTCACAGCGCGAAAGTCACAACCGTTGATGGTGGCTGCGCAGTTGCTCAGGTATTTTCTAGTGATGTTTCTTTTGAGGGCAGCAACATTGTCAAGTGCTTTTCGGAGGTGCTGCGAACACTACGCTGAGCGAGACACTCTAATCAATCACCACCCTACAACTACTGATGGAGAATCTTCATGAGCACCATTGCTGAGCGTGTCGCTACCGCGTTGTCAGAGGAGACCGGGGTCCCCGTTGAGAACATCGTCGTCACCCGTGACGGTGCGTGGTGGGAGGCTGAGTGCGACGGCGTCCGTATCGCCGCTCGTCGTCGGGGCGCGATCGTTGAGGTCGCGGCTGAGGGTTACCCGCATGGGTGCCTGCGCTTCCCAGACAACACTCGTATCAACACCCTACGGGCCAGTATTGCTAAGGCTCGCCGCATGGCCCAGTCCTGTGCCCGCCACTACGCCTCGCGGGCCTGACTGGGAACGAAGAAAGGAACCCCAAATGAGCACCATTCGCAAGGCCTTAAAAGACGCCAGGGTCTTCTACTACGCCGCCGTCGGGCAGGTCAGGGTCGATGACCTCGTGGACGGGGTGATCGCCGTCGGCCTCCGCGGCCAGTACGCCCTGGAGAGCCGCGACCTCGGCCTCATCATCAACGGCGAGGTGATCGCCGGTCCTGACGACGAGTCCAGCGACGCTCACCTCCGTGCCGTCGTAGCCGCCCTCCTCGGCTACGACCCCGAGACCACCGACTGACCTACCCGCCCGAATGGTCGAGGTCTGGGCGGACCCGAGTCTCACGAAGGAGCTCTCACATCATGAGAACCATCTCTGACAGAATTACAACTGTTATCGCACGCTTTTACAACGTCAGCCCCAATAGGGTTGAGGTATTTTACGACGAGGATACTGGTAAGTGGGTCTCCCGATATGACCTTGTTACCATTGTCTCCGAGAGAGGACTATCAACCGTTTTTGTTATAGCACGATGCAAAGAGATGGCTGGGTACTCTCGGGTCCGCACTGACATTAACTCAACCTCGGTTCATATGCTGACTCGCACCCTGACCGAAGCCTCGAAGCGTGCCAAGCGAGGTGCACATCTTGCGTCCATGCTCATTCAGTCCGGTTTCGATGTCTATGGCGAGTCAGGTGGGGTCTCTGGCGAGGTGAGAGTCTCCCGCCGCACCCCTCTCTTCTCGGAGATCACAATTCGCCCTGGAAAGCATCTGAGCCATTGGGAACTGGCCGATGACGTAAACCCGCTCTCTTGGGAGAAGCTACCCCTCCTGGGTGACGTGGTCAGAGCCATGGACTCCCTGGGTGTCCCCCGTTCCTTTGGTGAGGAGAAGAAGCCATGATGACCGCCGATGAGATTCTCTCCAGGGTCGCCAGCCGCGTCGGCTGGGAGGGGCTCTCCCTCACCAAGGATGCGTACGGCGATGTCAATGGGCTGACCAACGGTTCCTACACCCTGTTTGCCAGGGTCGATGAGTACGAGTGCATATGGAACATCGATCGTTTGTCGTCCGGGAGGATGGAGAACCTGGAGAACGGGGTTGCCAGCACCACCTTCGCTTTCATAGACCTCGCTGATGTCTGGATGAAGCACGTGGGAAATGGTGGTGGACAGTCATGACCTCCACCATTGACCGGATTGCCGGCCTCCTCACGGAGATCGACCCCGACCAGACATGTATATCCCCCGTCAGCATCTACGGGGGCGCGCACAGTGGTCGCCACGTCGTCGAGGGTGCGACCATCATGGTCGAGTTCGAGCGCGGGTACTCGATGGTCACCGTGCGGCTCGACGACCCCGTTCGCCCCTCGATCCTGGCGACGACGGAGATCGACTCCACCAGCACCAAGAAGATCATGGACGCGATCGAGCGGATGCGCACGGCCGTCAAGGTTCTCGCTCGCGTCCATGACGACCTGGAGAGCGCCGGCTACACGCCGTCTCCGGGGACGGAGCTGGGGACCAGCACGCTCTCCTGCTCGGGGCTGCGGGTCTACGACGAGGACTACACGTCCGCCAAGATCTTCACTACCGGGAGCCCGGAGGGAGGTGACCTCTTCGTGGAGGCCGGCCGCGGCGGCCCCGACACTCCCGTCTACCTCAGGGTGCGCGAGGCGCTTCGTGCCGCTACCTCCGAGGCGTGAGCAACCACCAGGAACGAAAGCAACGGGCCGGGATCATCTCCCCCGGCCCGTTGCTTTCGTCTCGACGTCCTCCTAGACCAGCCCCCGGCGCGCCCGTTCGAGCCCGGCGACGTAGGCGCTCCAGGCGGACTCTGGGTCGGACAGTCCCATCTGAGACCCGACGGAACCGGGGGGCACCTCTCCACGGGACACCGCCTCGTAGAAGGCTCGCAGAGAGATGCCGGCGAGGTTCTGGGCCATGTCCGAGGTCATGACGGCGAGCTCCGCAAGGCTGCGGGCGCCGTCGGCGGAGGCCACCAGCCGGGTACGCGAGGCCGCCACCCGGAGCATGTCCACGCTGCTGACTGGCCCGGGGACCATCACCTGCCCGAGGCCGTTGACCTCCAGGCCGGCGGCCGCCGGGTGCCCCGAGGGCGTGACGAGGTCTGGACGCAGAGTCATGATTTCACTCCTTCCTGGCCGGCCAGGCGTCCCAGCAGGCGTCGCCGGGCGCCGTTGGCCGCCCTGGCCGTGGACGTGGCCAGCCGGCGGACCTCGGCGGCGTCGATCGACCCGGTACCGCCCGAGCGCCTGATGACCGCCTTGGTGTACGCCGGGGACACACGGCACCCGTACGACCCCGAGGGGCCGCGGACGACGATGAGGTCTCCCTGGACGGACACCGAGGCGGCCTCGCACCGAGCGACCTCGTCATGGACGAGCAGGGCGTCAGAGTGCAGGGCGACGGCGTCGATGTAGGGCTCGGCAGTCGCGGTCATGACCGAAGCGCCTTGATGGTTCCGTTCTGACCAAGGAGGAACAGGACGTGCTCAGGGCTGGTCTCGACCGGCTCTGGGACCAGCATGAACTGCTCGTCGGCCCGGACGTTCTTGGGAAGCACCAGAGAGATGCTCGGAGCCTGGTCCTTACGCCCGTACAGGACCGCATAACCTCCCTCCCCGCCATTCAGGACCCAGAACCCCTGAACGTGCCTCATGTCTCGGCCCACGAGCCAGTCGGCTCCGGCCAGGCGATGCCCGACTCGAGGCTCCGAGGGCTCCCACGTCCACCGGATGTGATTGGCGATCTCTATGGACTTGTAGGCCAGGTATGCGGCGAGGTTCACATCCCTACCGGGGGAGAGCCTGTCTTCGCAAGTGAAGTTGGAGACCATGATCTTCGCGATCTCCAAAGTCTGCGGGCTAATCTCTCGGGAGGCGAGACGGGAGATTCCCTTACGAGTAATGCTCGATGAGGGCCTGCCATATTCGGCGTGGGTGTGCGGGTGGAATGTCGAGACCACCTTCACGTCCGGGTCATCCATCAGCCCATCGCAGGCCTGAGGGTCGTAGTACTCATTTGTCTTGCGGCGCGGCCCCCGGATCAGCACCACTCCACGCTCGGCCTCGGTGAGACCAGCGGCGTCCATGAGGACGTCGATGTTCCCGTCCCACCCGGGACGAAGGCTCCAGCCCTTTCCGGTCAGGTGCGAGACCTTCACCAGGTCGTCGTCGAGCCCGGCGTCCTCAACGACGACGGGCTGACCAGTGGCCTGCCTGAACTTCTTCGGACTGACCGGGAAGACCAGTCCGTCCGACGTACGGGCGACAGTGGTTCTTGCGTAATCCCCGGCGTCACCCACGCAGGCGACGTAGTCCACGTCGTTGACGTTGAGCCCAATTCGCTGGGCGTAATCCACAGCCTCCGCCCTGATGGACTCGACATAGGTGCCGAGCCTGTCGCGGATGATGGTGACGAGAGGGACGTGGTCCTCGTTGTCCGCGTAGACATGGACCAACTCTCCCTTCCTGTTCCGAAGGATGCCCGCCACCTGGAGGTCGTGGGTCTTCCCCCACCAGGGGTCCTCGTACCCGTCCTCAGCGGCGTGGACCCTGCCGTTCTTGATCGCCCACTGGACGACTTCCTCACGGTCGTAGAGGACGTAGAAACCCTCTCTATGCCCCTTGGGGAAGGTGGCCTCCGAGGTCAGCTGGGCCACCCGGGCAGAGCTGACCCCCAGGAGGTCTGCTACTTCACTTGCATATACCATCATGATGGCTACTTTAGAGGATGTTGACTTAATAAGTCAAGTGCAGCTATAGTCGTTTAGCAGCAGGTGCCTACGGTGTACAGAGGAGACGGCGTCGGCACCTGCATCCCAAGACAACCATCCGAAAGGGGGAACCGGTGATCTCGGACCTGTTCATCATCGGGCTACAGCGCCTCCTCACCGAGTCCGGCAGGCCGCCGATCCAGGTCGAGTACCTGTCCAACGGGGTCTCCATGACCTCGGCGTCCGGCCGCACCGTCTGCGAGTACCGGAGGTCCCCGGTGCTCGGAAGGACTAGTCACACCCTCATCAACATGGGAGGTGAGTGCTACCTGGTCCCCCGGGGAGACTGGGGGGACTGGGAGATCGGGACGGCGTCCGAGGCCCTGACCGGCTCCCGCTACAGCCGCGAGGACATCGAGTCCGCCGTCGCACGCTTCCTGGGGGAGTCATGAGCCGGCGCCGGCGGCGCCTGGACGACCTCAGGGCCGCGGTGGACCACCCGAGGGTGGTCTCCAGGGTTGACGGCCTCATCGACGAGGTCTCCAAGCACCTGGGAGGCCCCTCGTCCCTGGCGGGGATCACCGCCATCTGCCGCCTGTCCGAGGCCCTGGAGCCCCGGTTGCTGGAGCTCATCGAGGACGCGCGCCGTCACGGCGCCTCGTGGGAGGACCTTGACGAGGCCATGGGGGTCGCGGACTCCGAGGGCTTCTACACCAGGCTCAACCTCGACCTTCGCGTGCGAGGGGGACGCCGGTGGCCACTGATCCCTCTCTGAGAACCGGGGGTTGACAACGGCCGGATAGGTGAGATAAAAATATCTCATCAGGGACCTCTAGCCGGGAGGACCCGAGTCCAGGAGAGGGTCCTATCATGTCCACCATCGCCGAACGAATTGCAGTCACAATTTCAGACCAGGTCAACGAGAATCTTGAGGCGGAAGGCTTTACTCAGAAGACGAGTCCCGAGTTCGTCAGCATCTTCGATGGTGGCCTCGGGTACTCAGTCGGGGGAGAGCAAGGCGGGATATTCATCAGGGCCAGTAGATGGAATGCACACATTAAGGTGTACTACCAGGGTTTCCGTTGTGAGACCCTGGTATCGAGCACTTCTATCAAGGCGATGAAACGCTCTTTGCGCCAGGCAAGTCGGGACGTCCGCCTTGCTAAGAGGGTGGCAGACGCCATTCCTGATCGCCCTGGGCGGCTTGTCTGTGGCACTCCCCTCGGTAGGGTTTCTGGTTGTTACGTAGTCATCTATGAAGGGGGTGAAAAATGTTCCTCAATCAGCATTGAGGACGGTGTCGTCAGTATGGCAACAAATAACCCGAAAAACCTTGACAAGGAAGTTGTCGAGGCTATTCGCAATGCTGGAATCGAAATTAAGGAGTGAGTTGTCTTGATTCTCTTGAAAAAAGACCGACTCATCAAGGCCATCGCCTCAGAGACCGGGGATGCCAACGTCATCGCCTGCCTGGACGAGTACGGGAACACCCTCTCCGCAAAGGGCGGTGGCGTGCTCCTGGACCTTTCCCGGGGGTTCACCCTGGCTCGTGTCGGGAAGGGGTCATCCACCACCAGGAGCACTGACGTCGAGGAATTGCGCAAGGCGATTCGAAAGGCCGCAAGAGCCCAGGACCTGCTTGCGCGAGCCGACTCCCTCGTGAGTGCCGACGACCGGTTCTCTGTTGTTGACAGCCCATTCAGCAACACGATCTGGGTGAGGTTCAAGGGCGACACGGAGGAGATGCCTCCGTGCAGGGTCCAGATCAGGGTGGACCTGGACCTCTCCGATTCCATCGTCGTCCGTGAACGCATGGAGGAGGACCTTCAGACCAGGCGAGAGGTAGAGGTGCTTCTCGGGATTGAGGAGGAGCAGTGATGAATAGCCTAAGCGTCATCGACTACGTTGATGAGCTCGGTCAGGCCGTGCAGGCTGGCCTGACCGAGCTCCTGGACACCCAGGAGGGCAGGGAGTCCCTGGAGAGGATCGCCCAGCGATTCAGGGTCAAGACGTCGTTCGGGGGATGTGAGCGCGACACTCAGGACGTCCTGGACGACCTCGACCGCATGGATGTCGAGGATGACGACCTGGCGAAGTGGTTGACTGGCAGCAAGAGCGCCTCCGTCAACCTGGACATGGACTTCATCGACCTGAAGGCGGACAGGGCCCGCCAGGAGGCATACGACAGGGCCGTCTCGTCCCTGGAGCTCGTCATCGAGAGGATCCTGGACGGAAAGGATGAGTCCGGCATCCCCGTCCAGGACGACGAGTCCGAGGGACTGACCGGGGAGTGGATCTACACCGGAAACGTCGGATACAACGACGAGGGCATTCACCTGTGCTACCGGTGGCACGCTGACCTCCCCGACGGCGTCGAGTTCGACGACCAGTACTTCGAGACTAACTCCCCCCACGCCGACTGGGGCGACGTGGACGACAGGGCCATCGAGCTCACCGACGAGCAGAGAGCGCGCCTGGATGAGTGGATCAGCCTCCGGGTCGCCGAGGAGGAAGGGTTGTCGAGAGGGTGAACGACTTGGAGCAGATCGCCATCCAGGCACTGGCCGAAGAGGCTGGCGTTGACGTCAAGACATACCCCGTGCATGACGAGCTCATCCTGGTCGACGACGACTACAAAGCCGGAGTGCACATCCGCTACTCCAATCCGCAGCAGGTCAGGGCTCGAGTGGGACGCGGCTCCTCGACCAGGAAGAAGCTGGACCCCGATTCAATACGCGCAGCAGTACGTGAGGCCAGGAGGAACGACGAGGCGCTCACTCTCGCCACCACCCTCATTCACGAGGACGGAAGGTTCACCCCGGTCGACAACCTCTTCAGCAACTGCATCCGGCTGAGACGGTCTGACGATCCCTGTGGTGAATGTTTCAGGGTCTGGATCACCTTCTATGGGTCGAGCCTAGTGGTTAACAACAGCGCCTTTTGGGACGATCCCATGGTGGAAGAGGTGAAGGACATCCTCCAGGTTGCTCAGGAGGAGGGGATGAAGGAGTGAGCGTGAGCGATCTGGAGCGGAGCGCCATCCAGGTGCTGGCCGCGGAGACGGGTGCCACCGATGTCGAGGCATACCCCGAGCCGTACTACTGCGTCCTGGCCAGCGACGACTACGACATCAGGGTGCATATCCACTACCCCTATCCGCAGTGGGTCATGGCTCGAGTGGGACGCGGCTCCTCGACCAAGAAGAAGCTGGACCCCGAGTCGGTGCGTGTAGCAGTGTGTATGGCTAAGAAGATTGACGAGACGCTTGCGCGTGCCGCCACCCTCATTCGCGAGGACGGGAGGTTCACCCTGGTTGATGGATCTCCCAGCAACTCCGTCTGGCTGAGGCGGTCGAACGACCCCAGCGGCGCCCGTTTCAAGGTGCAGGTCGCCTTCCACAGGTCGAGTTTGGTGGTCTCTGGTAGCGCTCCGCAGGACGAGCCGCTGGTGAGAGAGGTGGAGAGCATCCTCCAGGTCAGGTAGTCCCCAGACAGCAGGAGAGCCCCGCTGGCGTAAGCGGGGCTCTCCTGCTGTCTGCTCAGACGGCTGCGGCGACCACCAGGAGGGCGACGACGACCCCGGCGTGCACCGGGAGCACCGACCACGACGCCGCGGCCTTTAAGGTGCCGGCGCGTGCCCACTGGGGGCCGAGCAGGGGCTCTGGTGTCGCCGTCACCGGGCCGCCATTGAGCATGTCGGCGTACAGGGCCCTCCACGCCCGTTCGGCCGCCAGGTGGGTGGCGTGAACCATCCACAGCGCCAGGCAGACGCCGACGGCGGCCAGGGCTGCGGCAGGGGAGTGCAGCCCCGTGGACGCCGCGCAGGCCGCTGCGGTGATCGCCAGCGACCACGTCACCGCCTGGGCCTGGGCTCCGGCCAGCCGGGAGACGTTCTGCTGCACCGTACCCAGGTGAAGCTCGCGCAGGCTGGTAGCATGGTCGTCGTGGACACGGGAATCCGCCTGGACCCCCGGAGCAACCTCGGGAGTGCTCCGGGGGTCCTTCACGTCGCGCCTCATGAGATCTGCTCCTCCAGGGTGCTGCGGTCGACCCTCAGTCCGGTGTCCTCGTAGGCGGCCAGGAACGAGGCCATCGCCGGCCGGCCCTGGTGGCGCGCCCCCGGCCGGCGCGGACGGCTGACCGCCCTCCACATCACTCGCGACCCCTGGACGGACTCGACGATGACGAGCGTCCCCCGGCGCTTGCGCGACCAGACGGAACCGGGCTCAATCCTCTGCCGGCCCATCGTCCGCCTTCCCTCCCAGGGGGCCCTGGCAGGCCCGTACGCAGCCGGTCAGGGACTTGGCCTGGTCGGCGTTCAGGATGCCGTCCTTCGAGTCCTTCAGAGCCTTCTCGATAGCGTCCACGACCTCGCGGTTCTCGCCCAGGACTCTTCCCGACTCACTGACTGCGTGGTCGATCAGCCCGCAGGAGGACAGGGCGCCCTCGTAGCCGGCCGGCACCCACCCGCTGGCGACGAGGTGGTAGGGGATGGGGCCCAGGCTCCCTGGGAACTCGCCGATCCCGCCTGTGTACGTGCTGCCGTCCAGGACGGTCTGCGACAGCGGGGCCGCGCGCATCATCATCTCCGCCCACAGGCGGAAGAGCCGGTCCTCGTCCTCCAGAGGGGCGATGAGGTCGAAGCCCCCCCGGTCCGAGGATGCGTCCAGCTCGATGACGGTTCCTCCCACGTACCGGGTGACGACGGCGACCGCGGCCGCGCGCCGGCGGGCGTGGATCAGAGCGTCGCTGTCGTGAGCGCTGTCCCACAGGGGGGAGAGGCGCTCAGCGGCCTCGTCCAGGGTCTCGGAGGACCTCCGGTTGAGGCGGATCCAGGTCTTGCGCCGCTCGACCGACCTCCTCCAGGGGGAGACCTTCTCGCTTCGCCTCATCCGGCTGGCCGCCACCAGGCGCGCGACGACCATGCCCAGAAACACGAAGATGCACCATATGAGAAAGAAGGCTATGAGGCTGATGGCGAAGTCGCCCTTCTCCTCAGGTCGCAGCTCCGAGGCAGCGGGAAGGATGGTGATGAACAGGATCAGGGTCGTCAGCGCTCCAATGAGCGGCTTGGCTATCAGTCTGAGTGTGTACATTGAATACCCCTTTCGTTGGTGTCTCTGGATCGGGGCTTGGCGCCCCGATCCATGATCCTGAGCGTCGCCCGGCTGACGGCGCCCAGGAGCTCTTTGGCCGCGTCCTTGGGCTGGACGTGCGAGGCCTGGCCGTTGACGCAGATGACGACGTCCTGGCTCTTTGTGACCCGCACGGTGATCTCCTCGTGCGCCGAGACGCGGTCCAGCAGGTTGGTGATGCCGAGCCTGGCCCCGTCCGGGAGGAGGGAGACACTCGACTCGAGCCAGCCGGATTTGCTGAGTGCAACGGCCTGGGCGGCCACTTGTTGGGACAGCCGGCTCCGAAGCTCGGTGCGGTTCAAGCGATCACTCCGATCAGGCGCAGGGGGCCGAATGTCGAGGCGATGTCGTCGGCGTCCTCGTCCAGCGAGTACCAGCAGCCGGACAGACTTCCGATTCTGCGCCACAACGGGCCGTCGAGGTCCTTCTGCCAGGCGGTTCCGGTACCGTCCACGGCGACGCAGCCCTCCGGCGCAGCCTGGGCACTGGCCACCCAGTCCTGGTGGCCGGCCGGACTCAGCGACTCCTGCACCGCGGTCCGCGCGACCACCTGGGACAGGGTAAGGATGTCTCCCGTCTCCAGCGGCACGGGGCTCACCTGCGGCTCCGGGGAGGCGAGCACCTTGATCCCCTTGTCCGTCACGGAGAGGACTCCGACCCACCCGGGGCGCTTGCCGCGGCCGGCCCCCGTCTCGGTGTCACCGGTGGTGACGATGAAGACGACGTTGCAGCAGTACGACCACGACGGAAGCGGTCCCTCGCCATCTCCCAGGACGAAGCCGAAGATGAGCGGCGACCCCTTGACGACGTCAATGACCAGGTAGTCAAGACCCCCGACGTCCCTGGCCCGCACCGCCTCAGGCGACCTGAAGTGCCTGGACAGGGCGGCGATGACTTCCTCCTTGCTCACGATGAGCCTTCCTTCCTCGGTTGTGATCGTGGTGCCCGGACCCGGGCGACGGGGACCGACCCCTCGTCATCGACGAGGTACCCCCACCTGCCCGGCCCCGGGTCCGCGACGATGCTGGCGACCCTGCACCCCGTCAGGTCCAGGAAGCGCGCCGCGTGCGAACGCCTGTAGGCGGTGACGATGACCGGCACCTCCAGGGTCTCCCAGAGTTCGGCCAGAGTGTCGACGACAGGCCGGATCGGCGCCCCACCAATCTCCGGCACGCGCACCGGGACGAGCCCGTCAATCACCAGGGTCGAGCCGGTCTCGCGGGCCCGGCTGGCGGCATCCTCCAGAGTCTTGGCGACGACGAAGCCAGGTGCACCCCGGCGCAGAACGGTGACGTCCATACCCTCGGGACGGTGGGGAAGAGGGTCTGCGGACACGAGCACCGTCGACTCGCCCACGCTGACGCTCAGGACCAGCGTGGTCTTGCCGCTGCCGACCCGTCCCGTCAACAGTGTCCTGCTGTGCTTCATCGGTCTCGCGCCTTCTTTCTGAGTGTTCTTGATACATTCGAGCCGGTACGCCCTCCTGTTGCAGCGTTTTCTCCACATCGAGGACTCTACGACCATGATTATGGAGAAGTAGATCAAAAGCGAGCCTGTGGCTAAGGTAGACCCCCCGTTTTTGAGAAAATCAATGAGTTCAGCGATGGGTTTTAGTATCCAGAGTTCGGGGACGTAAGACAGGGCGTGAATGACGGCGTCCAGGACGACGATCATGACGGGTACCCCGAGGGTGTAAGGAGGAACCATCGACTCCACTCGAGTTGCGGGCTTCGTGTATCCGGGGTCCGCGTAGATCATCAAGGCGTTGGCCAGGAAGTCGATGAGGAGCGCCAGGAGAAGGGCGACAACGATGCTGGGCCAGTAACCGCCCCGGAGAAACCAGGCCGCGACGGTGTCTACCACGCCTGTCACCGCTCCCACGTCCTCGCCTGGATGAGTATGGGCGTGGCCGATTGCAGAGCGCTCGTGAGCATGTCGGGGAGACGGTTGGGGACGTCTTTGCCGGCAAGGCCCTCCAGCAGTCGGGACGCTCGTCTGTAGGCGACCACCCTCTCGTTCTCCGAGGCTCCGCCATCTCGCACGAGGTCGAGCATCTGGCTCACCTTATCCAGGGTCCGGCGCTCCTCGGCGCCGATGACGTCCTGGTCGATCCGACGGGCACAGGCGTAGGCCTCTTCGAGCAGACGGGCGCACTCGGCGACCTTGTACGGGTAGTCGAGGCTCGCGACCTCCAGGCGCTCCAGCGTCCTCATCTCCTTCTCGGGGAAGGAGCTGTCGGCCTGGTTCATGGTCGAGAAGGACTCCCAGAAGGCGCCGATCGCGGGCAGTGACGTGTCGGCCAGGGCCGGGTAGCGCAGGAGAGTGTCGATGTCGGACTTCATGAGGATGACCCGAATCTTGATGTCGGACGCCCTGGACACGTACTCGTCCCACTGGCTGCGGCGGGTCTTGAGTAGGATTGACAGCCGTGCACGACGCCTGCGCCAACCGGTGACAAGGTCGATCTTCTTCAGGGTGGCCGTGTCGCATTTGGGCATGAAAACTCCTTCGTGGGACTCGGGCACCGCCCGGCTCGCGGTCCCCTGGTGAGATATTTTTATCTCAGCTTTCCTGTGGTGTCAAACCTCGTTGCGCCAACCGGCAAGCCAGGTAGACGCTGGCGCCGACGGCGCACCAGAGAGGGAACCAGGGATCGCTCTTGCAGACGATCCAGACGGCGGACGCCAGGTGCCTGACGAGGAGGACCAAGGATGACTTGATGTGGTCCGGCACCGGCTCGCCAGTCAGGAACGAGGTCTCCAAGTAGGCGATCCTCTCCAGGTTCAGCGCCAGAACGAGCGCCGGCCCGATCCTCCAGGTGAACGACCAGACCTCGACCAGCTTCTCCCTGTCGATGCTCATGACCGAGCCATCTCGTTCGTGACCGGCACCGGACACCCGCGCAGCAGCCGGTCGATCATGCCGTCGCCGGACTCGTCACCGACCACCCGGGCGCCGTCGGCGTCGATGTCGATCGTCCACTGCTGGCACCCGTAGCGGTCGTCGAAGCCCAGGGACAGGCGTGCGTACCGGCCGCCTCGACCGCGCACCTCCATGTGGACCCGTCGGTGCAGCCAGTTCATGTACTTCAGGCCCCTGGCGCGGCACTCGCGGGGATCGGTGTATACCGATTCGATCCAGATCAGCACTGTGTCCAGCTGAGTGATGGCGGCGGCGTCGGAGGGCCTGATCCGGCCCTGAACGCTTCCGTCGATGCTGGCCAGCCGCACCCGGGTACGGCCAGACCTCTGGTAGGCCACGCCCTGGACCTCGTGGCCGGCCAGGGCCGCGGCCACCTCGGAGGACTCGGGGTCCAGGCACGCCATGGTTCCAATGCGACGAGCACCCCTGGGGAAGCGCGTCATCTCAACCGTCCTGGCGCCGCCGTGACAGGTGTTCATCTCGGTGACGAGGAGGACGTACGGCTCGTCGCCGTCTCGCTCCATGTCCCGGTAGAGCCACCAAGGGAACCAGGCCCCGTCGCGCAGGAGCAGCAGGTCGTCGAGGTTGCCGTGAACCTGGTCCCCCGTCTCCAGGTCGGTCCACAGGGTGATGTCGATGTACGACAGCTCGGGGTTCAGGTGCTCGATCGTGGTCCGGCGAACACCCGCGGCGTCCCGCCAGCCGACGGTGACGGACGGCTCGTAGGAGACCACCTTCCCGTCGTCGTCGTAGACCTCCTCGCAGTAGGTCGATGACCCGGTTCCCGTTGTCGGAATCGTCTCCCAGGCGACCTCCAGCCTCGTGGGGGCGCCGATCTCTTCGAGATCCATGTCCTCTCCTCCTTAGCTCCCGGCCTGGCGCCAGGACTCGATCTGCTTGTCGGACGCCTCGGCCAGGCGTCTCGCGGTGCTACTCATCCACTCCTCGCTCAGGAGCCGGTAGTCGCCGAAGCCGGTGACCACGTAGTCCATCCTCATGAGGGCGTCCATGTGCTGGCCGCTCTCGGACAGGGCGGCCACCTCATCCAAGGCGTCGGCCAGCCCCTTCGCCGCCGGAGTACCCAGGCCCCGACGCAACTGCATCGCCTGCCTGCGCAGGCTCCTGGCTACGGTCATGAGGTCTTCTCCTTTCCTCGCCAGCGGATCCCCGTCGGAGGAAGTACCAGGAGGAGCACGGCGAGAGTCGTGTAGTAGACGATGAAGGGGTCTGCCACAGCCACTCCCTCCCCCTTACACCTGGACAGTAGCCCGAGCACAATGAGCGGCGTAGCGGAGAGAGCCGGCAGGATCATGAACAGGATGCTCGACCCCCTACCCTCGGAAATGTTCACTAGGGACCTTTCCGCGACCAAGCCCCACGTGAGGAAGATCAGGCCGATCCAGAACCAGCCTCCTAAGATTAGGGTAATAATGCTGGCGATTAGATTCGACCACAACTGAAACGACAGCCACATCGAGACAGTAATCATGCGGATTAGCAGTACGCCCATGACCACCATCATGATGAGCAATCCGGCCTGCCAGCAGAGGTAGTCGACGACGTCGATGTCCCCAAAGTATCCGAGGTCTTTTCGACCCATCTTTTTCCTGAAGAAGCTCATGGCAGCGAGGCCTTTATGTCCTCGCCGGCGACGCGCCGGTACGACCACGTGGGGAGCAGCACCAGCCCGATGCCCATGGCCATGAGCAGGAGGGCGGAGGTCCACGGGCTGCCGCTCAGGTTCCAGGGGTTCTGGACCAGGACGGTGATCGCCGTCGTCAGCAGGAGGGCGACGACTACGGAGGACACCACCAGACCTCTGTTCGCCCGGCTCCACCTGTCCTCGCACTCCTCGCTCACGTCCCTGAGGGCCTTGTACAGGTCGCGGCACGGCAAGGCGAAGAAGCTGAAGACGCACCCGGGGACCACGTACACGGCCAGGTAGGAGGCGATGACCTTGTATGCGTAGGACATGGACGGCAGAGGGTCCAGAGGGTCCAGAGGGTCCAGGGGGTCCATGGGTTCCTCGGGGATGGCCCGCGAGAGCTCGTTGAATACGGCCGAGGGAGGCACGAGAAGGGCGATGGCAACAGCAGTCACGAGGAGCCCCACCGTCAGCCAGACCACGTGGCGAACCAGAGGCCAGTCGAAGTAGGAGATCATGGCCGGGGGTCCGTCTCGTGTGGGGCGTCGAAGAAGCCGGTCATTGCCGGGGCGCCCAGGGAGACCAGGACCTCGTCCAGGATCGCGCTGCGGGCTGGCCCGTCGGGGTCAAGGCCCAGGCGGATGATCTGCCCGCGGTTCAGGCTCTGGGCGCGGCCCTCGATCCGTCCGGTGACGACGGCGACGCCGTTGACCGCGAGCTTGCGGTGGGGGAGTAGAGACGTCGCCAGACGGTTGGTGGGACGGCCGGAGACGGTGTTCATGTAGTCGGTCCACACCATGAGGTCCTCGGACACCTCCCAGCCGACCTTTCGGGCACCGACAACGCGCTCGATCCAGTTCTCCAGGTCGTGACCGTCCGGCGCCTGGACCAGGTACGCCCCCTTGTCGGGGGTGATGACTGCCAGCTTCACTTGTCCGCTCCCTTGATAGTGGTCTCATAGGTGATGTCCGAGCCCACGGAGTGGACGGACATGGTGTAGCCGCCATCCGTCTTCATCACGTTGGTGACGGCGACGCGGTAGGGCGACTTGCCGTCCTCGTTGTGGTGAAGGCAGACGACCTTCCCGTCGGCGCCGGCGTCCTGCCCGTCGGGGCAGGGGATCTGACGGACGTTCTCCCAGTGGAGCTTCTCGCTCACGATCCGGGCGCGCTGGCCGGCGTCGGGAGCACTGTTCGAGGCGTTGCCGTACCAGGCGTACAAGCCGGCGCCAGAAGCGGTCAGGACGACCCCGGCGATCCCCAGAACGGTACCGACCCCCTTGCGTGTCGCGCTCAGGCTTGGCTTGCCCGCGACGAGGACCAGAACGACCCCGGTGAGGATCATGGCGACGACGACGTAGGGCCACCACCCGGATGGGTGAGTGGCGGTGATGTTGATGATGTCCATGGTGGTCACTCTCTTCCGCGATGATCTCTTACGTCCCTATGGTGCCCGGGCCGCGGTCGTCACCGACCGAGCAGGAAGCGGACAGCGTGGTACTCGGTGAAGAGCCGGAGGTCCTCCGAGGGGTAGGAGCCGGTGATCTCCTCGTTCAGGGCGCGCTCCAGGCTCCCGAACCTCTCCTCCAGCGCGGAGACGACGTCCGCCTCGCGCCGCTCCAGATCGACCCGGGTGAAGTGCCTGACGACGCCCCGACTCACCTCTAGCTCTCCTCAGCCGTGCGCCAGGCAGCCCACTGCCGGAGCCGTCCCCGGTCGGCCTCGCTCAGCCCCAGGACGTCCATGTCGATGTCTCCCCAGTCGCCGCTGGAGGAGTTCAGCTCATAGCCCTCGGCCTCCGGCTGGTAGCCCTCGGGCGGGGTCAGGCACCACCGGTAGCGCAGGACCGGCTCGCCGACGGGGGTGAGGTCGTAGACCCAGGGTCCGGTGAGCACTCCCGGCTCCTCCGGAGGCGGGTCGGCGAGGACGGGGATGTCCTTGCGGCCGTCGCCGGCGAGGATGGCCTCGATGGTCTTCCTCAGCCCGCTGACGGCCTCGCGGAAGGCGCTGGCCGCGGCGTCCTGGGCCATGGCCTCCGTGCGGCCGAGCTCGTCGCAAAGACGGGCGGTCTCGTCGTCGGTCAGGTCCCGAGCCAGGACGTCCCCGTAGCCCAGGTCGTCGAGGTCGTTGACGATCCCCTCATCGTCAACGCCTCGGGTATCCATGCCGATGTCCTCGGCCAGCTGGCGAAGCAGACGCTTGCCCTCGTCAGTGGCGACCAGGTCCTCCATGACCGTCCACCGACGCTCTCCACTCTCCTCGTCCTGGTGGTAGACGATGTTCCACAGGGCCATCGCCCTCTCCTCTCAGTGGTTCCTGTTTCGTGCGCGTCTGAGGTCGTCCCTCAGGTCGTCGTTCTCCTTCTCGAGCCTCTCGGCCTGCCGGCGCCACTCGTCGGCGCTCTTGCGGTGCCGGTCAGCCTCCCGGCGGACCTCGGACACACTCTCGCCACCGGCGCCCGGTCCACCACCGATGTGCTCGGCGGCCTCCAGGTTCCAGAGGCGCCCGTCGAGCTCCTTGTTCTGCTCGGTGAGCCGGTCGATCTCGCTCAGGAGCAGGCTCGCCCAACCGACGGGAACGGCCGCCGGCTGGCCAGCGGCCACGTGCTTGCGAATCTCCTCGATCGTGGCCATCTCAGGCCACCTCCTTCCAGGACAGGCTGGTGATCTTCTCCGTGCTCTCCAGTACGGGTCCGGTGATGGATTTGACCTTCCCGTCGGGGGTCAGGTCGTAGCAGGTGAACTCCTCGTCCATGGCCTGGGTGTGGAAGGGCTCCTCGTCCGACAGGCGCCACGCCTTTCCCTCGTGGACAACTCGTTTCCCCTGGGTGATGCGCACCCGAATGATTTGCTTACTCATGTCTCCATGGTGCCCGGGTCTCAGTGGTTCTTGGAGGTGACCAGGGCCTGCGGCGGGTAGCCGGCTGGCCCCGTGTCCTCGGCGGTGACCTCGTAGGAGCCGCCCACGTACCGGGTGTTGACGCCGATGACGTCTCCGTCGCGGCTCAGCAGGCACCGGGAGTAGCCGGGGCGCGAGCTCGGGCAGGAGATCGCGTTCGAGGCGCTGAATCGTTCAGACAGCGCCTCGTCGAGCCCACGGGGCCCGGGGCCGGAGACCGTCAGGTGGACGAGGGTGCACATGCAGCACAGGGCGGACACCACCCCCATCGTCAGCAGCGTCCCGCTGGCCAGACGGTGCCACAGGGGGACACGGTCTGCGCCGGCGGCGCGGTAGGCACCGACCAGCCCCAGGACCGAGGAGGCCACGGCGACGACGGCAAACAGGGCCATGGCGTACCAGAGCAGGCGGTCGGGGCCCGCGGGCACGTCGAGCGTGTAGATCATGACCCTCTCCTCTCACTGGCGGGTTGCTTGGACATCCTCATCTGGCTCGTGGTGACCTGGTACCCACCCTTGACGCGGGTGTAGGACACGGAGACCGACACCTGCGGCGCACTGGGGGGATCGCCCCTCCGGTAGAGGGAGTAGCGGCAGTAGCGGAAGTCTTCGGAGTGAGTCATGAGACAGGCGAATGACTCCTCTGAGTAGTCGTATCCGTAGTGCTCCGTCACTGCCTGTCTGAGGTCCGCGGGGGGCGGCACCACCTCACCGAGCTTCAGAACACTGGCGACAGAGAGCGCCGGGACCAGGGCCACGAGCGCCACCAGGGTCAGTCGCCCCCGCCGCCGCTTGCACAGGGACGGCACTCGGAAGCACACGTAGTAGATGGGGGCCCACAGGAGTATCGAGAGACTGAGGATCAGCAGGACCGCTGTCCAAGGGCTGTGGCCGGCCGGGACCAGGAAGGTGTCTGCCGGCATCATGACGACGTCTCCTTGCTCGACGGCGTCGGTGTCGGCGCCGGCGGACGGTTTCCCAGGTGCTCGACGGTGATGTTGTAGCCGGTTTTCTGCTCCTCCCAGGAGCCGGTGACTCTCACGAACTCTTGGGAGCCGTCGTCAGCGGTGTAGGTGAAGCATTCGTTTGTGTAGCTACCGGCTGGACACACAGCCTCCCGGATGTCGTGAGCACCATAGTGCTCGGAGACGACCTTGGCAGTGTTGATGCCGGGACCGACGGTTGACCTCACCAAGGGGATGAACATCATCGAGAAGATCACAAAGACGACCGCGACGAACGCCAGTACGCACCCCGCCACCATTAGAACGCGGAGCGGGATGTTGCCACTCCCTTCTGAGTAGGGGAACGTCATCAACAGTCCGACAGCGAAGACGCCGACAGCCCACCAGGGGATCGTGACCTCAGGTAGTGGAGTCGAGTAGAAGAAGGCGTCCAAGAATCCATTCCTTTCTGGACTCAAAGGGTTTACGTACCTATGGTGCCCGGGGGCACCCCCTACAGGGCGTGGACCTCCTCGACCTTGACCCGGACGCCCCGAAGCCGCAGGGCGGCGGCGGCGCGGGCGGAGGCCATGCGGTGGACGGGCGCCGGGACCGTGACACCGAAGGCGGTTACCCTGTCCCGAACGGTCTCCTTGTACAGGACCTTGACGGTGACGACGTCCGCCTCGCTCTTCAGGTGCTCGTCCACGATCGCCTTGGCCAGGCGGTCGGCATCCTCCTCGAGCTGGTCGAACGCCCTGACGATCTCAACGGGAACCTTCCTCGACCCTCCCTCCCACTGGGAGAGGGAGTTCTGCCTGGCCCGCAGGAACCGAGCCGCCTGCACCTGGGACATCCCCAGGGCGAGACGTCGCATCTGGACGTCCGCTCCGGTGACCTCGACCTCTCCGGCCTTGCTGCTGCTCATGAATCTCTCCTGTCTTCTCAGTGACCCTGGGCGTTTGCCGCCCCGATGACCATCGGCTCGTCGTTGTCCACGACGGTGATGTCCTCCCAGACGGCCAGCTCGACCATGTCTCCGAGGACGTGGACGCCCAGGGCGAGGAACAGTCCGAGGTCGCACCCCAGCGTGTTGCTGAGGTCCGGGTAAGGACGGTCGAAGGCGTCGTAGTCAACGTCGACGACCCCCTTGCTGCACGCCTCGCGCTCCCCCTGGCGTTCGGACACCTTTCGGATGATGTGGCCGGCAAGGTCGGGGGAGACCTGACTCTTCAACGTCCGGTCCTTGTTCTCGGGATTGGTGAAGAAGGCGACGGAGAAGTAGGTCCTCCCGTATCCGCCGACGTCCTCGATAAGTACGACCTGGAGCTCGACCTCCGCGTCATCCCTCCCGTCCCCGGTGTGGCTGGAGACGACGATGGTCACCTCGCCGACCCCGGTGTGCACCACCTGGACCTCGACCAGGTCAGGGTGCCTGGTGATGAGGGACGACAGCGCCGAGGAGATCATCCTGGCCATGCCACCGGCGAAGCTCAGAGCCTCCAGGATGTCGGGCGCGCCGTCGCCGGGGTCCTCCGCATGGAGGATGGGTGTGATGAGCGTGCTCACGATGCCTTCCTTTCACTGGTACAGCCGGGGGAGGTGTGCGCACCTCCCCCGGCGGTGAGGTTCTCCTACTCGGCGTCCTCGGACGCCTCGGTGAGCTGGCGCTCCCAGTCGGGGATGCCGTCGTCATCGGCCTCGGCGGCCGGCGTCTGGGCGGCCTTCTCGGGGGTGGGCTCGGTCAGGGGGCGCTGCTCCAGGTCGCAGCGGCAGAGGTGCTGCTTCCAGAGGATGGAGTCCTCCTGGTCAAGAGCCTCGACGGAACCCTCGGCACCGTGGGCCTGGTAGGTGACGATGCTCCTCCAGTTGCCGTCACCGTCCTTCTCCTGGAGGGAGACAGCGTCCTGTCCGCAGGTTTGGTAGTAGTAGAAGCGGCGAGAGGGCTCGCCGGGAAGGACTCCGGAGTACCCCTCACCCTCGATGAGGGGGAAGTTGCGCCGGCTGCGCCCACGGTCGGGGACGCTCCCCTTCACCGGAGGCACGTCAGCGTCGTCCTCATAGTCCTGAAGGTTGACTCCCTGGACGACGACCTTGTCGCCGCTTACCTCGGCACCCAGGGCGCGCAGGGTCTTCACCCCACCTCCGTGGACGACGAAACTGTCAGCGGCCAGCGCCACCTCGCCCCAGTCGTTGCCATAGGAGTCGATGGCTTTGCTCATCCACTCCTGGGTGAAGTGGAGGACCGGGCTGATGCCCCTGAATCCGTGCTTGTCACCGTCAGCGAAGACGGCCGTGAAGGACGCACCGAAAGGCACGTCGGCGACGTCCTTGACGAGGTAGCCGGCGGGCACCTCGTAGTCAGCCGGAGTCCAAGCCCCCTCCTGACCAATGAACAGAGGGCTGTCGGGAATCGGAGAGAAGCGGTCTCCCGAGTTCTCCGGAGAGAAAGCCTTCTCTACCTCCCTCTCCAGAAGCCGGCGCCCGAGGGCGCTGAAGAAACGCCGGTTCTCATATGGGTCAACCGGTTCGATGTACCCGTTGTTGTCACGGGACTCCACGAGGTCCTCTCGGGCGGCGTAGACCTCCGCCCACCTGGAGCAGGCGTTCTGGAGGACTCGGGCCGCGAGCACTGCCGGAATCTTGTAGGAGTGGATCTCACTATCGGACCCGCTGACGTGGATGGTTGGTAGGGGTACCTCTCGGTGGTCCGAGGCCAGGTGGACCTGGACCTCGGCAGACCGGTCGCTCCACTCTCCCCGGTGTGAGGAGATGATGATCGTCGCCGTCCACGGCGACGTCTTAATGACGTCGACCATGACGTTGTCCGAGTGACGCTCGGCGAGGCACGTGAGCCCAGCCATCACGCGCTTGCCCTCCCCGGTGACGAGGAGGCCGGCAGTCGCCAGCTTCGCTTCCTCGACGTCGTAGTCGGGGATACGGTTGACGATGCTTCGGGTGACGCCGTAAGTGTCCATGGCGCTGCTCCTTGTGTGGGACTCGGGTCCGCCCGGCTTGCGGCCCCTGCTGAGATATTTTTATCTCACCTCCTCGGCAGGTGTCAACCCCTGGCGTGTCGGCTGTGCTTGCGGCCCCTCGTCAGTCCGGGCACCATTGGCTCAACAGGCCCGCGAGGGAAGGAGGAGGTTATGCCCGCACTACTGGCGGCAGTCGGATCGTTCGTCGTCGTCTTCGTCATCGGCATCCTGGTCGTCTGGCTGTGGCCGGCCATGCTGTTCTCGGCCACGGTCGGCGTGTGGATGACCCTTGTTGTCGGCATCCCATGGTGGGTGACGGCGATCGTCGCCCTGGTCGTCAACCTTCCCTGGTTCGCGGTCATGAGCCGCCGCTGACCTCCAGGAAGCCAGCAGCCCCCGGCGTTACCTCACGCCGGGGGCTTCCTAGTGCAGCTCGTCAACCTCCACGGTGCCGTCGCCCAGGTCGTGGACTCGGATCGACAGGGCGTCTCGTGTGGACATGCAGCGCCCGCCGCCGTCGGGGCAGCCGAGCTCGTGCAGGTCGCCGTAGACGTCGGCGACCGCCTGGATAGCGCGCCCCTCATCGATGACCGAGGTGGCCACGTCGGCCAGCAGGAGCACCGCTGGGACCGAGACTGCGACGATGACGACCGAGGAGACGAGGGTCGGCAGGTTACGCACCACCTGCTCGACGAGGTCCCCGGAGACCACCCAGCGCCGGCGGACGACGACTGCGGCGATGATGACGATGACGACGGACGCGAGCGCGGCCACCACTGCCGGTGTGGTGGCCGCGTCGTAGGTAATGACTCGGCTCATGGACACATGGTGCCCGGGCTCCTCACTACTTGGTTGCAGACTCCTTCGAGGTGCTTCCCAGCCTCTCGACCGTCACCGGCCAGCCGTCATTGGCATCGTCGCGGAAGTCAACCGCCACCCGAAGGATGGTCTCAGTGCCGTCCTTGTCCACGTAGGAGACGCACTCGCCGTCTTTGTCGGGGCACAGGACTTTGCGGGCCTCGACGCCGTAGTGGTTAGAGACGGCCTCGGCTGGGGTGGGATCCTTGGTGCTTCCTGCGATGAAGACAAAAAACAGAGCAGCGGAGGAGGCCAGAGCAGCCGATGTAACCACCACCTTGAACAGGACCCCCTTTGACTCCCAGTTATCCATCATGTACTTGAAGGCGAGCCAAGAGATCGCAGCGACAACGAGAATGAGGAAGAAGATCCATCTCCAGACGTCTTCGTGAGTCTGCAACCACGACTGCTGCGACGGGTCCGTGTAGAAGAAGTTGTCCAGGTTCCCGTTCACTTCGTCATCTCCTTGCTAGAGGTCAGGGGAGTCACTGTCACCAGGTAGTCAGAGGTGTTGTAGTCCTTGTCGCGGTAGTGATCGAAAGACACTCTGACGATCGTCTTCCCGCCGTCGTAGGTCACACATCCGATTTTCATATTGAAGAGAGAGCTGTTGTCGGGACAGTCGACTCTCTCGAGGTCCTTGGCCCCGTAGCGCTGAGCGACGGCTTCGAGAATCTCCGGACGGGACTGAAGAGAGTCGCCCCCAACAGCTCTATCCAAAACCGACATCGAGTTGTACAGCACCAGAGGGGCCGTGGGGACCGCCAGCACCAGGAGGGCAGCCAGGAACCACGTCCGAAGCTCCTCGTTCTTCAGGATGCTTCGCACCGAGTAGACCGCTACGAAGACGGCGACCAGTGCGATGGTGACGCATGGCAAGAACAGGGGAATACCACCCGTCTGCATCGTGACGATGAATGACTCTCCGTTCACTTCGTCTCTTCCTTCGTTGACGATGTGGGCGCCGGCTGCGCCCCACCCAGTTTCTCGACGGTAACCTGCTGGCCGCCGTCCACGTTCATGCTGGAGACTCGTGCGAGCACCTGGCTCCCGTCCTTGTCGGTGTATGTCACACAGTCGTCGGTGTGCCTGGTCCAGGTCCCGCCGGGGCAGACGGCGTCGCGCGCCTCAACGCCGTAGTGGCTGGAGACAGCCTTGGTCATGCTGAACTCCTCCGTCACCTGGTGAGGCTGGGCCTCGTCCCAGGAGATGTTTCCCATGGTCACCCCGATGGCGAACAGGATGAGCGATGCTAAGACAAGCTGCCCAGTGAGCCCGTCGTGCTTCCCCTTCCAGATGCGGATGATCGTCACGGCTCCGATCAGGACTCCGATGACGGCCATGGCGTAGGAGGTGGCCACAGACCAGGCAAGCTCCTGTGTCCAGCCTCCGACCTGCCTGGTTACGTATGGGTAGAAGAATGAGTCAGTCACTTCGGCTCCTCCTTGGTGCTCGTGACAGGCCACGGCCCGTCGTTGACTCTCTTGGTTGTGACCTGACGTCCGCCGTCCCCGTAGTCGCCGGAGGTCACCTTCAGGACCACGTAGTCGCCCCCGGCGTCGGTGTAGGCGACGCACCCGTCGTCCCCCGCTCCCTGCGGGCAGACGACGCTACGGGCTTGGACGCCGTAGTGGCTGGATACCGCCTGGGCCTCGTCGAGGCTGTAGTCGCGACTCATGCTCGACACAACCATGTCGAACGCCATCATCCCTACGAGCAGGGGTATGGCGAGACGCAAGGTCTCACGGTTGGCGAAGTCAACGATCGCAATGACGATCACGATCAGAGTCATACCGGCCAGGACGCAGAAGACCACCGGGTCTGACTCCCACAGCAAAGGGATGGCGTAGGAGTAGAAGAATGAGTCGTTCACTTCGACTCCTCCTTGGTGCTCGTGACAGGCCACGGCCCGTCGTTGACTCTCTTGGTGACGACCTGCCAGCCGCCGTTGGTGCGGTGCCCCGAGCTCACGTGTACGACAAAGGACGAGCCGTTGCTGGTGTAGGCGACACACTCCCCGGTGCTCACGCGATCTGGGCACTCCACGGATCTTGCTTCCACCCCATAGTGGTCGGATACGGCCTTGGGAGCATCGAGGTCGTCATAGTCCACCGAGAAACCAATGGTGATGAGTACTAAGGGCAAGAGTGAAGCGACTCCGAACTCGACTGCCCCATCTCGCCCCCTGTCTACCCCCCACACAAAGCAGGTTGTTCCGAGCACGAAGACCAGGATGAAGAGGATGGCCCAGGGGTTCGCGAGCATCTCGAGCCACCCCGGCGTATAGGCGTAGAAGAACGTGTCCAATGCGACTCCCTTCCTAAAGGACGGAACGTTCACGTACCCATGGTGCCCGGGGCGATGCGGACCCGGTCTGAGCCCAGCAGGATCCGGGCTCCGTCGTTGTAGGCCCACAGGCTCCCGCGCCACGCGACGAGCACCGGCAGGCTCGCCCGGTCGGCCTCCTCCACGCATCCCCAGGTGCCGCTTACGCCGCGGCCCTTGGGAGTGGTCGGGACCGCGACGCACAGGCTGGCGCCCAGCCAGACCATCTTGCGGTTGCGCACGGGGCCGGCCGCTCGGCCGAGCTCGATCCAGCGCGCCGGGTGCGCCTCGACCTTCATCCCCAGCCACAGCGCCGCCCGCTCCATGACCCGGTCGGCGCCGCGGGCGTCGCCATGAACGAGGACGGACTTGCTGACGTCGCTGGTCCTAAGGATGTCGTGGCACTGTCGCAGGACGGCCTCGGCCAGGCGGATGCTCTCCATCGTCTCGGGGACGCGGCGCGACCCCGTCACCAGGATCCTCCTCATGGCGAGACCTTTCGCAGGTGGACGTCGAAGCCCTTGCGGACGGCGACCACCACCTGGTCGTGCGAGGTGTAGCAGCGCCCCTCGGTCCCAGCCGGGCAGGCCACGGGCGCACCCAGGCTCCGCTCCAGCACCCGGTCCACCTCGCCGTCGTAGACGGATGCGGACCAGGAGGTGGCGACGAGGAAGGTGGCGACGGCTGCGACGACCATGCCGACGACGCCGACGAGGACGGTTGCGCGCCCCAGCAGGCGCCGGCAGTACCAGGTGGCGGCCGTCCACCCGGCCACCACGGCGATCCCGGCCAGGACCGCCAGACAGGCGGTAACGATCATGGACGCCGGCGAGACGTGGACGACGACCTCCTTCACAGCCGCTCACCCTCGAGAAGCTCCAGGCGGACGCCGCCCGGCTTGTCGTGGATACAGACGGCGACCACGAGGCCACGCCGCCCGGCCGTCCACATGCCGACGACGTCGGACAGGCGGCCTGCGTAGACGTCCTCGACGCGCTGGGGGACCGACTTGATCCGGTCGATGAAGATGGCGTCGGGGACGAGGCGGCGGATCACCAGCTCCACCTCCTTGCTCCGCCGGGCGAGCAGGACGCGCAGGGGCAGACGAGTGAATGCAGGGGCGAGAACCGTGACCGTGATGGCTGCGGAGACGGCGACGGCGACGATCCCGCCGATGAACCAGTGGCCGGTGAACCTCTCGGAGACCTCCCCCAGGACGCGGTCCAGGACCAGGAAGATGAGGCCCCACGAGATGGTGGTGAGGACTACGGAGAGGGCCGATGCCGCCCTCAGGGTGAGGTTTGTCAGGTGCTTGGGCTTGTTACTCATGTACCCATGGTGCCCGGGTGATGAGGACGTGGCCGACGGTGCCGTGGTCGTAGGACGAGGCCAGCCACCGGTTGTCCCCGGCGTACCACCAGCAGACCAGGTTTCTGACCCCGCACACAGGCGCAGGGATCGCCGCCATACTTCCGGGGGTGATCTCCCAGCCGTAGAGCTCCTCGGCCTGCCTGGCGACGTCTGCGGCGTCTTCGAGGGCCTGCGCACGGACCATCCGGGGGACGATCACCCTCTCCGAGTAGACGCCGAGCACGATGAGGGTGAGGACGAGCACCAGGACGGCCACGGGGCCCGGCATCGGCACCAGGGAGCCGACGAGGGCGACCATCGCCAGGGCGATGCCGGGGTAGAGCCCCCTCACCAGCATCCTCTCCATGACGGAGCTCCGTCGGGCCAGGGACGTCACGCTGACGCTGACGTCGCCACCCCAGAAGACCGGGGCCAGGTTTTCGGCGACACCCTCCCCGTAGCGGTCCTCGGCCATCTCCTGGTCGCACACGGTGTCGGCCGCCCGCAGGACGGCCGGGTGGAGCACCAGGGAGGCGAGGGCTGACACCGGGAGGAAGACGGACAGCCACAAGGCTGTCCCGCCCGTCCCACCGTGCGGCCCGTGCCCCGTCAGTGCGTGGGCAACGACGTCGCCCACGGCCGACCCGAGAGCCGCGCAGACCAGGTGGATGACCCCCTGGCTCCGTCTTCTGGGGATCACTTGGGCTCCTCGTTGGTCACGGTGACGAGACGGATGACGTCGCGCTCGCGGACCGCCGCCAGCCACGAGCTCTCGGTGACTCGGTAGCAAGTGACGACCCTCTTCCCCAGGAGTCCCTCGACGACCGTTCGCGGGACGTCGAGCTCCTCCCTCATCCCCCGGACCTCAGGTCGCCTTTTCTCAATGAACCTGGCCATCATGAACCGGCCGGGGACCGGCATCGAGAGGGTGGCCAGGAAGACGGCCACGATCACGATGAGCGGCCACCCCATACCAAGACCCAGGAAGTGGTTGAAACCTCCGATGATGACCAGCCAGAAGGGGGCCATTACCGGGAAGCCCAGAAGCGTCAGGGTCCAGGACACCCGCTTGGTCAGGGCGATCTCGACGCCGTAGTCCTCGACCCTCGGGCTCTTGTCGGTCAGGTTCACCTTCACGATCTCGATGACGTCGCCGCGGCGCACGGCCGCCAGCATCCGCCCGTTCCGATCCATGAAGCACCGGATCACGCTGTCGCCCTGTGTGTGCAGGGAGAGGTCCGCGGTCAGGGACCGGTGGCTCCGCATCCCCTTCAGGTGTGGGTAGTTCCGGTAGACGGCCCGGAGGTCAAGATGCTCCCTGACCACCATGAACGTCAGCAGCGTAACGCCTATGGCGTTCAGGACGAGCACCAGCAGGACTTCCCTCAGGGGCGTTGAAGACATCATCAGGACGCTGAGAGCTGACACGACGGCGTAGGCGGACACCGCCGCCTGAACCGCGTGGGCCGTCACTGCACCCCGGGGGACTGGGGCCAGTCCTGAGTCCTCCACTCCAACTGCTCTCATTGATCTTCCTTCCTCTCGTGGACAGTGATGAGCAGGTGCTGGTAGCACCATGACGCCTCAATGGTGACCGGCTGGTCGTCGTCCGTGGTGTCAACGGCGCTGAAGACCACCTTGCCGACCGGGTAACCAGTGGGACCAGAAATCCTGGTGACCGAGGCGAATCCGGACCGGAAGAGGCCACGCACCACCTGGAGCACCGCGAGGTGCGGTATCAGCTGACCCACGGCGACGACGGACACCAGGGCAACCAGGCCCCCGGCGACGGCCGCGGCCGGCCAGGACCACCTGGCGAGGTACTGGATTCCGTCCGCGGCCAGGGCCAGTGGCGGAGCGACGATCAGGAACGCCAGGCGCCTGACTCCCCTCAGCCCAGTGAGCACGCAGTACCGGGGCGGCATCCGGCGACTCACCGCTCCTCCTGCTGTCCGGCGTCCGAGACGCCATCACGGTCCGCTAGGCCGACCTTGATCGTGGTCTGGGAGCCGTCGCGGGCGCCGGTCAGGACGGCGACCATCTTCCGGCCCTCAACGGTGTACGTGGTCGTCTGACTCAGGGTCCCGTCGGGTGCCTTGCCGACCAGGCCGGGCACGACTTTCTCCGCCCCTCGACGGACCAGGAAGCTGGTCATGGCGTCCGACCAGCGGTCGGTGAGCCGGATTCTCTCCACGGTTCGGCAGATCAGGAAGTCGGCAGCGGCAAATGCTAGGAGTGTCAGGATCATCGCAGCCAAACCAGTCCATGAGTCGAGTCTGATAACTGACGTCTGAATCATCGCCATCATTAACAGAAGGATTGGACAATGCAACGAGTCTAGAACTCTACCCACCATGCTCTCGGGTCCGACCCGGGTCACGATCGTCCCTCCCTCGTCAAGGGTGCGCACCTCCTCCACGAACCTCAGCGCCGCACTGCGGTCTCCGGCGATCACCGTCGTCTCCTTCTCCATGGTCTCTTCTCCTTCTTGGTTGTCGTTGGTTGCTACTTGCTCTCGCCCCTGAGGACGCTCCCCCTGGGCACGTGAATCTCCACATAGGAGTTGCCGTGGGGGACCCGTGCCCCCTGCTTGGTGGTGCACTCGTCGAAGGAGACCTTGGACCTGCCCCCGTCGCACTTGTACACGGTGATCGTGGGCCTGGCCCCGCTGGAGACGTCAACGTCCTCGTAGAGGACGACCCCGCCGGGCAGCGAGTAGGGGTCGCCTCCGTTATCCCGGAAGAGCTCGTAGGCGGTGTGGCCGACCCTCCCCGCGGAGGGGTCGGGCTCGTCCTTGGGGAGGTACTCGTAGTCGATGACCGGCCTCCCCATGGCACTGCTGACCTCGCTGCGCAGGTAGTACCCCGGATCCCCGTCGAGCTCGGCCAGATCGACACTCACAACCGTCTTCCAGGCCGACTCCTCGTAGGGTCTCTGACTCAGTGAGCACCCGGACAGCGCCGCCGCGCAGACCACCGCCAGGGCCGTCACTCCGTGCGATAGCCGCTTCACTGAGCCTCCTTGGTACTCGTTCCCGTGGCGACCGACTTGTCGTCCACCACGCTCCCGGCCGGGACGTGGATGTCCAGGCGGACGCCCCCGGGGTCCACGAAGCCCCCGTCGCTGGCGGTGCAGCCGAACTGGTTCCTCTCCGTGCCCGCCGGCGGCTTGCTCTTCCTCCCCTTGCACCGGGTGACGGTGATGACCGGCTTGCCGCCGGCCTTCACGTCCTCGTGGACCACCGCACGGCTGGAGGGCAGGCCGACCCTGCCCACGGCCGCCCTCTGGTAGAGGTCGGTGGCGCTGCCGGCCACAACCGACCCGTCCTTCGCGACGGTCGCGTAGCGGTACTCGCTGAGCTCGCTCCCGGCGGAGGTCCACGTGGACCCGTGCAGGTAGACGCCCCTACCGGGCTCGACCTCCGTCAGGCTCACCTGCTCCACGGTCTCCCAGGCCGAGTCGTCGATGGAGGCCACCAGCGGCCCCCGGGTGAGGGTCGTGTACAGACCGAGGATGAAGAAGAAGGCCAGTGGGGCGCCGAGGAAGATGCCCACCATCCAGTAGAAGACCTTCCACATATCGTCGAAACTAGACCTCTCCCAGTCCTTTACCTCTCTCACTTCTCCTCCTTGACGTCGATGACTGATCCGGCCGGGACGTGGACCTCGACGAGGTGGTCCCAGTACCCGAGCTGCTTGCCGTCCTTTGTCCTACAGGACGACCTGTGGTCGCTGCTCTCGGCCACCTTGAAGGTCCCGTCGCACCTGGAGACGATGATCCGGGGACCGTGGTCGGTGCCGACCTCCGCGTCCTGGTAGACGGAGACGTGCTCCTCGGGAGTCATGTAGTTCAGTGGGTCGAGCTTCGACACCCCGTAGGTCTGAGTCGATCCGTTGCTCACCACGGTCGCGTACCGGTAGTCGTGGTAGGTCGAGAACAGACCACTCTTCTCAGTCGCCCCACGCAGGTACACGCCCTTGTCGAGCTCAACCAGATTGATCGACTGGATGGGCGTCCACCTCGAGTCCTCGTACGAGGGAGCCTCGGCAGGCCTCCCCAGGGAGGGGAGCGCCACGGCGATGGCGATGGACAGGATCATGAACAGCGGGATGCCGATGACGCAAAGGAGGGCGGTGAGATCCTCTGACTCGCGGGCTCTGCGGGCTCTGTCGATGTCGATGCTGCTCACTTCTCCTCCTCCTTCGGTGAGAGCTGGTCCTCCTTCACCACCGAGTTCGGCGGCACGTGGACCTCGACGTAGGAGCTGTCGTAACCGACCTCGTGACCGTAGACGGTCGTGCACGTCGGCGAGGGGTCATCCCACGACTCCCCCTCGTTACCACGGGTGCCACCGACGCACTTGCGCACGGTGATCGACGGGCTCTTGCCCGATTCCTTGGTGACGTCCTGGTAGATGACCACCGAGCCCTCAGGCATCGGCATCTTGTCGCTCCCAGGGCTTCCCTTGCGCCACAGGTCGGAGACGCGGCTGACGACGATGCCGCCGTCACCGGCCTTGGTCGCGTACTGGTAGTCGGTGTAGGAGCCACCCTCGACGTGGAACATCCCTCCCCGGATGTAGACGCTCTGCTGCGTCTCCATCGAGACGATGCCGGTCGTTGAGACCGTCTTCCACTTCGACTCCTCGGGCGTGTAGGTCACCGGCGAGCACCCGGCCAGGACGGACGCGCCCAGGGTGGCCAGGGCCGCGGCTACCGCAATTCCCTTCCGGCTCATGGTCACTCATCCCCCTTCCGTCCGGAGACGTTCTCCAGCACCCGCTCGGCCACCTTCTCCAGGGTCCGAAGGCGACAGTCGCCGTCGTAGAGGTTCGCCACCCAGCGGTCGATGCGGGTGCCGTCCGGGGAGGAGTCAACGATGACGTGGCCGGCTGTCCAGTCGGCGACGAGGGCGCCCGCGAGCGCCATCACCGCCAGCTCGCCGCCCACGCACCTGGACTCCACCAGGCCGGCCGGGGTCATGACCGAGACGTCCACCGACGTCCTTCCTGAGGCCTGGGTGGTCAGCACGATCTCGATGTGCGTCTTGATACTCGTCTTGCTCATGTACCCATGGTGTCCGGGGGACACCTCCCCCGTGTCCCCCACCGTGCGATAGCCGCCTTCCGAGGACGCCGGCTGCGCCGGCAGGACGCGCTCGCTGGCGCTCGCGCGCGCCGCCCTCACCGTGCGCTAGCCGCAAGCCCGGGGCGCCTGACCGGCCTCGCTGCGCTCGGCCGAGCGTCTCCCACCTGGGGTGGTCATGGTGCGCCTGTCGTCGTCGCCGGGTACTCGTATCGCATCGCTTCGCTCACTGTCCACGTCCCGCCCCACGACTCCTGGTTGCGCAGCCTCTCACCACCTTAGGGTGGGGGACGCTTCCGGCTACGCCGGGGGTCTCCGGTTCAGCTCCAGCGTAAGCCGCAGGCCTGGGTGGTCGTCCGTGGTCACCACGGTCATGGAGGGTATGGCCAGCATGATGGTCACCAGGTTTCGCAGCCGCCTGCCACGAGTGGTCAGGGTCAGAAGATCTAGGGTCGGGGACAGGTCCCACGATGCGTTTCCACGCTAAGGGCACAAGACGATCAGGCGCTCCGCGCAGGGGGTCCCAGCACAGGCAGCAGACCGACAGGGTCACGTGAGGCGGCAGGCACGAGACGTACCCCGAGACGATCACCGTCACGACCACAACAGTCAGGCCCCAGCCGAACAGCACAAGGCAACCACGCCGGAAGCAACGGCCCCGCGCAGCGGCTCCCCGAGCGGTCAGACGAGACGAGCACAAGAGCGAGCGCCAGCGAGCCACCGCGAGGAACGGCAGGCCGCGACCCCCACCAAGGCAGCACAGCTCACGCAGGGAGGCCGACGCCCGTCGAGCAGTGATACGCGAAGCGAAGCGAGCCGAATCACCTGCGAGACCAGGGCGGAAGGCCGACCAAGAGAGCCCACTGCGTGGGGGCGGGGAGCGAGGGGGCGCTTTCTGGGTCGTCCAGCTTCACCGGAATAGTGCGAAAAAGTGCCTCTAGACCGGGGAGACGCTTTTTCGCGGCCTCATCGGGGCCGATTGATAGGCTTGGACACATGAGTAAGTTCACCCCCGCTAGAGCCTGGCGACTGGTCCGATCGACTGAGATGTCGAACTCCGTCCCCAACTTCTCCACCGACGCCGAGGCCTTCGCCGCCGCCATCACCAGCACCCGCCGAGCGGGCGCCGCGCTCGTTACCAGAAGGGTCGGAAACGAGCTGCGCCACTACGTGGCCACGTCCCACAAGGGTGCCGACGCAGCCGCTGCCAACCTTGCCAAGGCCGTGGGTGCGACCGCCCAGGAAGTGCGTGTCTCCTCCGATCCTCAGGACGCCTCCGACCGTGACGCACTCGCTCCGATGACCGGTGTCGTCTCCGTCGCCCGCGTCATCGGAAACGGTGTCGAGGGGCGATCGAGCCTGAATGGTGTTGACCCTTCGATGGTCAGCGACATCCTGGACAACAACCTCGCCGACGGCGAGGAGGTGGTGGTCACCCTGGTGTCCACCCCGCGCCGTGTGCGACGCACGTGGAGCGAGTACGCGGAGAACCTTCCCGGGGAGTCCACGCACCACACTCTGAAGACGACGAACAAGCTCATCGCCTCGGTGATGGTGCGTGCCGGCAGTGACGACCGGGCCGACGAGCTCGTCAGTATCCTGATGAACTCCCTGCCCGGGTGGGACACGGCGGTGGAGGGGAGCACCGGCTGGCGCTGGCCGTGGGTGAAGTACCTCTTCGCTCTCGCCGGGCTCGCCGCGGTGGTCCACTCGCTGGTGACGACCGGCGAGGTTTCGGTACCGGCGATGGTGATCGCCGGATTCTGCGCGCTCGCCTTCCTCTACCGCCTGACCCCGACCCAGGAGCAGCGCATGGCCGCCGCACTCGACCGCGGCGCGTACCCGACGGGAGTGGTCGGCAGGAGCCTGGGCCAGGACATCAGGTCGTTCCTTGCGAGCAGGATGCTGAACCGGGTGACGTGGCCGCTTGGTCGAACGGTCGTCCCAACGTCGGCCCCGGTCGTCGTCCCCCTGGTCGCTCCGCAGTCCGGTGCGTCGTCCGGTGCGACATCGACCCGCGAGCGCAAGACTCCCCCCGAGCTCATCGGCGTTGACGGCCCCCCGGTCTTCCACGTCGGAAGCGAGATCGTGCGCCTGGACTGGGCGGCGCTGTGGAGCGGGGTGATGACCCTGGGCAAGGCCGGTAGCGGTAAGTCGGTGGTCAACCAGTCGCTGTTCGGATGGCTCGTCAGGCGCAAGGCCCTGGGAAGCCTGCGCTGCGCGGTCCTCGCCGTCGAGACCAAGCCGGACGGCGTGGACAACTACGAGACGATGGCGCGGGCGGCCGGTATCAACCCAGTGGTCATCGAGGTGGCCAGGCCGTCGGAGTCGGCGCACCGGCTGGACATGTTCGCGCGCAAGGGTGACGACTTCCTCAGCCGCGCCGCCTTCATCGCCGACACCTGGGCCGCCTCCTTCTCCGACGGTGCCATCCAGGGCCGCTCGCGCGAGGCCATCGTCATGACGGTCGCGGCCGGCCTTCTGTTCGACGAGGCCGCCTTCGCCGAGTACGAGGCGGCAAGAGTGCGCACCGGCGGCGACCGGCTTCGTCGTCACAGCTGGTTCGAGGTGGCCTCAGCCCTCGTCGGCAACGGGTACGGGGAGGAGACGGGTCGCACCCTGGTCGCGGTGCTCTCACAGATGGCCCACGGCCAGAAGGTGGGCGGCGTTGACGTGCACCCAGCCAGGCAGGCAGACGCCGCCCGGTCCCTGGCGATGCTGGAGCCCATGTGGGGCGCGAAGGTCACCGCCAGCGCCCGGCGCAACCTCAACGAGGCGGCACGAAACAAGTTCGCCTTCCTGGAGCCGGCCGTGGACTTCATCGCCCCCGGCGGCGGCTACGTCTACGACGACCCTTCCGGCGGCGCCAACGCCTGCTTCGCCAACAGCCAGGGGTTCTCCTACGACGAGTTCCTCATCAGAGACGGCGTCCTCGTCATCGGCACCGGCCCGTCGCGCAGCGGCACCCAGATCCCGCACGGGGTCACGGCCGTCGTCACCGCCATGCTCGGGTTCACGGCCCAGGCGGCCGTGGCCCGCACGTGCTTCGGCTGGCAGAGCCAGGGGCGCAACATCGCCGTCATGTGTGATGAGTTCAAGCACTTCGCCGGCTACAACGAGGAGGTGGCCAGGTGGTGGAGGGACGACGGCCGCTCCTACGGTGTGCTGGCGATCTTCGCGACCCAGTACCCCGAGCAGATCAGGGCGGTCAGTGTGACCCTGCTGAAGTCGGTCATGAGCTACGGGACCATCATCACCTTCTCCCACGAGGACGCCGAGACGGCGGAGCTTCTGGCCGAGCGAGCCAGCCGCGGCGACGAGGGCAAGTGGAACGCCGCAGACATCATCAACCTCCCCCGCTTCACCGCCGTCGTCGTCACCCGCGACGGCAAGGACCGGGCGCTGCCGGCGTTCACGGCCGCAGCCGTCCACTCCACCGGTGACCCGGCCGCCTACATCGAGACCTGCGACAGGAAGGCGGCGTAGTGGGGATCGAGATGTCCCAGGCGCCGGTGCCCGACGGCGTGATCCACCCCTGCGACCGCAGCGACCCGTTCTGGAACGGGACCTGGCGCTCCAGCGGGCGGGACATGTGGTCCGGCGCCCTGGTCACCCCCAGGCTCATGGAGACTCGCGGCATGAGGGTGCCGGGGTGGATGAGGTACGACTCCGACTACCGTCCCCTGACCGGGAGGGGCGCCGGGCGCCGGCGCGCCGCGTTGCTGGCGGCGGTACGCATGTGGGGGACGCTGACCATCGAACAGGCCGCGGCCGTGACCGGGTGCACGACCAAGGAGGCGGTCAACGACGCTCACAAGCTCATCACCGCCAACCTCGTGGAGTGGGGGGCTCCCTACGACCCCTGGGCCAAGCGGTCGCTGCACGCCGGAAGCCTGCTGCGGGCGACGGACAGGAGGTACCTGACCCCCCACCTGAAGCAGATGCTGTGGACGGACCAGCTCTCCCTGACCGGGGGACGGGGATGGGTGCGTGCCAGCGCCGGGAGCCGGCACAACTGCCTGACCGTCGAGCTCGTCCTGCGCGCCACCTCCTTGCTCGGGGTGCCGATGGCGGTCGGGGAGATGCTGTCCGGGGCCGACGACCTGCTGGGCACCGGGGCCGGTCGGGAGGAGCTGGAGCACAGCCGGTACAAGAGGGCCGACGCCGTGCTCGTGCGCCGCGACGGCGTGCGCATCGTCATCGAGACGACGGCGTCGGCGACACCGCGGCTGGGGGAGAAGATCGACGCCTGGGCGTCACTGCTGGCATCACGCCCTGGGAGCGGGGTCATCGTCTGCGTGCTCGCGGCCCCGCCGGTGGACGGCTCCTTCAGCGTTGATCTCGCCAGCGACGTCGCCTCGAAGGTCTCGGCGTCGGTGACCAGGTACCGAGGGGTGTCGTCCGACCCGGTCTGCGACCACCTGATGGTCGCCTCCTGGCGTGACTGGTTCCCGGCCCCGGGTGAGATGAGCACCTCGTTCCTGTCGATGGAGGCGACCGGCTTCACCCCATCCGGCGGGCGCGTGCGCAGCGGCCTGCTGACGCACGAGGTGCCGGGCGGGGACGGCTCGGTGATGGAGGCAGCCTCGTACCTGGCCGGCGTCCCCTGGTACTGCCGCAGGGGAGGGATCGACCCGGTGATGATGATGGTGCGCAGGTACACCTCGGGCTCGACGTCGTCGGCCTCGGACGTGCTCGGCGATCCGACCTGGCCCGAGGCGCTGCGCCCGCTTGGCAGGACCGCCAGCCTTCCGGGCACTATGGAGGTATGAGTGTGAACGTGTGGAGCCAGGCACGTACCCTGAGCCGAGAGCTTGGGCGCCCTGACATCGACCCCCTTGGCCGTCTCGTCTTCGACGACAAGGGGAGAAGGCTCGTTCTCCCCACCAGCCTGTCTGGGACCTCCGCGCTCCAGCGGGAGTGCTCCGAGGGACGCGCCCGGATGACCACCTTCGCCGGTGTGCCTGTCGGCGAGGTCGCCGCCGACGTCGAGCTCCTGAAGGAGGTCGACTTCGACGAGGTCCGCGTCGGAGACACCATTCACAACGTGACCTCAGGAGGATGGGGCGTCGTCCGGCACATCGGGTCGAGCAGCCTGTACACCTCGCTCAGGGAGATCGCCCACCGGGGAGACCCCCTGGTCCGCTCGGTCGGAGGCGTGAGGTGAGCCCCTTCCTCCTGGGTCTGACCATGGCCAGGCTCTCCCTGTGCCAGCACGGCGGCCCGCCGGTGGCACCTCACGACCCCGCCAGGCTCGACTGGCTCGGCACCGACTACACCGGCCTGTGGAGCACGGTCGACGCCATGGACCGGGCCGAGGCGCTCATGCTCATCCAGGGTGTCCTGAACTACACCGGCAGCGGGATCGTCATCTCCACCGAGACCTGGATCAGGGATTTGATGACGACGGCTGCGGAGCGCGCCCGCTCCGAGGACCAGTCGGATGGCGAGGTGGAGATTCGAGCCATGAAGACCAGGGACAACCTGGATGAGGAGCTGAGGCGCTTCACCGGGCTCGTCCCGGCCAGGCCCGAGGAGATGGTCGACCTGGTTGTCTCCGGTGTTGACGACGTCTCCCGGCGCCGCGACCTCGTCGTGGGGACGATGGCCTCCGACGACCAGTGGCGGATGGGTCTGCTGGAGCACCTCTACGTCATCCACGGCCCAGTCGCCTCCTTCGAGGACCGTTGGGTGGCCGACGTCTTCTCCTCCGCATGGTCCCTGAATCCCTACAACCCCACGGTTCAGGGTGACGACCCGTGGTACATCCAGACCCTTCCACCAGGAGCACTTCGATGACCGTCTCACTGCCACCCCTCCTGACCAGGCCGGCCTCCACGTGGACCCCGTCCCCGCTGGAGCGGGTGCGGGCCATGAGCGTCCCTGTTCAGCGACGCCGCTTCCCGGCGAGGACCGTGCGCACGGTCATGGCCATGTACCGTCTCGGCCTGCCCGTGCCAGGGATACGAAGCGCCTTCCCGACGATGGACGTTGACATGATCCTGCGGATCAAGACGTCCAAGGAGGACGACCGGGCCAGGTCCGGCGCCAGGTCCGACGTCGATCGCCTGGCGGGGCTGCACCCCCTGGCCGGCCGGGCTCAGGAGACCACCTGCGCCGGCTGCGGCCAGGCCGACGGCTACCGGTGGGTGGGGGGCGGGAGCCGGGTGCGCGCCCTGTGCCCGTCGTGCCTGTCGGCCCACCTGGCCGTCGAGCGCCTGGGGGGCACCGAGGAGCTGGTGTGCTCCACGTGCTGGGAGACGGCGCCGGCGTCGAGGTGGGCGCTGAGAGTGATGGACACATCGACCCCGGTGGCGAACGGCGTCCCGTGGTCGGCCGACCCGGGCGACTACCGTCCTGTGTGTCACGCCTGCGCCGAGGCCAGTGACGAGGTCGTCTCCGCGCTGGTGAGGGTGCGCGGACACGTCGCCGGATACGACCGGGTCGCCGAGTACGTAGTCAGGCGCCGCGGGCCCGCCGGCAGGTACCGGTGCCGCTGGTGCGCCGCCGCCGCAACCACCTGGGTCTACCCGGGAGGGGACCCGCTGGAGCTGTCCACGTACTCGGGACGCACCTACTCGGTCCACCCCTCGCTGTGGTCGCCGTCGTGCGACGAGCACGCCGGCGGTGGGCGGTGAGCGAGCAGACGATCGGGTCCCTGTTCAGCGGGTACGGGGGTCTGGACATGCCCCTGGCCGGAAGCACGCTGTGGGGGTGTGAGATCGCACCGGCTCCGCGCAGGGTGCTGGCCGCGAGGCTTCCGGGGACGGTGATCCACAAGGACGTCACCGACCTGCCCCGGCTCGAGCACGTGGACGTCATCACCGGAGGCTCTCCGTGCCAGGACCTCTCGGTCGCCGGCGGGAGAGTCGGGATGGTCGGGGACTCGCGCAGTGGGCTGTGGTCCTACCAGGCCGCGGCCATCGCCGAGGTGCAGCCCCGCTGGGCCCTGTGGGAGAACGTGCGCGGGGCCCTGTCCGGCAAGGCGTTCACCGCCGCCGACCGCAGCTCCTACGACGGGGACGTCGTGCTCATGAGGGCTCTGGGGAGGGTGCTGGCCGACCTGCACATGGCCGGTTACGACGCCGCGTGGTCCACCCTTCGCGCCAGCGACGTCGGCGCCTGCCACCTGCGCGAGCGGGTATTCGTCCTCGCACGCAGGCGCGGTTCGAGCGACAGGCTGGTCCTGGACCGCAGGTTCTTCCCGGCGAACAGCTTCTCACCGACGACGGCTAGGTCCACGTCACACCTGCCGACGCCGGCCGTCAACGACATGGGGCACGGGAAGGACCTCGCCGAGTACACCTCATGGAGGTACCGGCAGAAGGCCGCCGACGGAACCAGGGCGGTCCACGGCCGCAGTCTTGACGTGGAGGTCAGGACGGCGGCCGGCGAGGCGAGGATGCTCCCGACGCCGACAGAGACCACCGGGAACGGCGGAAACGGCTACACCTACAACCTCGACAAGGAGGGTAGGAGGACCAGGTACGTGAACACGCTCTCGGGGGTGGCGACTGAGGTGATCGGGGACGACCCCGGCTGGGGCGTCTACGAGGAGGTCATCGCCGAGGCCGTCGGCCGGCCGGCACCGGTCGCGGTGGAGCCTGGGGTGCGCCGGCCGCTGAGGGTGGGACGCCGGTTCGTCGAGTGGATGATGATGCTTCCTGAGGGATGGGTCACCGACGTCGCCGACGTCTCCTACCGCCAGGCACTGACGATGCTGGGTAACGGGGTGGTCCCGCTACAGGCCTCGGCCGCCTGCGCCGTCCTGTCCGGGAGAGCCGGTCGGGGCGAGGGTGATCCGTGGGGAGTCTTCGACACCAGGAGCGACGTCTGGATGACCGAGGACGGCCCCTTCACGAAGAGCTGGCCCCGTTCGGGGTCGATGGTTGATGGTGAGGTGTACAGCTCACCCACAGCGCTGGAAGGAGCGAGGCATGTATGCCAGTGAGATGATCGAGGTCCTCCAGGACCTGGTCAAGAGGTACGGGGACGTCCTTGTGGAGACCAAGGGACGGGCCAGTGACGAGGTCGAGGTCGAGTCCCCCGTCGTCGACGTCTCCATGAACCACACCCGGGGGCGCGTGGAGATCGCCTTCGACGAGGTGTCCGAGATGTAGATGTGCGAGAAGGTGCCCGCACTGCGTGTACACTCACCAGTGCGGGCTCACGACGAGTGGGATTCTCGTGAGACCAGCACGCAGCCCCCGATCAGGCGTCTCTTCCGGCTCTTGCGCCGCCTGATCGGGGGCTGACACTTTTTCTCATCGCAGACTCTTGATGACGTCGGCGACGAGGGGTTCTCGGGGGCTGATCCTGCCTATGCCGCGGTGGATGCGGAACAGCTCCTCACTGCTGACGTCGGCGAAGGTGGCGGATGATGATCCTCGGGGCACCTGGCGCAGATGAGCTTCGTCTCCCTCGACGTCTACCCTCAGCGACACCTTTCCCCCGCAGGTGGGGAAGACGAAGGGGTGGAGTACCGACCTCACTCGTCATCACCCCTCTTCACCATCCAGGAGGTGACGGCAAGGCTCGCCAGTGGGCGCAGCAGGATGAGGCATCCAGCCCACACCATGATGGCCCGGATGCCCAGGCCGTGCGAGGCGGCCGAGAAGACGATGCTGAGGAACCACATCGCCTCGGCCGCTCGCCAGATGGCAGCGGCCCTGACCCGGTGTTCCACGAGGCAGGCCTCGCCCGAGGCGAGCGCGAACAGCGAGATGACCGTGTAGCCGGCCATGAGGATGTACGGAAATGCTGCGGCGATCATGTACCCATGGTGCCCGGGGAAACCGTCCACGGGGTCGAGCCCCGCATCCGGGCACCATGTCCTGGTAAGAGTCGTGGGACAAGAAGGAAGAGAAGATGCTCACGTTCGAGCAGAGAGTCGTGGTCGAGTCCTTCATGGGTGGGGACAACCATGTGGTGACGGCGCTGGCCGGGAGCGGGAAGACCACGACGCTGGTCGCCTGCGCCCAGCGGGTGCGGGGTTCGAGAGGGCTCTACGTCACCTACTCACGCGCCCTGGCCGACGAGATGCGTCAGAAGACGGCATCGATGGACCTGCCGGTCAAGGCAGCCACCGCACACTCGCTGGCGTGGCTGGACACCCCCGCCGAGTTCCGCCGGCGCGCCACGAGCCTGGGGCGTATGCGCTACTCACAGGTGGCCAAGGAGCTGGGGCTGACCAGGTCCATCCAGGTCACCGACACTCGGAGGCTGACCCCCAGCACCTTGGCTGTCGAGGCCCGCAAGGTGACCACGGCGATGCGCCTGGACGGGGTTGACGAGCCGAGCAAGGAACACCTGGGTCGGTGGGCCGGGACCGAGGCCGAGGGACCGCTGAGCGACGCCGCGATCATGTGGTCCGACGACCTGGCCGACCCGGAGGGGACGCTCCCCTACAGCCACGACGACTACCTGGCCGCCTGGGCCGCGAGCGAGCCCGACCTGGCGAGCCGGTGCGGCGTCGGCTACATGATGCTGGACGAGGCCCAGGACGCGGACCCCGCCATCGCTCGGGTCACCCTGGGGCAGAAGGGACTGCCGACGATCGTCGTCGGCGACCCCTACCAGGCGATCTACGGCTGGCGCGGCGCCGTGGACGCCATGGACTCGATGGACGGGTACACCTTCTCCCTGACCGGATCGTTCCGCTTCGGGCAGGGGATCGCCGACGTCGGCAACCAGGTGCTGGAGGCCATGGGTTGCCCCATCCGTATGCGGGGCCTTGGCACCACCGGCGAGCACAGGGTGTCCGGAAGGCTGTCTGACGCCACCATGGTCATCACCCGGACCAACGCTGGCGCCGTCGGAGCCCTGATGGAGGCGGACTCGCGCGGCATCGAGGCGCACATCTCCTCGGGCGCCCGGAACATCGAGAACCTGGTCAAGGGCGGGTGCCAGCTGCGCAACGGCCACCACACCGAGGTGCGCGAGTACTACGGATTCCGCACCTGGGACGAGGTCGTCGCCTACGCGCACGAGGACCCCGACCCCGGAGACCTGGGGATGGTCGTGTCCCTGGCTGAGCGCTACGGCCTGGAGAAGGTCGCCAGGGTGCTGGAGCGCAACAGCTCCAAGGGCATGGAGATCACGACGGCGCACCGGTCCAAGGGGCGCGCCGGCAGGAACGTCCTGATGTGGGAGGACTGGAGGAGCATCGACGACCCCTCCGGGGCCGGCCGGGAGCAGGCGATGGCCTTCTACGTGGCCCTGACCCGGGCCACTCACGTGCTGGACACCGGGCGGATCAAGGGCGGCGTCGCCGGTGTCCTGACGCCCTCCCCGGAGGAGGATGAGTGATGAGGTACCTCTCCCCGCTGAGGTACCCCGGCGGCAAGGCCAGGCTCGCCCCGTTCATCAGCGCCCTGGTGCGAGCCCAGGACCCCGTGCCCACCAGGTACGCCGAGCCCTACGCCGGGGGCGCCGGCGCCGCGCTGCGGCTGCTGGCCGACGGCGTCGTCAGCCATGTCCATATCAACGACGCCAACCCCGGCCTCGCTGCGTTCTGGCGAACCGTGACCGATCCGGACAGGGCCGAGAGCCTGTGCCGGCTCATCGACCAGGTTCCAGTCAGCGTTGAGCAGTGGTACCACCAGCGAGCCGTCTACCAGAGCGGCCAGGCAGACGACCTCGCCCTGGGATTCGCTACCTTCTACCTGAACCGCACCAACCGCTCAGGGATCCTCGGGGCCTGGCCCATCGGCGGGCTGGAGCAGACGGGGAGGTGGAAGATCGACGCGCGCTACAACAAGGACGGGCTCATCAGGAGAGTCCGGGCTGTGGCCGGCATGGGGGATCGCATCCACGTCACCGAGCTCGACGGCGTCGAGCACCTGAGGAGGATGGGGACTTACGGGGACGACGTCCTCGTCTACGCCGACCCTCCCTACGTCGAGCAGGGGGACCGTCTCTACACCCGGACCTTCGACGCCGAGAGCCACAGGGCACTGGCCAGTGCCCTGTCGAGCTCCTCCTTCCCGTGGCTGGTCACCTACGACGACCACCGGGACGTCTGGGACGGCCTCTACGCCGGCAGGAGGTGTGAGCGGTTCAGCTTCGCCCACACCGCAGCGGTGCAGCACGTCGGCAAGGAGACGCTGGTCTACGGACCGGGTCTAGTCGTACCGGACGGCCTGGAGGTGACCCCTGGAGTGCGCGCAAGACGCATCGTCCCGGGCACCATAGGTGCATGAGCACAACTGTCTTACACGCCCCCGGAGAGGTCATCATCTACATCACCCAAAACGAGAAGATCGGAGTCTTCTGTGAAGCCGTCTCGTCCGATGGGGCGATCGGCCACTTCGATCCGCCGGAGGGCTGGAGCGGCAGCTTCTTAGGCCTCATCAAGGAGGCGCTGTCGAGTATGCGCCGCTCGCAGCGGCTACGGAATCTAGCGCTTGCGTCGATCCGCGAGGCCGGACTGTCCGCGAAGATGTCTCCCCACGGGATCGACGTCGAGGACCCGGCGACCGGTGAGCACCTGGGCTGCGTCTGGGTGGACAACGACCACCACTCCGTGAAGGTGATGCGCTCCTACCTGAAGCACCGTCTCCGTCCGAGCACGAGGCTGCACCTCGCCCTGGTCCGAGGAGGCATCCTTCCGGTCTGGTGTCCCAACCGGATCGCGGTCATCCCCTGCTTCGGCAGTACCCTCCGCGCGTAGGGAGTGAGACCTGTGGATGAGGAGAGGCTTTGTCGCACTGCGGCGGTCGCTTTGGGCGTGTCTGCGGAGCACGTCCGGGTGCACGTCAACGACTCGTGCTGGAGCGCCTGGAGCCCGGTCGGCAGTGTCCACGTCAAGACGGACAGGAGGGACGTCCCCGTCAGCTACACCGCCTGCTCGAACGACGGAGCGATCGGTCGCCACGTCCCCGAGAAGGATGCTGCCTGGGCCATGACCCAGGGCATGTCACTTGCCGTCCAGGCCATGAGGAGGGCGGCCGAGACCCGGGACCGGGTCATCAACGTCATCAACAGGGCGTCATCCCTCAGGTGCGAGATCGGCAGCTTCTGCATCAACGTCTACGACGTCGGCACCGGCAGCAAGGTCGCGGGCGTCCGCATCGACCCCGACACCGGGGAGGCTCAGGTCATGAACGGCGGGAACGGCCGGTGCGACCGGCGCGTCTACTACACCCTGGACAGAGAGGGGGTCACTACACGATGGATGCCAGGAGAGCTCGCGTACTCCAAGGGGCCGTGCTTCAACCTCGGCCAGAACGTGGCGATGCCAAGATGAGCAAGACGATCACCTTCGGAAAAGCCGGGCGCGGGAAGATGTCTATCGAGGCAGAGGACATCATCATGAGGACAGTGGGGGCTGGCGTTGACAGACACTTCAAGATGATTGAGATCGGTCCCGACGGCATGAAGGTCCTACTCACCGATGATGACCAGGCACTCGGAGCGCTGGCAGATGTCGGCATCGAGGTGGCTCCGTGACGTTCTGTGTCCTCGACCTCTTCGCCGGGGCCGGCGGTCTCACCGCTGGCTTCCACACGGCCTCACCCGACCTCCACAGCGTCGCCGCGGTCGAGATGGACCCGGAGGCCGCCGCCTCCTACCAGGCGACCTTCCCCGAGACAGAGGTCTACGCGGGCCCCATTCAGGACTGGCTCGCCAAGGAGAGGGTTCCCACCGGCATCGACGTCGTCATCGGCGGCCCGCCGTGCCAGGGATTCAGCACCCTCGGAAAGCGCGACGAGCGGGACGCCCGCAACTGGCTCTGGGAGCAGTACGCCCAGGCCATCCTGCGAGCCCGGCCCAGGTACTTCGTCATGGAGAACGTACCCGCCTTCAGCAAGTCGCCCCAGTACCGAGACCTCCTTAGCGCCACCAGGCCGGGAGGGACACTAGACGGCTACGGCCTCGACCTGCGCGTCCTCAACGCCGCCGACTACGGCGCCCCGCAGGCGCGTAGGCGCGCCGTCCTCATCGGCCACCGGGAGGACGTGGATGCCCCTGGCTTCCCTGAGCCCACGCACTCCCCGGGCGGCGCCGGCGGACTGATCCCGTACCGGACGGTGAGGCAGGCACTGGCAGGAGTGCCCGCGCAGCCCGACATGGACGACGTCTTCGCCTCCAGGCGGGTGAGGGTCGGCTCACGACGGGTGCCCGGCGCCTTCACCCCTCGGGAGCTTCATGTCTCCCGGAGGTACGGTGAGATGTCGCTGGCTCGCTTCGCGGCGATCCCACCAGGAGGGGACAGGAGGGACCTTCCCGACCACCTGAAGGCGCCCTGCTGGCGCCGGCACGTTGGCGGCGCCAGGGACGTCATGGGGCGCCTGCACTGGGACCGCCCGTCGGTCACGATACGCACCGGGTTCACCAAGCCGGAGAAGGGTCGCTACCTGCACCCGAGCGAGGACCGCGCCATCACCCACTACGAGGCGGCGCTCCTCCAGGGCTTCCCGGACACGCACCGCTTCATCGGGTCGCGCACCTCCATCGCCCGGCAGATCGGCAACGCGGTCCCTGTCCAGCTGGGCGCAGCCGTGGCCCGCCAGCTGCTCGAACACCTGTAGCCAGAAGCCACCACCCCCGTCAGAGTCGCTCTGTGGCGGGGGTGGTCATCTCCCGGAGCAGAGGGAGACCTGGGACCACCAGGCGCTCCATCTCACGCGGCTCGAACTTCGTCAGACCCCCGGCGTAGGTACGACCACTGGCCGTGGACACGCTGGTGCGCAGATAGGCGGCCAGGGTGTCGATCTCCAGAGCGCTCATGGGCTCCCTCGGATAGATGCCGTGGGCGATGTTGATGTGCCGGGCCCCGGCCGAGTTCCTCACGAACGCCGGGGGCCGGCGGGCCATGTAGGTCGCCAGGATCGGCGCCGGAGGGGCCAGGCCGACGCTCCACCATGCGCGCCGGCGGCGGGCCACATAGCCGTCAGCGGCGCCGAGTCTCTCTGCCTCGCGCAGGAAGCGGTCAACCCTCTCCCGGTCGCCCTCGTCAAGGACGCCCAGGTCGGCGGGAAGGTCGATGACCGCTTTGAGGCCGTCGGTGGTGGTCAGACACTCTCCTGCGGCGAAGAGCTCGCGTGCCCGAGTGACCGTCGGGAGGAGAAGATCGCCAGGAAGGTCAACGGCGTCGCGAGGAGTGACCCACACCCTGTTCGCGCCGGTGACGGCGCCCCGGTGGACACGCGCGATCTCCCCAAGCTCGACGTATCCGTCGGGAGTTCTTGGGGTGGGCCGGGTGATGGCCGACCAGCGGGAGGCCCCAGCAAGACGCTGGCGCGGGACGGGGAGTCCGGCCGAGAGGTCGTCGAGCGCGTCAACGCTCTCGACGGTCTGGATCCGTACGTCTGGCGAGTCTGCGCCGGCCTCGAAGCACATGATGGTCCCGGTGGCGGCGGCGTCATCGAATGGCAGGCTCCTCGGGTCAAGGACATGAAGGCTCGATGCCGAGAGCGGGCCGGTCAAGAGATCGCGGACGAGCCGGCCGTAGCCGGTGTCGAGCCACTCCGAGCTGGTGATGAAGGAGCCGACGTCCCCGACCTGGGCATGAAGCGCGGTCGCCAGGAGGAAGTGGACGTGGAGGCCGGCGAGGCCGTCTCACTGAGCCAGGCCTTCCACCGTCCATCGATGGCGTGATGGCGGACGTAGGGCGGGTTGCCGAGGAAGAGTGTGACCCCCTCGATCCTGGGCAGGCTGAGCTCGCGGTAGTCGCCGACGACGACGTCGAGGCGCGATTCAAGATCCAGGACGTGGGCGCCGGCGCGAGTCATGAGGGCGGCGTAGGGATCGAGGTCTACAGCGACCCATGTCGCGCTGGGGAAGGCACTCAGGGCGGCCAGCACGTACCTGCCGGAGCCGCAGCCGGGATCGACCACGCGCGCCGGGACCGTGCGACCCCTCGCCCACTCCAGCATGGATCGGACGATGGGCGCGGGGGTGAACGTCTGGCCGTGGGGCCGACGCTCCTCGGCGGTTCGAGAGGCGCAGAAGGCCTGCCCGAGAGGGTCCTCGCCTTCGAGGATGAGATCGCGCGTCTCCTGGAGGTCAAGGGGCTCGACGGGATGGATGGGGAGCACGGCCTGCTCCGCGAGTGACAGGCAATGCCGATCGACACCGAGGGCGAGGCAGGTGGCAGCGATCTGGTCGAGGCTGCTCTTCTTCTTCGTCCTGCTCACCCACCCATGGTGCCCGGCCCCTCCCTCTTGTGTGGGTTCCACAAAACAGGGTGGTCCCCTGCCCGCCCTCGGCCGGCCGGGCCGGCCTCACCCGGTCGGGGGTGGGTGGCAGCGGCCGGATCCAGGCACCCCGGGAAGGGGGCTGTCAGGGCCTCAGCAGGCCCGCCAGGGGTGGGGGTGGTACATGGGTACTGCCACGGGGGTGCAGTCCGTGAGAGGCACCGGAGAACGCTGATTTGGGGCATACCCACCCGACACCGGCGGGGGCCGTAAAACGGGTAAAAGATGAAACTCTATCATCCTCCCCCTCTGTTTGGGAAGTTTTAGTTTGTTTGATCTTAGAGTAGTAGTAGTAGTAGTAGTAGTAAGTGGCTAGATTTCAAG